GACAGTTCGCATTTTGCAAGGTGCTGACTCTAACGGTTCGGGTGCAGTTGATTTGTGGTCTGGCTCTTGGCAATCATCTACTGCAATTACTTCTATCTACTGTGGCTTTTCCTCCGCGCAGTATTCTAAATACGCTTTGTACGGGATTAAGGGCTGACGATGACCGCAACCTATGAATCAATCAGGACACAAACATTAGATACGGCTGTCGCTGATGTGTTCTTCACTAGCATCCCACAAACCTACACAGACTTTGTGTTGGTTATGGTCGGTGGATGCACTATTAATGCTGGTATTGGATACCGTTTCAATTCAGATAACACAACCAACTACTCTGTAACTTTTCTTGAAGGTAATGGAAGCGCGGCATCATCAAATCGTTACAGCAACCAAACTTTTATGCGCATTGGCTTTAACCCAACGTGGAGTTCAGGATTATTTGGTACAGCAATTTCTCATATTCAGGATTATACAAATACAACAACCTATAAAACAGTTTTAAGCCGCATTAACGACATGACAAACGGTGCTTTAGGCGCATCTGCTGGTGTATGGCGAAAAACCCCTGAAGCCTTAAGCTCAATCAATATTATGACTTCTAATGGAACAACCTTTTTAGTCGGTTCAACATTCACGCTGTACGGAATCAAGGCTGCATAATGGCTAATACTTATAAACTTATTCAAACAGTTACCGTTGGTGCAGGTGGCGCAGCCAGCATTGAATTTTCTTCAATCCCACAAACCTACACAGACCTAGTGCTTTTGTATTCTGGTCGTTCAACCCGTGCTGCCAGTGGTGATGACCTTTATATTCGTTTTAATGGACTATCCACAAACTTGTCATCAAGGGCTTTGTATGGAACAGGTTCAGCAACGGCATCATTCAGTGATGCTTCTGTTGCTTATGTCGGATATTTTACGGGAGATACGGCAACTGCATCTGTGTTTTCAAATGGTTCAATTTATATTCCAAACTATACGGCTTCTGTCGCAAAAAGTATTAGTGGTGATGCTGTTAATGAGAATAACGCTACTGGAGCAACACAATTATTTGGTGCTGGATTATGGAATAACACAGCAGCAATCACCCAAATCAATATCTATGCTTTGAATGGCAACTGGAAACAATATTCATCAGCATCCCTATATGGGATAAAGAACACCTAGGAGATACATATATGGCAACAAAACTAGTAGTGGACTGCTCCACAGGAATCACAACCGAAGTAGAACTAACCGCTGAGGAAGTAGCACAACGCGAAGCCGACGCTGCTGCGTGGACTGAAAGACAGGCAGAATTTGAAGCTGCTGAAACCGCAAAAGCAAATGCCAAAGCATCTGCATCTGCAAAACTTGAGGCTTTGGGTTTAACAGAAGAAGAAATAATAGCAATGCTATCCTGAATTCAAGTTTGAATAAGATTTGACAACTAATCATATATAAGCTAATATTTTTCTATGCCGGTAGAAGAACAACAAATAAATATAACAATTCCCAAAGAAAAGCTTGAGCAATGGAATATCTTTTTTGCTCTTCCTTGTTATGATTCTCATGTAACAGAGCCTTTTATGATGAGCTTTTTGCAAGCTTGTCTATTCTTTAAAGAAATAGGATTAAAGTACTCAATTTGTACAATTTCTGATTCTTTAATTAATCGCGCAAGAAATAACCTTGTTGCTAAGTTTATGGGTAATCCTGAATTTACCCATATGATATTTATTGATGTTGACTTGCAATTTGATAAAGAATCAATATTAAAACTTCTATGGCATGATAAAGATGTAATGACAGCATCTTATCCAATTAAAGAGATTAATTGGGACAAAGTAAAAGAAGGTGCTGTTGGCGAGGTTGAAGCAAAGGACCTAATGGAGTATGGCACAAGATATGTTGTTCATATGACTAAACCTGGAGAAAATCAACTGAACATTGACAATGGAGCAATAGAGTGTTATGAGGCTGGTACTGGCTTTATGTTAATTAAGCGTCAAGTATTTGATAAGATGTTTAAGAAATATAAGAAATTAAAATACAAAGACGATACTGGTGCGTTAACTGGGGCAGAAATAGACAATTCTTACGCTTTGTTTAATTCATATGTAGATGATGATGGAAGATTTTTATCCGAAGATTATGGCTTTTGTAGATATTGGCAAAAGATGGGTGGAAAAATTTGGGTTGACCCAACAATTAACCTGACACATTTTGGAAGAATAAAATATTCTGGTAAAATGTTACAGTTTCTTAAAAGAATAACACAATAAAACTGCCATAATCTTATTACTATAAAACTAGCTTTATTTAAGGGATATAAAGCAAAATATTAGTTTATATAGGAGCTCCATGGCCCGTTTAAGAACAGAAACCGCACCAGAAATTACAGTAAATGATGAGTCTGTCGTTTTTAAGGCAGCTTCTGGAGCAACTGCACCACTGATAGAATTCAAAAACTCTAGTGGTGATGTTGTTGGAAACATAGCAGCAAACGGAGTAATGAATGTTGTTTCCGTAAATGCATCAAATGCAGGAACAACTTCTACAGACCTTGCTACAAGAGGTTATGTAGATAATTTATTCGCAGGAGTTAACTGGCACGATCCAGTTGCATTGGCCACTATAGCAGCACTCCCAACATGTAATTATAATAATGGAACAGATGGTGTTGGCGCAACTTTAACGGCAACAGCAAATGCTGAACTAACTATTGATAGCGGAACTGTTTCAGTTGGCTATTCTATTCTGGTAAAGAACCAGGCAGACGCAAAGCAAAATGGAATTTATTCAGTAACTGCTACTGGCGCAGTCGATGCAGTGTGGGTTCTCACTAGAAGAGCAGACTCGGATAATAGTCCAGCAGGGGAAGTTCAAGTGGGAGACGCTTGCTTTGTTATTGGTGGATCAGTTAATGTTAACACTGGTTTTATTTTAACTGGTACAGCAACTGGGGCTGGTGACTCTATTGTGTTTGGTACGGATAATTTGTCGTACGCACAATTTACTGGCACTGGTGCATTTACAGCTGGTGATGGCTTGATGATATCAAATACCTCTGTAAATGTTGTCACTGCAAACTCAAGCAGAATAGTAGTTAATGCCGATAGTATTGACTTAGCCAATGTGTCGCAAACAAATACCAACACAGGAGCTAGTACTAATTTTATTAATGAAGTTTCTTTAGATTCTTACGGTAGGGTTACTGGGGTGCATAAATCAGATGTTTCATTTTCTGGCTATGCAACATTAGCAAATCCAACTTTTACTGGTGCACCATTAGCCCCAACGGCAAACGTTAATACTAATAATACTCAGATAGCTACAACCGCTTTTGTCCTTGCACAAATAACCGATGATGCCATCGTTAAAACAGCAGCTAATGCAAAAGGTGATATTTTTACGGCTACTGCTAATGATACTCCAGCAATATTAACTGTTGGAGGTGATGGATACAGACTTGCTGCAAATTCATCTGCAGAAACTGGACTTTCTTGGGAAGTCTATAATTTAGACAGTCTTAGTGATGTAGCAATAAATACTCCTTCATCTGATCATTTTTTGCGCTATAACGGTTCAGCTTGGGTTAACGCAAATGCAAAAGAAATTTTAAATCTTACTGATCTATTAGATGTAAATATAACATCAGCATCAACTGATCAATTTCTTAAGTATAACGGTTCAGCTTGGGTTAATGATTTAATTGATTTAGGAACTGATACAACTGGAAACTACGTTTCAAACGTATCTAGTGGGACTGGAATTACAGTTACCCACACTCCCGGTGAAGGTTCAAGCGCATCAATAGCTATTAATACAGCAGTAACAGCTGACTTGACAACTGCTCAAACTTTAGCTAATAAAACATTTACTACTCCAGATATAGGTGTTGCAACCGCAACAAGTGTTAATAAATTAATCATTACAGCTCCAGAAACGTCCGCTACATTAACACTAGCAAATGGAAGTTCCTTTATAACCTCTGGCGCATTTAACACAACCGTTACAGCAACAGCAAATACTTCAGTAACTTTTCCAACAACTGGAACTTTATATGGAACAGCATCTGGAAGTATTACCTCATCTCAAATAGCAACTTCTGTTTCTGATGAAACAGGAACTGGAAACTTAGTATTTTCTGACTCTCCGGTATTAGTCACTCCAAATATTGGAACTCCATCATTTGGAAACTTAACAAGTGCTACAGGTCTTCCTATTTCTACTGGTGTATCTGGTTTAGGAACTGGTGTTGCAACTTTCTTAGCAACTCCTTCTTCGGCAAACTTAATTGCAGCACTAACTGATGAAACTGGTACTGGTCTTGCTGTTTTCAATACAAGTCCTGATATCAATACTTCTATAACAACATCTAGTGCAACCTTCAATCTCATCAATACAAACGTCACTACATTGAATTTTGCTGGTTCAGCAACAACTTTAGCTATAGGAAATACATCTGGTAACACTACATTAAATGGAAACGTAGTGGTTGGCGGAAGCTTAACAGTTAATGGAGCAAACACAATAATCAATGCCAACACTCTAGTCGTTGCAGACAAAAACATTCAAATGGCTAACTTGGAAGTTCAAACAAATACAACTGCAGATGGTGGTGGGATCCTGCTTCATGGTGCAACCGATAAGACATTTTATTGGTACGATGCATCAGCAGCATGGACTTCATCAGAGCATTTAGATTTAGCATCTGGTAAAGTTTATAAGATTAATAATGCAAATGTGCTTACCAGCACAACACTTGGCTCTAGTGTTACCGGTTCTTCATTAACATCATTTGGAACAAGCCCTACATTAACAACACCTATTATTTCTTCAGGTGGAGCAACATTTAATGGTTCGACATCTGGAACAGTATTACTAGTCGCAAACGCTATTGCTGGCACTACTACAATCACACTTCCAGCGACTACGGGAACTGCAGTTACCACAGGTGACAATGGTACAGTCACAAGCACAATGATTGCTAATTCAACAATTGTCAATAATGACATCAGCGCTTCTGCAGCAATTGAACTATCAAAATTAGCAACAAGTACAGCTGGAAATATCATCGTTTATAATGCCTCGGGTGTTCCAACATCTGTTACAGAGACTGGTGATGTAACGATCTCTGACACTGGCGTAACAGCTATTGCTTCTGGTGTCATTGTAAACGCTGACATAAGCGCAAATGCTGCGATAGACCAAGGTAAGATAGCAGATTTAACTTTAAATCAGCAAACTACTAGCTATACTTTAGTCTTAACAGATAAAAATAAAATGGTTGAAATTTCAAATGCTTCTGCCACTACTCTTACGGTTCCATCCAATGCAAACGTAGCTTTCCCAGTGGGCTCAACTTTAACAATTCTTCAGACTGGTTCAGGACAGACTACTCTTACCCCTCAATCTGGAGTTACGATTAACGCAACCCCTGGTCTTAAGTTGCGCACACAGTGGTCATCTGCTACAATTATAAAGAGAGCCACAGATACGTGGGTAGCACTAGGAGATTTGGCGGCATAATATGGCAGCAGATAGTGGAAAAAGAGAAAAAAGAAAAGCAGCTAAACCCACAATTGCGGCTGGTACAACACAGGCAACAGCTAATACTACAATCACTAATGCTGGGTTTGTTGTTGGCTCTGTAACAACTACGGCTACAACAGATCCAGCATTAAACGCAAACGTTACGCCAGCGGTAACCGATACAGTAGTAACCCCATTGGGAACTGCAATAAATTACACTGTAGGAGCTTTTTCTCCTCCAGCCTTCTTTTCTCCTCCAGCCTTCTTTTCTCCTCCATCTTTCTTTGCCCCTCCAGCCTTCTTTGCCCCTCCAGGATTTTTTGGCCCTCCAGGATTTTTTGGCCCTCCAGGATTTTTTGGCCCTCCAGGATTTTTTAGACCACCATCATTTAAATAATTCTAAAAAGAATTAACAGCATAAAAAGCTGGAATAACCCATCTAACCCCAGATAAAACCGGGGTTACACCGTGCATATAATTTATATCTCCAGGATGAGAAACTGCCATACCAGCTACTGGTTTTATTTTTAGGCCATGTTGTGTATAAAAAAGTTCTCCGCCAATATAATTATCGTTAATATAAAATAATGAATTGATATCATAATCATCAAAACCATTTGTTCTTCCATCTTGCAATTGTTTGTCGGCATGGGCGATTTGAAAGTCACCAGGTCTCCAGCAAACTATTACTGGTTTTCTTTTTTCAACAATACAATTATAATTTTCATTTATTGTTGCAGTCATTTTATCAATATAAAAATCTATTAAATCATAAATACTTTTGTCTAATCTTTCTATAATATAAGAGCTGCAAGTTCTATTTAACCACACATCTGCACCATATTTTATGGTACCATCTTCATGAGATTCACTCTCTTTTGAATTATCCCATTCGTCTATTTTATTTACAAAATTCTGTAAAGATAATAGATCAGTTTTATCAATAAAATTGTCTATAATTTTAATATTATCTGTAGAATTTCCAAATGTTCCAGGTAAAACTTTCCACGGTTTTTCATCTGTTATTTCTTCATTAAACATAATTAGCTCTCCGAAAATTGTGGTATAATAGACTCCGCCTTAAATTATATCACACATCTATGGGAGAAAGATAATTATGAATCCGCAATATGTTTTTGATCCAAGATTAGGAATAATTATATACAGAAATGCTATTAAAAACCCAGAAGTTTTAATAGAAAAACTTGAGTCTGGATTAGCAAAATGTGATTATGATATATTTAAATGGGACTTAGGGACAACTGGAGACCTAAATAAAAATAGAGATTATAGAAACTGTAGTGATTTTAAAATTCATCCAGATAATACAGTTTGGGAAAATTTTCCAAAAGCATCAGATATTAAAGAGGTATGCGAAGAAGTAAAATCTCCATTACTTGAATGTCTATATGACTATGAAGTTAGACATGGGATAAAAATGGATTTTATGGAAAGTTTTAATTTTGTTAAATATATTCCTGGTGAACACTTTTCTGCTCACGCAGATCATGGGTATAGCTATAATTGCACAGTTTCATCTGTAGCTTATTTGAATGATGATTATGACGGTGGAGAACTGGTTTTTGACATTTTAAAATTGAAGATAAAACCAAAGGTTGGAGATATAATATTATTCCCATCTACATATATCTATGCACATAGTTCTATTCCAGTTATATCTGGAACAAAATACGCAGTTGTAACAATGTTTGACTACAATGAAAGAACTCATAAGGGATTTCAATATGGGCATAATTTAGATGGATCGCCAGCCGACACTAATGCAGGAAGACCACCAAGATTTTATGGTAGAATGCCTGGTCCAATAAGAAGCTTAGATTCAGATTATTTATTTTCAGGAATTAAATGACAAAAGTAATTCTTTCAAGAACCCACAATAATCCAGTTGAGATAAGACAGTCTCGAGTCAAAAGAGATTGGATGGATAAAACTCATAACAAACATGCATATCATTGCACCCCAGTTACTACAGCAAATGTTAGTGGATGGGAAATGATCCTTCCTGAAGAATTAGTTGTAATTTGGGATGGAGGACCTAGTCCAGCTAGAATAATTAGCGGTGGAGTTTACAATGGTTTTCACTTCGCTCATTCAAATATACATGGAATGATATCTATTGCAACTGGTTGGGTGATAAACACAGAAGATGGTTATAGTTTATGGACGACTGGTTCTCCAAATTATTATGTTGATGGAGCCTCACCTATGACAGCAAGTATCCCGAGCAGTTGGTGGCCAGATGAAATTCAAACAAATTGGGTAATTCATAAAATTAATGAACCGGTTATATTCCCTAAGGGAAGTCCATTTTTGTTTTTTAATATTTATCCAACTGACTTACTTCCAAGTGTGGAATTTGAAGTAGTTAATAGATGGGAAAATAAAGAACTTGAAAAATCAAGAGAAAAATATAATGAATTAAAAACGAAAAACTCACAAGAAAAACCATGGACATGGGTAAAGGGAATAAAAACTGGTTTAGACGCAGATAATAATAGAATTGGACCAGGGATGAAAAACTTACCAAAGTTAACTCAATTAGATAATACACTAGGAGAAAACAATAATGATGAATTATACTGATGTAAAACCAAAACACTTGGGTGGTGGAGTTGTCCTTTTTGAGAATACCGCAACTATTGATTGGGATTGGTTTTATAAATTTTGTGAAAAAAGTATAGAAAAAGAAAAAGCAGAAATGTACTCACTTGCAATTCATCCAAATACTGGTGAGCAAGTTTATGTAAATGAAAGTGGGTATTATTTTGCAACTGAAATGATTGAAAAAATGCCATATAGGGCATCAAAAATACACCAAGATCAAGAACTTCAGGCAATTAAAACTCTATCTTTTATTGATGAAGTAAAATACAAGTGTTTATTAAAGTATATAGAAATGTTTCCATTGGTTTATAAATGTGTTTGGTGGCAGAGTAGGGGTCACATAACTCAATATAAATCAGATGTTTATATGGGCCCTCACGCTGATATACAAACCGACTATATGTATGGCTTGCCGCACCCAAACCAACAATTGGCTATGAAAAATGTGGTTGGCACAATATTCTATGCCAATGATAGTGTTGAGTCAGATGATGAACTTAATGGAAAAAACTTTACTGGTGGCTCTCACTATTTTTCTTATTTAGATATAGATTATTCCCCTAAAAAAGGAGACATATTAATGTTTCCCAGCGATTATATGGCAGCACATGAGGTAAAACCAACTGGTAGTGGCACAAGATATGCGTATCTTGGATGGTATTGCCATGGAACACCAAATAAAGCTTTAGGTGAAAGCGTTCTTGACCCACTACAAGATCCAGGTAATGCAGTCAATACAGTTAATGTTTATCTTCCATTCCTTAGACAAGATTACCTAAAACACCTCGAAGGTAAAGGATACAAACAGGATTCAATGCAGTATATTGTAGCTTTAAATATGGAACAGTATTAATAATGAATATTTCTGAAGAAGAAATTAATTTAATTAAAGAAAAAACTTCTTTATACTTAACTAAGTCTATTCATAAATTGTCTTATATATTAGGCATGGATCCAAAGCAGATAATGAGTGCATCGTCTTTAAATGATTTAATAGATGATAACGCATCGCAAATGCAAAAAGATGCGATTACCTCACTATACAATCAAGTCATCGCATTAAAAAAACTTAGTTAATATGGAACCAAAAGAAATTAGCGAAAAACTTATTCATGAGTTTACAGAAAAAATGGATAATGTAGTACCTACGTATTCTGATGAAGATGAAAATATTGTAATGGAAAATGGCGGAACCACAAGGGAGTATGTTTTAACAAACGAGTTTGCTGAAATAAATAGATATATAATTCTTCCTTTATCCCCAAGCATAGAAGATTTAACATGAGCTACAATGCAATTGAAGACTTAAAATATATAGATAGACAAATTAGCTTCTATTTATACTGTGTTGGCTTAGATGGCTCTATTGCAAATGCCTATAGTATAGATGAAATCATAACAGCAACTAGATCTATAACCATAGCCCCAATAGATGATGTTGAATCTGGTAAGTTAAATTTAGGCCAAGATCCTTCTTATTTATATTTAAAGAATCAAAGAATTTCTCTAATAGGAAACATAAGAAGATTGTGGCACATGCGTCAAATTGCGATTGGAACAATTTAATATGATGTATGAAAAAGATTATTTTGACAATTTAGCAAGATTGATTAAATATACAGATGTTGAATCCATTGAAGATTCAATGCAAAAAAGTAAAAATGTTAAGTCGTATTTAGATACATTGTCTCTTGACAAGAGAAAAGTTGCAGCAGGAATGGATTTTTTAATTTGGTATTTTGATGTATTTAGTCAAGAAAGTCATTTTTGGAATACCAATCAAGCCTATTATTATGCCGCAAATACTCATGAGTTTGGCTTTTTAACGGCCAACCCTAAAACCTCTCTTATGACACTTCCAGCATTCAATACGGGATTGGCTAGATTAATGCAGAAGAAATCAGAACTAACTTTATTAAATAATTATCAATTAAATTTATTTGAAAAAATAATAAAAAAAGATAATGAAAACTGGAATTATAATATAATCTCAATGCAAGATATAGAGTCTGAAAAAGGTGGAAAATATGATTTTATATGCATGAGCATACATGACGTATTGCACGATCCTGAGGTAGTTATTAAATTTTACAATATGTTAAATAAAAATGGGACAATAATGATGTTGTATACTGGTACGGATTCTTTGTATAAGGATGAGTCTGTTTTTACCGATTTTTACGAAGTGCATGAATATCTTAAAAATATAGAAAATTCTTGCGTATATCATAACCCAACTGGCGCTGCTGTTACATATGCAGTAAAATTGTAATACTATATATATTATGATTGTTTTGGATAATTTTATAAAAGATCAAATTTTACTAGATGAAATTAAACATACCAAAGACTTCTTCCCAGAGTCAATGGGGGACGAAGAGCGCATCGCAACCGTTTTAAATGGTTATCATGATGAACTATGCGATTGCTTTGCGCCATATATGTTTTGGGATGGCTGGCACAAATCAGACACAAATACTCCAAGGAAAAGATTAATTAAAGCAATTTGGGAAAATAATCTACCTTTTCCAATTGAAGAATTATGTGGATTTGAATATTGGACTAGAACTTTTAAGCCAGGACAATTCTTAGATGTTCACGTAGATGAAGATACTTTTTTATACGCAGACACCAAGGTTTTTAGGGGCCCAAAGATCGGCTGCGTATATTATCCAAGTACAAACGATGTTGTTGGTGGTTTTCTAGAACTTCATCCCAAAGCCATAATCGAAGACACTTATAATGCGCTTGAGAAAGAAAATATGGACCCTCTAATTGCGCCAGTTGAAATGAGGGAAAGAATAGCTTGCTTGCCGAATAGGTTAATCATTTTCGATGCCGGTCACATCATACATAATACAACTCCTCCTATTAGTGGTGTTAGAAGGGTTGTTGTTATTAATGTTTGGCATAAAGATAGCCCACCCTCTGCACTGGCAACTGGAAAATTTTATTATGAATAATTTAAAAGTTGTTAATTTATTTTCATTAAATGTATATACATCTTATTTAGAAAATATAAATAATGATATTATTTTAAATGAAATTAAAGAACATTCTGGTTCCATACCAAATGTAAAAGATCCTTACCCAGCGCATACATTTTATGAGGACAGAACATTTCCATTTGAAAAATCTGAATGCAAAAAGTTATTTAAGGAAATAGAAAAAGCAGTAAGTTTTACTATTGATAGAGAAATGAAAATAGATTCTATATGGACTTTATCGCTAGAAGAGGGTCAATCAGTAACTGCGCATACTCACAAGATTAATACTCATTTGTATCCAGAAGAGTATTTTTCTGTCTCGTATTATATAAATGCACCAAAAAATAGCGCAGATTTAATCTTTACTACGTCACACTGTAATTCAATTGAAACATCAACTGCAATTACTCCAGAAACAGGAATGTTAGTTATATTTAATTCTTATATAAACCACATGACCAATAGACATTATAACAAAGAACAAAGAGTTGTTGTTAGCGCAAATCTGAGCCCAGTAAACCGAAATGTTTTAGAAAATCCAGATTGGTCAGCATATACAGTGCCAAAGAACTATTAATTAAAGAGGAAAAATGACAGTTACAAAAGATACCTATAAAGAATTTGTTGGAAATATAAAAGTTAATGATATAGATCCGATTATTAATGCTCCAGAAGTTGATTTTAACGCTGTTGATCATGTTGTTAAAAATAATAGTGACGTTATTTTTACTTGGGATTATTCACTTGTTAGAACTCAACTAAGAAAACTTTATGAAAAGGCTAAGAATAATCAATGGAATGGAGAGACTGCTCTTGACTGGTCTGTAAATGTAGATGTTGAGAAATCAGTAATTGAGGACTATTCTAACTTTGGATCAAGCAGAGAAATGTCAGTATACAAGGGTAGTCCAGTTGAAAAGTGGGGAGACAAAGAGTGGTTGCAATTTGGCGTTGAAAGCAGAAAGTGGATGATATCTCAATTCATACACGGAGAACAAGGTGCTCTAATATGTTCAGCAAAACTAACTCAAACATGCCCCTGGTATGACGGAAAACTGTATGCATCAACTCAGGTGGTAGATGAGGCAAGACACATAGAGGTATTCGCTAAGTATGCAAATGAAAAATTGGGAGGAACACTTCCTTTTAATTGGCATATTCAAAGTTTAATTGACGACACCATTGCTGATAATCGTTGGGATATGACTTATCTAGGTATGCAAATTATGGTTGAAGGTCTGGGGCTTGCATCAATGGCATATATGCGTGAACTGACAAATGAGCCTCTTCTAAAACAATTATTGCGCAATGTTATGGCAGACGAAGCTCGACACATATCATTTGGTGTTATTTCGCTAAAGGAAATATACGCAGAGATGACAGATGTTGAAATAATGGAGCGTCAACAGTTTGCATATGAAGCAAGTATTAAGCTTGGAGAAAGAATGCTACAGCAAGAAGTATATGAGAAAATGGGTGTTAAGACAAAAGATATTGCTCCATTCTTACTCAATGATCCAGCACAAGCTTGGATACGAAAAATGCTTGCAGCAAAAATAGTTCCAAATGTTAGCAAACTTGGGTTGCTAGATAGAAACGGAGCATGGTTGAGAAGAAAGTTTGAAGAAATGGGAACTATAGAATTTGAAAATCTTGGAGATACAGAAGAAGAATTCTCAGCTTTTATTCACAGTTACTAATATGAAAACTCCTGATGATTTTAAAATAAATACAGTCTATTCTTATAATAGTCCAAATGATTTAAAGAATTATTATAATGATTGGGCTCATGAATACGATGATTATACTAATCAGGTAAGTTATATCCTTCCACAAAAAGTGATTGAAATATTTTGTATGTATCAATTAAATCATAATTCTACGGTTTTAGATATTGGTTGTGGAACTGGATTAGCTGGTTATTTATTGGGAAAAATAAAACAAAATCTGTGGATAGAGGGAATAGATATATCTGGATCAATGATTCAGATAGCAGCAAAAAAAATTAAACCAAATTTTAAGCCAACATATGATTGGATGATTGTTGAAGATTTTAAAAAGAATAAACTTCTACTAGAAAATCATTATGATGGAATTATAAGTGCTGGTACATTTACTCTCGGTCATTTGGATTCTAATGATTTAATAGATTCAATAAAATATTTAAAGAAAAATGGACTAGCAGTTATTAGCATAAAAGAAGATCACTTCATTGAAAATAATTTCAATGAAAAAATATCTCAAGCAAAAAGAAATTCTTTAATAAAAGATGTAGAATATTTTAAGGTAAATTCTTATGATTCTTCTTTTTCAGCAGAATCAATAATAGTTAAGTTTTTAAGAGGGTAATGTGCTAGAAGATTTAATGAAAATAAACGCTCCAAGAATATCTATATTTACTGACTTTCTTTCAAAAGAGGATTCAGAAATTATAAAGAAGTACTGCAGAGATAATAAAGATAATTTTCCATTTGTTGGTTATGATTCCCCAATAAGATGGAAGGTCGAAGAGCATTCAAAATATCCAGAACTTAAATATGTAAAATCATTTCTTATCAGTGAAGAAGAATATGAATTATATGTAAATGGAAAAATACCAGAACCTTATCCAAATGACAGTAAGCATGGTGATAATTATAATATATCAATGAAAGTTTTTGATGAAAGAGATAAGCATCAAAAGTCTCCAGAAGAAAAATACACATCTTTGATACATTATGAAAAGTGGCCAAATGATGTATTGCAAAGTGCAACCTTTGATGCTTTAACTAAATATTTAAATGGTGTTGTTAAGATTGTAAAGGATATTTATAACGTAGATTGTTTTAGCGAAAGTGGTCCATGGATTGCAGTTGCAAAAGAAGGTGGATATATGAATATGCATTGTGACGGAACATTCATACACAACAGAGATGCTGTTACTCATTTTTCTTCAGTATATTATATAAATGATGACTATGAAGGTGGAGAGTTTAATATGCCGCTTATGGGTTTCAATCTTAAACCAAAAGAAAATTCTCTTCTTTTATTTACACATTCTTCACACGAAGACATGGCGCATGAAGTGACTCCCGTTATTTCTGGTGATCGTTTTGTATCTCAGGGCTTCTTTGCGGTAAAGAAAGCATGATACACTTATAGTTAAAGGAGAAAATATGCAATTAGGTCAATACGATATTGATAGAGCAAAGTCACAAGCTAAATCTTATTTAGAGAAATCAATAACCACACTTTCTGCTATTCTTGGTATAGATGCAAACGATATTGATTTAAAAAAAGCAAACCCATATCCAGAAGGAAGTCATTTGCACGCAGCTTACATTTGTTTATCTAATGAGATAAAAGCTTATAATAAACTTATTGGAGAATAGCATGAGTGACATTGAAGATTTTGATTGGTCAAAAAGAGAAGGCGAATCTATAACAGATGTTCCAGATTGGGATAATGAAACAATAGAGTGGGATTCTTCTACTGGTATTTATTACGTAGCAGGAAAGCCTGTTAGTATGTGTCAAGGTGTAGCAATGTTTAAGGATGAAGAAAAAAATGACGACAAAGTATGATGCTGAAGCAGATTTAAAAATTAGATCTCAGCATCTAGCTTCTTTTATGTATATACTCGGAATAGATGAAGAAGATTTTTTAAAAACTACAATAGACGATCTCATCTTATTGATTAGAGAAAGATACGCCTATGACCACGACATATCATTAGATATAGCTTCAAAAGAATATATAAAAAAACAAAATATATCTTTGTCTAGAGGCATAAGAAGAGCCTGGTTTGATATCCAGTTTGCAACCTATGAGGTCAATAATGTCAAGTGATAAAAGATATGAGCCGCAGATGTCTTTTGATTATACGAAATGGGTATATGATTGGAAGGAATTTGCTCGCAAATCAACAAAAGAAGATGGCCCTGAGTCAGTAGCTATATCTAATTATCTTTTTAATGTTGTTGGCATAGATAAAAGAAATATAGCCACTGGTGGGGCAAGTGACTATGAGTTCGTGATTCATTACCCAAGACCAGCACTGGCTGATTCTTACGGTCAATCTCAATGGATGCCCATACTGCTTATTCAGGCTTTAATGGACATTAGTCCAAAGAAACGTATACTTGCACTTTCTGGTGGTCTTGATCGTTTTAGGCTAAAGCCATTTCAGGAAATATATAATTCACAAATTTATTTTTTAAATAATAAAAAATTGTCATTATATGAAAAATTTCAGTACGAAAATGCTCCTATAGAGTATGGAGTATTGACCCAGCAATACTTGGAAAGTAACTATAACTTTACTTTTGACCTAATAATAGGTTGGTCTCAAGATATGGAGAATCCATTTATTCCAGTAGATTTGTATTTAGATAGACTGGAAAAAGGTGGTATTTTAATTATTCAAAATAGTTCTGACAGTGTTTTTCTGTATCAAAATGACACACAAGCATCCCCGGTATGGCAATATCACCAGGATATAAAGTCAAGAGACGACTGCCATATGTATCACATTCCACTTTTTTATGGCATAACAATTGTTGTAAAGCAGTAAATTAAAACCATTACTATATAGCGTAGCTTAACCCTGGAGAGCCATGTTATATAATACAAATATTACCTATAATAATCCAAATTATTTATATAATGGAACTTTAATAATTACGGCACAAAGCCTTGTATCTCCAATTATATTAAATAATATAACAGTATTATACTCATTAAATGAAGATTACTCAAACTATACAACAATAGGGGTAGTCAGCATGGATGTAAGTCCAAGCGGAATTTTAACTCTTGAAGTATTAGATAATGACGTATCAGCAATATCTTCGGCTCAAGTAATAGCAATAGGGCCATCTGGGGAAGTATCCATAGTTAGCTAAAACAAGCTACTATAACTGACAAATTGTAAGTTTTATTGGAGAAAAAATGACTATTAACAACGTGCTTGTTTATGATACTGTAAGAATTAAAGTTAAATTTATTGACATTAATGCTTCCACTGGTGAACAAGTTTCTGTTAGTCCAGATTCTGTAACTGTTCAAATTAAAAAAGCTGATGAAACTGTGGTTGTTGCTACTACTCCAACAGCTCTAACAAGCTCAGAATACTACTATGATTTTAGACCTACTGACGCCGATACATACAGTATTAAATTTGTTGGTTATATGCCTAACGGCACAACTATTACTGTTAATCAACAACTTTATGTAAGTACGTCAACAGATGAATATAAGCCACTTATAACACTTAAGGCTGACGAGGTAATGACATTTGCACCAGATGTTAGCCCCTTATATCTCAGTCCAGAAGAAATATTACCTTTATTTCCAGAAGCATCTCTCATAGAAATAGGGGAACTAATACACTTTCACTCACTAGAAGTTGAAGCTATTTATGGAATAAAGTCTACATATGAAGCTGGAAAATTGGCATACGCAGCAATCGAGTACATTAAGGCAGCCGTAGCTTGCGATCTAAGTAGAATGTACAATTATGGTGGAGATGATGACGTTTCTGTAACTCTGGCAGATCTAACAGTTACAGCAAGAAATTTCCCAAGAACAATAACGTCAAGAGGTAATGCTGTTACCTGGTGTCAAATTGCAGCCTCTCTAAGACAAGAAATGTTGGCAATGAAGACTGGTCCAAGAGGAATACAGCCAAAGGGTCTTCCTTCTTTGGAAATATCAAATCCTGGAAGATTTGTTGACCCAGATACATATAGAGATGTTTGGCTTACTGACAGAGATCTTTATGGAGCCAGTAGAAGATCAGCACTAAAAACAGACCCAATGCCAGACAGAAGTATTCGCGGATATGATTAATCTTGAAAGATCCTTTAAAAAGATATTAAAAGAATGGGGTCATGACGTATATATCCAAAGGATAATGCCCAATGGAAACTATAGGGATACTCTAGAAAGAGTCACTACAAGAAATGTATTTTCTTCTGGATCAATAAATGCAAAAAGTGCACAGGAGCAGATGGAAGGAATTGCAGTTAATTCAGAGGTTGTATATTATTTTGAATCAGAAATAAACCCACAAGAAGGCGATAGAATATATGAAAATTTACCTAATGCTTTTGAAAAACAAACAATCTATTTAATAGATACTTGTTCGCCAAGACGCGGTAAAGGTGGTAAAATCATATTCTGGGTAGTTGGTGCAACAAAAGAAAAACAGGTCTAACGTGTTAGTTGTAAAAAGAAGTCAATCATTAAAAATTAAATTTTTATTTGTTGATTTAGGTGAAATTTATGATCCAACACAGTTGGCTACACCAATAGATGTAACCGTTTCTGTCGTAAGAGGTGATAGTAGATTTTCTTCAATAATTAGAAATCCAATCTCATACCTTTATACAAACGCAACTCCAGACCCCAATGCTTATATAGAAAGAACTAATAACTCTGAATTTATATTTAACTATACAGTTCCACAAGGAACGTATCCGGGTCTATATACTGCAGTCGCTAAGACTGTTAAAGACAATTCTGAAATTATAATAGAATCTAGATTTGAAGTAAAGGAACAGGCGTATGAGCCACTTCCTACCGTACCGATGGGCAACAAATCAAGCGTAGTTACGTATAAGCCTTCTTATGAAGATATAAGTTTTTCAAATATGCAGACGCTCCTTTTAATAGGACATGCTGATGGAATTGAATTAAATAGCCCAATAAAGATAAGGTCTGTTCAACATGCAGTTGAATTATTAAATGGAGATATGAGTAGCCCCCTTTTAAGGGGAGTTTTTGATGCGTATGACGCTGGTGCTAGAAATATACTAATATGTGCTGCGGCTCCAATGACAGAGTATGTAGAAGATATAGATAAAAGGTTAGTATCTTCAACATATATTGATTATCTATCTGCAACTCCAACTTCTAAAACTTTTTATGAAAGATATTACCAAAGGTTATCTGTAACTTATTCGGTATTAAATGTCCTTGATTTTATTGACGTTATAGTTCCTTTGGAGGTTTCCATAATAAAGACTGGTGGAATAGATTTTGTTTCACAATTAGCAGATTATTGCGATGACTTTCATAATGAAACTGGATATGTACAAATTGGAGTTATTGGATCAAGAACAAATGGGATAACATCTTCAGATATAACTGAAATTGAAAATAATGAAAATTTATCAGATAAATTTACAATTTACAGTATAGATGGAGACGTTACATCTGATTCTGGAAGGTATGTTGTTCCAGTTTATGGTGAAGCTTTATTCTCTCACGCACAATTAGATTTTACATACATCAACTCAGTATCTGCTGCTGTAGCTGGACTTATAGTTTCTAATCCATTGAATTTTGGTTTGATCAGAAAAAGAATACCTGGAGCAATGTCAGTATATGGATCAAATTTAAATTCTTTGGAAATGAATAGACTTGATGACATAGGAATAAACACAATATACAGAAGCAATAAGGCAAGAAGAGCTCAACCCTATGAGGTATATCTAACTAATGACTATACTATGGCAAGTATGAATTCAATTTTTTCAAAACTACCACAAATGAGACTAGCTTCGTATCTATCTAGTTCAGTAAAAGGATTTGGTTACGATTCTATAGGTAAATTTGGCTATGACAAAGTAATCAATAACACATCTGAACTACTTAAAAGACTAAAAAAAGATAAGGTAATAGTTGATTATGAATTCAATGCAAAACCATCAAGTTCAGAACCTGGGGTAATTTTATTATATATAAATATAATTTCTTCATTAGGGTTAAAAAAAATAAATCTATCATTAGCAGCAGGGCCGGGAGCATAGTATGGCACAAAACACAGTTGGCTGGCCAAGATTTGGTCTTACAGACTCATATACAAAATTAAAATTTGCAGAACCACTTCAGTCTGAAGGTAACCTATCATACCTAGAATTTATTTCTACCGTTAAATCTTTATGGGAACAGTCTTTTCCAAATTTTCCAATTAAATCTTCATCGCCATCTGATCCATCATTTACTTGGTTTAATCCGAATTATGTAGATCCATCTACTGGTCAGACAACCGGAAGAATGGAAGATACTCCAGCAATTATAACTTATTCTTTGGAACTAAGAAAAGCTCATTCGGTCGAACCAAAACCAAGAATGAGACAAATAACTAGTGGCAATATATATATTTATGGACAAAGATTTCAAAACATTATAGCTTTTCACGCACTTGCTCCGTCAGGCAATAGGTCTGGAGCAAATACAAATACAAGAATAGATGATCAAGATAATGCTTATGTAGTTGAATCTTTAATCGAAACATTTGAAGATTTTATGATGGAATTTACTCCTATTTTTAAAAAAATAGGAGCTTCAGAGTTAGTATATTCAAGGAGATTGGCTGACTCAGAAGTAAACAGAGAGTCAAAAGATATTCATAAAAGAACAGTAACTTACATGCTTACCACTGAAAAAACATTTGCAGCTAAGGCTGAGACTATTGAGCAAATTGCTATTGACCTAAGAACGGCCATGGCATATGAGCCCGAACTATTGACATCAGCAACGCCAAATTATCAAAGTATAAGTATTAATATTGTTGACCTACAACAAGGTTCTACGCCTGGGTTTAATTAAGTATATAAAAAACTTATCTAAATTGGCTTGTTGAGTTATTTTTATAACTTATCTGTTACTATAAAAGAAGAATTAATGCCCCATAATTTAGTCGGAGGTTTAAAGATAACATGGCTATTCCTGGAGTAACCACCCTAATCAGAGATCGCTTCTATAGCGTATCGCGCACAAATACACCAGCAGGTCCTAGAATTGTTGTTATAGCAAAGAGAGACACTGCAGACAATTACGGTAACGTTAGTGATCTTGATATCGTTCAAGCAACAACAGAAAAAGACGTAATTGCCGCATTTGGTGAAGGTTCAGATCTTCATAAAGCATTTTTGGAATTGATTTCAGCAGGCGCTGAAAGAATATATATGGTTCCACTTCCAAGTTCAACTGTTTTCAATCACACAGATGGCTATGTAACAGCAACCGGATACACATTAGACGCAATGTTTGACGCTGCATACGCTGCTGCTGAGACAGTTCTTCCTGACATTATCGTTCCTTGGGGCAGGGGCGGAAATTCTGATGACTGGGAAGATCCAGCAACTCCTGGCGACACAGAGTATGGTTTTTACGCCAATAACTCATCGACATATGGAAACAGCTGGGTATACAAGGCAGCTGTTAGAACTAAGAATATTGCAGAAAATATTCACCCATGCATTTCAATCTTGGGCGTTAAGCCATACGATGATGGTGTAAAAGAAGTTATGACACCAGCAGCAGTTGCATCACACTTAGCTCTTAGCACTCTTGTGAGCAGAGATGTTGCAAACCTAAAAGATTACGGCCCTTATGTTTGCGTAATTGCAACAGAAATTAAGCCTGTATCTTATGGCACAAGCACCGGAGATGATTATGGTTATGCAAACGGAGCATGTGCAATGGCAGCATCGTTAAGCAAGCTCGCTGCATATTCTTCGGTTACAGCAAAGCCATTGTACAATGTTGAGTCAATGCGTTATGCTCCAACAAGAACTCAACAAGAAGCACTTGGCAACAAGGGTGTAAACTCAGTAGTTCTTAACTTTAACAAGATTGCAGTATTTGGTGACGGACTCACATTTGCTGCAAACGGTTCTGACTACTCAAGACTTTCCACTAAGAGAGTCGTAGATGAAGCAGCGAACGTTGTTCGTCAATCATGCCAGAAGTTTGTTGGTGAACCATCGACTATCCAAATGAGAACATCAATGGAAACGGCGATTTCATCAGCACTCAGAGGAATGCAATTGGTAGGTGCCTTGCTGGCAAGTGATTTCAATGTCACATATGTTCCAGATTTAAACAAGGCGATTGTAGACCTCGTCATAACACCTGCTTTCGAACTAAAGTCGATTGAGGTTCAAATAGCTGTTAATATATAATACCGATTGGAGGGTAAAAAATGGCTTCTGACGTAAATTCAGTAAACAAATATCTAAATACATATACAACTTTCTCAGGTGCAGATATCGTAGCCACATTTGGTGGTGTTGAAATAGGTGCACTTTCAGGAATTACATTCTCTGTAACAAGAGAAAAAGCACCAATCTACACAATGGGTTCACCAAACCCACGCTCATTCTCAAGGGGTAAGCGCGGTATTGCTGGTTCATTAATCTTTACGGTGTTTGATCGCCCAGCACTTTACACAATGTTGGAAAAGAATTATACAAATAATAAGCCTATGGACTTCTACACAAGAGCTCATAACACACTTCCAGGTGACATAAATTCTATGGGAAGAGGAATCCCAGGGGTTGGAGCTGAAGGAAGAAACAACTGGACAAGAGATGTTCAGAAAAAAGTTCCTTACTACGCAGACCAAATTCCACCATTCGATATCACAGTTACATTTGTTAACGAATATGGAAACGCAGCAGTAAGATCAATTTATGGAGTTGAGCTTTTGAACGAAGGTTCGGGAGCATCAATGGATGATATAGTAATTGAAGAAACAATGACCTACGTCGCTAGAGAACTTGGACCAATGTATACCATTGCAACATCAGCTCTGGAAAAAGATCAGAGTAATCTTGCTGATATCATCGACGGAAACGCCGTAAAAGGTATGAGAACAGATATAATCCGTCCATAACTAGATCTTAATAGTTATTCTGAGTAGTGCATGAGGGGAATAATTCCTTCATGCACTATTCTATTTAGGAGATAAAATGGCACAAGCCAATAAAACGTACACTATTTCTTCTGTTAATCCAAAAGATGGAACGTTTAATTTTGAAGATGCATTAAATAATATCTCTTATGCTGGAGCAGATATTGTTGCAACAATGATTTTGCCCCCAATGGGAACAGCTAATACAGCTGGTGACTATTTGGAAATAGGAGATTTACAAACTGTATCCTATTCAATTCATAGAGAAAATACACCAATAAGAACATTGGGACATTCAAACGTAAGAGGATTTGTTAAGGGATCTAGAACAATAGCTGGATCATTAATTTTTACCGTATTCAATGAATACACTTGGTATAAAATCAAAGAGTATCAAGACTATCTATCTAGAAGCAATGGTTTTTTTGCTCCATTGGCAGATATGTTGCCACCATTTGATATCGTCTTTACATTCTTTAATGAGTACGGCAATGCTTCAAAAATGAAGATATATGGAGTTACTATAGTTGACGAAGGTCAAACCATGTCAATTGATGATATAATGACTGAACAGACATATACGTTTATGGCTAGAGGCATTCAGCCAATGACTAATATAATTAATGAAAAAGAAATGATGAAAATGCCAGAAGAAGATGCCCGAAGGGCAGCTCAAAGAAATAGAAATATATTTGGGGATAGCGTTGAAGGAGTAGGTATAACTACTCTTTATCAAAACTTTATAGATGAAATTTATACTCTTTAGTAGGTAAAGATGGCTGGTAATAGAAGCGAAAGATTTGATCCACTATCCGATCAATTGGATTTAATATGGTCAGGTAGTCAAACCGCAGAAAAAAATTCATTTAATACTTATTATGATTATTTTTTCAGTGGAGAAGACATCAAAGTTTATATTGATGGATTATTTTCAGAAGAAGACGAATTAGATATAGCTGCACTATCCTATAATATAAGGCAAGAAAAACAGCCACTATATGGCTTTTGGTCATATAACTATGATGCCATGATGTACGGAACAAGAATTATAACTGGAGAGTTTTCGGTATACACAAGACACCCAAGAAGAATTACACATCTATTGGAAAAAGCATCGGTTGCAAGAACACATGAACCAGATCCAAGAAAAAATAATGCCTTTGTTAAATCTACATTAAGAGGCGTAGATTATGGTTCATCAGCTTCATCTGTAAGAAGTCTAGAAGATGAAAAAAAAGTACAAAAGTACTGGGCATATAGTCAATTAGATAGAATATCTACAGATCCATTTTCTAAGAATGTTGTAGATTCTGGAAAAAATATATTTAGCGCACACCCACCATTTAATTTTATTATACTTTACGGAGTTGAAGAAGTTTCAACAACATCAAGAGACTATCTAAAGGCAGAAGATAAAGTTATAGAATCAAATTTAGATAGAATGATGATTTCTGATATTAATGAAAGATTGATTAAACCAAATACAAATAACCAAGCTAGTCCAATGAAAATAGTTTTACAGGAAGTTCAGCTTATGAGCATGACAACAGCATATGCTTCTGGCGGTTCACCATTAATTGAAAATTATCAATTTATGGCTAGGGATTATTATTTTAGTGAGGTTGATTTAGGGTTTATTAAGAATTCGGTAACAACCAATACTTCTGATGAACCGGTTATATCCTCATTCCAAAACGGCATTGCTACGCAAACCGCAACAAACTATAATTCTTCTTCAAGAAATCAACCTCCAGATTATTTCTTATAGATATTTAATAGTTAAATTTGTTATATAAAAATATATCATGTATAATGTAATGTGATTCTTTTATTTAAGGAGAAATGATGGCAGCAAGAAAAGTAACAATAAAAAACAACCCAGAAGCCGCAGAGCAAATGGGCGCAGATGAAGTAACTGAAGTAACAGTTGAAGGTTCGGCTGGAGAAGATGTAGACACTGAAGTGGTTCTTGAAGAATCGGTGAGCGTTGAGTCTCTTCCTGATGATCAAGAGATTTGGGATGGCGGTCCAAATGCCGGCATGATCAAAGCATGGAAAGAACAGTTCGGTGAAGTATATGTTACATCGATAACCTTTGATAAGCACATCGTATGGAGAGTTCTTAATAGACTTGAATACAAGAATCTTGTTAAGAAAATGGAACAGCTTGTTCAGGCTGGACAGTTAAGCTCAGCAGAAGCGAATATGTGGAACGAAGAAGCGATTGCTGAATTGTGCATTCTTTATCCGCAATTTGACAAAATAGAGATGAAGGGCATTATGGCTGGTATTCCATCCTTGATTTCCCAAGAGGTATTAGAAGCCTCCGGATTCGTTGCCTTGGAAGTAAGACAATTATAATTTTAAAATATGATAGAACCTGAAAAACTTTATGAACTTAAAAAGAAGCATGGTTCTATATTTAGTGTTGACCTAAAGAACCAGCAGGTAATTTTTAGGGAATTAACATTTGATGAATATGATAAAATTCTTGAATATAAGAATTCAGAGGAAACATCTTCTCTAGACGCAGAAGATTTAATTATTAATTCTGCAGTTGTATATCCTGATGATTTTTCTGTAGACAAAGTGCAGCCTGGCTTAATAGCTTCTTTAGCTCAGGAGATAATGGATTTTTCTGGCTTTTATTCTGCCGGCTTAGCTAAAAGCATTTTGGAATCTAAAAGAGAAAAAGCAAATGAAGTAAGAAGCTTAATGAAAGCTTTTGTTTTGGCTACTATAAATACGTATTCTCCTGAAGACTTAGATGAAATGACGTTTTCTCAATTGGCTGAATTGGTTGCTTTATCAGAAAAAATTATAGAAATAAAACAAAATATAAATGGAATTGAATCAACTAATATTACTCTTCAGTTGATAGATCCTGAAGAGGAATTGGCTAAGCAAAAACAGTCAGCAGCAAGACATAATCTTTCTAAGAAAGTAGGAGAGGCAGATTATCAGGACCCAATAGCACAAAAGCTTTGGGGCATGCAATAATAAAAAAGGGGAGTTAAATTGATTAGAGATCGTGGACCAATTCATAACTTAGGTTATGGCGTTACGTCCAGGGATCTATCTTTCAATGAGGGTGAAACAGAAGGCGTTTCTCCTAATAGTGGTCAATTAACAAAAGCTCTTGATGGCCATCCGGTCATGAGGTTCTTTGCTCACACTGGAGCAACAATAGCCGTTGCTGGCGTTATGTCGGCAATGATGAAAAAGGGTGGGCTAAAACTAGCTCAAAAATTACAAAGTTCTACAACTGATTTTGCAACCTCGTCAGTTAGAACAATAACAGACATAAGAAGACATCTTGATCAACTGCAAGGTGTTAAAAGATTTGTTGAAGATGGTGTTGATCCATATTCAAAACTTGTATTTGAAACTGAAGAGGGATTAACAACTGGATATAAAGGCTCAAGCAGTGAATCTCATAGACTTTACAATCTTACAAAAGATGAGATAAGACAAGCTCAAAGAGGCCCAACTCACGCTCCACCAGCCCTGTTTACGATGCAGGATGAAATACAAAAGAGATTAGTAAGGGCGGGAAGAAGGCTTCCATACGAACTTCCAGCTTTGTATGTGGCTCAGAGGGGTCTAACAGATAATCTCTTTAGCGAGAATGAAAACAAGAAAAAAGTCAATTGGTATAATCCAGTAGACGTAGTAACAGATTTTGTTAAAACATCAGTTACAAACCTTGCAACTACAATTCTTCCATTTGAAATACTTGGCAGTAGTGCAACGGTAACAAGAAGTTCATTAATGAATTTCAAAAACTCAATGGGCTCTTTAAGGAGTATGAGTCCAACAAAACAAGCATTGAGCAAGGGATTTGTAGATCTTTCTGAAGTTTTGTCAGAAGTAGGACACGATGCAGCTTCTGTCTCTAATAAGTTTTTAAAGAAAGCATCACAGCTCAGTGGGGCATTTGATGCCGGAGCACAAGCGTTTAAAGAGCAACCAAGATTTGTTCAATCACTCCACGATGCTAGACATGGCGCTAAAATTGCAGGCGATGCAGCTAGGGCAAAAAATACAAGCTCCGCAAGGAGGGCCACAGAAGCAGTAAAAGCTTTTGCGTTTGGTCTTGATTCTCCAGCTACAATTCCGGGAACAACCACTCCAATTCAGTATGGAGCGTTTGACGCTATCCCTGCATTTAGGGGTTTAAGCGGTGCAATAAAATCTGGTTATAAAGAATTTAAAATGTCGGGTCAAGCTTATGATGCCCTTCAAAGCTCAATTAAATATAATCAGATTATATCTGATGCTTCAATGGCAGTTGGTACTGCATCTAGAAATTCTTTTGAAAAATCAATACAGAGAATTCAATCTCAACACTCAAGTAGATTAACTCGTCTTGCTGGTCAGATATCATTACTTGGAGCTGGTGGTCCAGGTGATAAAGCTTTTGGCAGATCAGATTTCTACAGGGGTCAGCAAACTCATGAATATAAAAACCTTCTTGCACAAAGATTAAAAGCAAAAGGTGTATTAGGCGATGCAGAAATAGATGATTTTGTAAATCAATTAAGAGTAAATACTCCAGGAAGAGGATCACATTCTACAAACGTAGTTTCGATAGGAAGAGCAACAATCGTTTCTGACGAAAGCGAATATTACGATATTGTTCTTAAGAAATATAAAACTCTTAAGCATGGAAAAAGCTTTGAACAGTCTATAACTGCCGTTGCGGGTGGAACTAGTCCGCAGAATTTCTTAAAAGAAATTATTGATGAAACAAATTCTCAATTCTTGAGTAAAGAATTCCAACTTGGAATGAGAAACAAGATTGAAAATCAATGGAATTCATTTGCGAGAAATGATCTAGTAGACATTGCCGGAAAAATACTTAAACCACAAAAGGCAGTTTATAATGAATTTGTTGGACCATTAAGTTCGGCAAAACAACAATTCTTACAAAGAAAAACAGCCCAAGTACTTGGTGTAAAATTAAAAAATGATTCTGGAAGAATGGTATCAGATGATATCGTTAAGAAGGGATTAGCAAATAGAGGATTTGACCCAAATGATTTTGTAGGATTAAGATCTTTTCTATTAGAAAAAAGGCAAATATCCTCTGGTTTATTTGGTGGCAATTATAATATCTTTGGACTAAAACCACTTCTTATAGATGAAGCAATACAAAAAGATAGATTTAAAGGACTACCAAATTCTCAAAAAAGAGTAATATCAGATCTTGCTGGAAGAATGGCAATTAATGATCCTGTTTCTAAATCCATAGGACTTAATAGATTAGATGGGGTTTACAAAACTAGATCAGGAAATATATTAGACTTTAGTACAATAAAAAACACTTTTTCGAATACAGCTAATTTCTTTGCTTCTGAATTCCAAATACCAATTATTAAATTAAATCCAGCTGACTTATTTGGATTTAGGTCTTTTTCAGATATGGCCAAGAGAGGGCCATTGCAATATAGCCCAGGGAGATCAGTTCAACCATTTGGCGACTTAGCAGCTTCAAAAGCAGACTTTCATATATGGCATAGCACTGGTGGATTTCTTGGAACAAAAGGTAAGGTTACTAGTTACTCAGTTAATTCAGAATCTGGTGCAACTTTTGGAAAAACATTAAGAGGAACATACAGGCCTCTTCCGACAAACAGCACAGAAATGCTTACACGACATGCTAGGTATGCAGCTGGTCTTTCTGGTCAAGCAGCCTATGAAGTAACAGGGCAGTCGGGTTCTAGATTTTTAGATAGAGTATTAAATAATTCCAGTAATAATCAAAGAGCTACTAGATTCAAAAGTAGAATGGCAGTTGACTCTGAACAGCCAAACTCTATATTTGGTCTTTTGTCTAGATTTCAAAAAAGAAATACTGATATAAATAGTCCAAAAATATTATCTAAGTTATTAACTGGAGATGAAGTAACACTAAAGACTGACAGTGTTTCTAAAAAAATTAGATTAAATTCTAATAGTGGTGGTGTTAATTTTATAGATGAAGCTGGTGTAGCAGTTAGCGGTCTTGAAGAAAAACAAATACTCACTGCAATGAATGACCTGAGAAAGAATAGTTTTCAATACGGTCTACCTAAAAAGGTAATGGAACAGTTAGAAATATTTGATAAAACTTTATTTACTTTTGGTGCAACAAATAAGAGTATAGCTAATATAAGTACACAAAAAGAAGCGTTTGACTTTGCAGCAGAGATAGAGGCATCTCTGCCGATGCTTAAGGCTCGAGCAAGACAAATGGGAATAGACCCAAGAGTTATAGAGCAATCTTTTTCTAGAATAAGAATGCTGCAGCAAGAAAGTAATCTACTAGCTACATCACAATTAGCTCAAAGATCTCCATCAATTTCAACAAAGATGGACGAAATGCGAAATGAAATATTTAGATTTGTTTCGCAAACCAATGCCGCCTTAACAGGCAATCCAGCATTGAGTGGTAGACAAGATGACATGTTTATCGCAATGCAAGATGTTATATTAAAATTAAAATCTCAACTTCCAGCATCAGAATTCGCAGAAGCACAAGCCGCAGCACTTTCAACACTATTCAACACTAGCGCATTTTCAACGTATAGGAGAGACGCTCAACTATTTGACAATGCGAGAAGCGCAGCTACTAAGTTAAGAGAATTTTCTACAGGCAAAGGTAGCGAAGCAGTAAAAACCTTCTTTAATCCGTATGCATCTGGATCTGCATCTGTTATAAGTACAAATATAAAAAGGCCTTTTTCTTCTTTCCTTCCTCCATTTAAAAAAGCTTTCGGCACTGCTCAATATAAGATCGGTGATTTATCAACAGATCCTTTGGGATCTTCTGGAAAAGCAATAACTTTTGTTCCAACCTTTGGAACGGTATTTGAAAAGAATCCATTTGGAGCAATCAAGAGTGCGTTAGGCTTAACAACATATTCTGACCCTAGTTCATACTCAACAGCGTCAACGCCAATATCGCAAGGTGTAGAACGTTTAAATAGATATTTTGGAACACTTGGAATGCAATTAGATGTATCTAAGTTTAAAGGTCCATTAGATCTATATGCAAGAGGAATGGTAGGCAAACGAGTTCTTCCAATATATGCTGCTGGTACAACCGCATTTACTGCAGACAGAATGTTGGGTGGAGCACTTGGACCAGAAGATAATTATGGGGAGAAAACATATTCTCCATTTGTTACAACAAAAGTTGCTAGAGCAATAGTCGAAACACAAGCAATTGCCGCAGGTATCACTCCTGGTGGCATGACAAAGGAAGAAAAGAAAGAACAACTCTTAGACGGAGAAGTGCCAATCAGGCAGGGTAGATTTTGGCCATTGGGCAATACTCCATTCAAGGGTGGGAAAATTCAATATTATAGACCATCTTGGTATAGAAAATTACAAGGTGGAGCATTATTTACTTCTGACACATATGGAAGTCCAGCAGAAAAGTTCTTATTCTATAACGATATTTCGCCATTAAGAGCTTTAGATCCATATAGATTTGAAAGAAAACATTATGAAGATAGACCATATCCTGTAACTGGAGAATACTTTACTGGTCCATTTGGCCCTATAAATACAGCTTTGAATGCAACTGTGGGAAGAATATTAAAGCCACGAGTACAAATGCACAAGCAAGAAGTAATGCAGGGTCTTGGCCAATATGTTGCAACTGGACAATATGGTGCGTATGACGCTGGTGCATACAATGCTGGAATGGCTGGTGGATCAAACGTCATACCAATGACAAGAGGTGCAGGTGGTGGTCCCGGTGGATCTTATTCATCTACAATGGTTTCTTCCCAGGTAGGCGGTTCAAATGCAAACCTAAGAGGAGCAGCACAGTATCCATTAAATACTGCACGTGGAATGACACGTAATGCTGTAGCTGGATTAAACCAACCATTAATGCAAATGTCATATGGTCCACCAAAACAAAGAGGGGTAATGTCACCAAAAATTACTCCAGTTGGTGAACCAATACGATCTGACTTGTCTGGAGAATTTGGGTACAGAGCTCAAGAAATGGCTGGTATTTATGGATTTGGATTTGCAAGTCTTAGAGAAAAATTCGGATTGGGCGAAGGTGACTTTGAGCCGAATAAAGCAATGCTACAATCAGCATCAAAGGGTTATGGAACATCCAGGGCTTTCTGGGATCTAAATCTTGGTGGTTTGGGCGACGTGCCAATTCCAGCACAAGGTGCCCTTGGTAATATAGAATTTTCTGAAATTGTAAGAAGATTTATTCCAAAAGAAAGAACTGGAATAGATTACATAAACCCAATTGCAAATACAATGGGCAAACAATATCCGTTCATGCCTGGCCCAGAATATTATATTAACTTTCAAACAGGTGATCCATTTACAAAAGTCCAAGAAGGAGAAGTAAGACTTCCTGGAAGAGGATATGAAAGATTTAATAGAATATCAGCAGATGAAACTGGTAAATATGGATTGGTTGATCAATTCAAAATCCTTGCAGACGTTGCTCCATATTCTCAGCAATTTAAATCTTTAAATAAGATGATGGATAAGATGGCCTTAAGTCCAGATCAAAAAATAAAAATTCAAGAGATTAGAGGTCGAGTAGAAGATACAACAAGTAAATATGAATTTACTCCTTATCCTGATCAAAAAAATACAATAGGCGGCAGCGTAGGCAGAATGCAAAGACTTGGTGAGTATGTAGCACATCGAGATACTTTGTTTAATACAAAGTTCTTAAACAAGAGAACGGCGACCGAGGATTGGGAAAGAAGGAATGTTTATGGAGCAACTTTCCCACAGTGGCAAAGACCATTTGAAAGCTTTATTGAACCAATGCTCAATAAAGCAACCCAAAGAGATCCACTAACAGCAGCAGCAGCTTTGGGTATAACTGGTTCATTTTTTGGTAGAACTCCAAAGGCAAGATTATTTGGTAGTGCTTTAGGAACTATAGTTGGTGGAGGCGTATCTGCAATATCCCAACTTGGTGAAAAATTAACTGGGGAAAGATACATGCCCCTTCAAAGAAAGAAAGAACTTGCTCTAGAAGAATATTCTGATATTTTAAATTATACAAAAAATACTAGATTAGCTTCTATGGCGCAACAGGCTGGAGATTCCGCTGCAGCTAATCAATACAGGCAGGCCGCAAAGAGAACAATGTATGGAGCAGATTTATATGGAACTCCAGTTGATATGTTAACTCTTGCTATACCAAAAAGAAAAAGAGAGCACTTTGCAGAAATGTTAAATGCTCCAGAGTCTGAAAGAGAAAGAATTCTTTCCACAGCTGGTAGATTGGAAAGAAGAATATACGAAGCTGCTTGGGGTATGCCAGTTGAAGAAAAACCAGACTTAGCAGAATACTTTCAAAGACACGAACTTCCTGATTTATCTTGGGAAGGTTGGCACCCGAATACAAATATGGATCATGTAAAAATTAAGATAGGTCAATCAATGGGTCTTGAAATGTCTCAAATGGGTTACTATCCACAGCAGATAAGAGAAGCTAATTTAGCTAACTCAAGCTACCCAACATTTGATGCTCCTTCTGATAGGGCAGATACTTTATACAAGCTAAGGCAAGTGATGAGTGGTGCTGGGATATCTGGAACGATAACACCAGTAATGAATCCATTTGGTTCTAATGAGATTAGTATTGCAGCAGGGATGAGATAATGTTATACGATTTTATTAAAGACCCAATAAAAAAACTTTCCGCTGCACAACAGTCGCTTAGAAAAACAGATTTAGGTAGAGGTGGAGTTATAAGGGTGGAATTAAATCCATCTACAAACGCCATACAATATGTTGTTTCAGCAACTGGAGAAAGATTAGATACTCCGCAAGAAGCTTTTATCCGCGCAAGTTCACTAATGATGACTCAGTTCGAGTCTCTAAGTGCTGTTTCTGGTTCTGTATCAAACCTAGCTAATAATCCAAATAATCCTAAATATGCCCAAGTTGGTGAAATATTAAGTGATATACAAAAAAATCTAAGAGAAAAAAGTTTAGACCCAGTAGCAGCTGCAAAACTTAAAGCTATGGGCATAGACACTGCTTCTCTTGGCACAGACGTAAGCGCAAATATAATAGCAAGTAAAACACAAAAAGGATCAAAACCAAAAGACTTTCTCGAAGCAATAAGAAAAATGTCAGAAACAGGTCCAAACAAAGGTGGCTTTATTCCTTTTATAGATGAAGAAGGTGCAAACTTATTGCAGTTTAAAGTTGGTGGAAAAATATTGTCTGACGAAGAAACATATTATATGTTAAGTGTTATAGGCAATCCAATATTTAATCAAGCAAAATTTGCTAGCGTTTTTACAGGCAATAAACCAATTGATGCATTTATGGAAAAAATTACAAAAAGAATGAAAGGTTTAATCTCAGAAAGAGATATAACCATAACCGAGGATACCTTAAGAGCTGCTCTTGAAACCAAAGATCCTAAAGCAGTTGTTATTGAAGAGGGTTTAGAGATTTTAAGAAAGCACCTTGGATTAGGTGATGCAAATTCGCTAGAACAAAAAGCAATAAAACATATAGATTCTGCAACAATTTTAAACAAATCTTTAGAAAACTCTTTAAAGGGCACAGTTCAAGATCCACAAAAATTTATAGATAGTTTTTTTCAAAGATCGGACATAAAAGATTTAATACGCACTTCAACAAGCAATAAAGATTTAGAAGCTAAATTAGGCGAAATGAAAATAAAAGGTTTTATTTCTGAAGAAGAAATTGAAATCTTTAAAAGATTTATGAAAGACGCAGAAAAAGAATTTGATGGTATTGCAGTTCTAAACAGTAAAGTAATTTATGGAACAAAAGGCAAACCAAATGGTGTGATAAAAGAATTAGATACTCTAATAGCACAACTAAAACAAGATATAACAAATTCAACTTCTCCAACAAATACGCAGCAACTAATGCAAAGATTAGAATCATTACAACAAAGAAGAAGCGTTATAGGTTCTGCAGATAATATTTATCAAGTAACTGGTAGAGGATATTTTGGTGGGTTTGGAGTAAAAACAGCATTTGATATTAGGGAATTGGGTACTGGTTTTGAAGATGTTGCTATGATAATAGGCAGATCTGGAATGAAAGAAGAAATAGGGTTAGCTGGATCAAAAAATTTTATAACTATTAGCGGTTTTGGCTCATCAAGCAGTAAGGTGTATGCTGACCCAGTCTCTGTCGCATTCCATCCTGAGATATTTGCAACCGCAGAAGAATTACAATCAATGGAACAATATTCAGCTCAAGTAATGAGCGACTTCCAAGAAGCAATAAACTCAGACGTTCTTCCTGAAAAAATTAGAAATATGTTAAACAAAAACGTTACGGAAGATCTCTCAAATCTTTCAGCGTCTGCAAGATCAGCAAAGGTAAGAAACCAAGAATATGCAAGGAGAATTCTTGAACTACATCAATCTGGAATAGGCCCTAAACAGTCTCCAGAAATGATGAACCTATTACACAGCACGTTTGCATCAGAAGCCTTTAGAATGACAACCAAGGCAGGACAAGAAAGATATCTCCCCACAATGCCTAACGTTTCAAGATTCGCAGTAAGCACTGAAACAGCTGCAGCCTTGGGTGCTACTGAAGTAAATGGAATTCTACAAGGTGGAGAACGTTCAATACTTGGTAAGGGTATAGAAAATATTAATTTTAAATTAGCTGGAAATAATGAGACAGCAGAATTATTAAAATTTAGAATTAGTAATGGAAGATTATTTTTTGCACCTGGTGCAGTTCCAGAATTTTTTGAATCATTGGGTGGATTTGACTTGGACGACAAAGGCCTGCCAAAGCTAATGACCTATGAAGATGTAGCTGGCAAGAGGAGATTGGCATTTAGTTTAACAAGACAACCTTCTGGTCTACAAGAGAGTATTATCGCTAGTGCAAAGTTAAATGATATAAAAACATTAAGAGCTCTTTTTGGTGAAAAAGAAGATTTTAAAAAAGTTCTAGCCGAACTATCTAATGCACGGAGATTCTGAAGCCGGAAGATTATTGTTGGCTTTAGACCCAGATAAATATGGAAGCCTTTCTAAAGGCTACAGTGCAACAGAGGAAGAAATAGAACAAGTGATAATGCGAGCTTATGGAAAGCAGAAAATAAAAGGAAAAGAAATAGGCCTTGATAGGCAAATAGGAAAAATGGATGAAACAATGCTGGAGAACCTTGTTAAGTATAAGGGATCACCTTCCGCGCTAAAGAATACAGATCTATATAGTAGAAGTCGAGTTTATAAAATATTTAAAGATTTTACCTTAGGTAATCAGATAGAAGATTTACTTGATAAATATAAGAGTGGATTGAGCAATACATTATATTCAGAATTAAAAAATGCATTAGCAAATACTGACGAAAAAACAAAAAGGGCAGCACTGACTACAATAGTTAATACAAATATTGATAATGAAGGCATGCAAGCTCTTTTAACTCATTCCGTGTTCAGGAAAATGGAAACCGCAGCACTAGAAGAAGGAAATATACTTGGTGTTTATGTCAATAGAACTATGGTTGTTGGTTCTACGCTAAATCAATTTGACGAATACATGAAGCTTATAGAAAACAATGCTCAAATAAGTGACAAGTTAAAAAAGATTTTAGGAAAAGAAATAGGACAAGTTTCTGCAGAAACTGCAATTGACACAAGCGTTAACTATTCGAGTTCTCGTTTTAGAGCAGAAATAAAAAATATAACGGAATTAGCCTACGAAGCTCAACAAGCTGGTGGGAGTGACTCTGATATACAAAGAGCAGCACTTAAAGCCTTAGGTTATACTGATGATGATATAGCAAGAGGATTAAATATAGATATAGTTGGCAGTAAAAATATTACAGTATTGGGAGAAAGGTTTGGTGCAGCAACTGCATTAATGACATCTCAGGAATTTGGTGGACAATTTGATGCAAGTTTAAGGCCAGTAATAGACCAAATATTATTGGAAGATAGATTATCAAAGTCTGATATTGATAATTTATTTCAATCTATTCGAAAAGGAATCAAAGATGCAAGGGATGCTCAAACGTTAACAGGTTCTCAGTTGGATCAGTTAGAAGAAGATCTGTTAAAGGTGCCAGATTCTGAAGCGGAAATTAGATCAGCACTTGGTAGAATATTTGGAGCATCTGCAGAACACAAGTACGCATCAATGGCAAAATTAAATAAAATTGGAGAAAAAACTAGAGCTCAGTTTGACCTAATCAAAAGACTTAATCTTAACACAGTGCCACAGGATCATATCCTGGCAGCTACAAATATTTCTGAAGAAGCAAGGAAAGTAGCTAATGTTTTATTAGATAAACACTCTGAAGCATATCAAGATGTAACAGCAAACTTGTTAAGTGAATATTCAGAATATGAAAAAATATTAACAGACGAAAGAAGGTTTAGATTAGGTCAGCAGGTTTTTGAAGATCTAAGTGGAGCACAACAAATAACTGGCCTATCAAGAGAAGAACTAATAAATGCTGTAGATAAAGTGGCGGCCGAAAGAAAAGTCTTAACTCGTCAACGTGGAATAGATTTATCAACACTTTATTATCTAGATGATGAAAACTTTGCAGGTCAGGTTACAACAGCGAGAACAAAAAGAATAGCTTCAGCAATCAAGGTTACAGCTGGGGATTTAGAAGAGCAAGTCCTAAATGAATTAAACAAAGTTACCAGTTCAGCTCAAGCTAATCAAAGCTCGGTTGGAACAATTCTTGACGATTTTTTTAAGAAAATGCTAAATTCGACTACTGCTTCTGATGAAGAAAAGTATTTAGCACAAGCCGCTTTAGGTGATAAAGTAGAAGGGGCCACTGCGGAGCAAGCTGATTTAGCAAGAAGGCGAGCTAGGGTCGTTAGAATCCAAGCAGTAAACGAAGTATTACAGCAAGATCAAGCAGTAGCTCAAGCACTAACGGCAACCGGACAAACAACTTTTACTGGCGATGATAATTTAAGGAAAGCAATTAATGCAGCCATGAATGACGAAGACTACACTGCCTTCATGAATGCAAAGGGTAAATATGTCAGATTCTCTGAGTATATGAAATCTGGAGAATTAAAAAATTTATTTAAAAATAATAAGTTATTTAAAAATTCAATATATGCAACTGGCGCCTTAATAGTTGGCAGCTTTGCCTACCAGAGTTTTAAAGATCATACACCAGAAAAAATTCAAGGACCACCAATGCTTCCTGGTGGATCAGCTTATGAGGGTCAATATCCAAATAGAGTTTCAGAAATTCCGCAAATAGGAACAGTATCTTATAACCCAGGAGTAAGTTACAAAGTTAATTTATATGGCAATAGAAGACAAGTTTCACAGTTTCAAGACATGGCCATGGGACTCGGAAACTTCGATATGGACACTACTATGTATTCTGGAATCCCACGAGTTGGAACGGATCCTTATCAGCAGCTAGCTAGCTCATATTAAGGTTAATGTATATGATTTTTGGTGCAGACAAACAAAATAAAAATTTAAAAGACGCTGCATCTAAACGAATAGATACTAGTCCAAGAACGCAAACCTCAAATAAGTATGCAGCAAAGATAGCCTCTAGCAAGAACATATCAAGCGGCTCAGACACTTCTGGAGCCCAAAGCACACAATATACCCCAAAGGGCAATATCAATCAATCTGACCCACTGAGAGGCTCCTGGGAGGGCTTAGATAAGGGATCTTCAACCCATATCCAGATGAATGGAAGTGGATATTTAAATCCATCAATTCAAAAAGCTAGATACAATAAAACCTTTGCCTCTCATTCTGGAGGTTTAAAGCAAGATTCTTTTACAAAGAGAAATTTTAGAAGTATAATTGACAATAGAAGTGGTAATACTGTGGAAGGATCTTCTTCCGAAATTATAAGTTCATTGAACAGAAGAAACAATTTAATATAAATTATGCCCATTAACGAAAAAGCATTAGAAGCAGAGAACAAAGAACTTAATAATTTTTCTGACCCTACACGTTCCGGTGAAGATACCCTTAGAGAATTATTAAAGCTAATGAACAGAATTAGCCCAACTGCACCAGATAGCGAATTTGATACTTGGCTTAAGGCTGGATTTTTTGGAACTCAATCTGGAAACTTTGAAGAAAAAAAAGCAGTAGCAGTAAGAATTTTTCAGGGAACGGATATAGAAAGAATAGCAAAATTAGATAGTAAGTATCGCGGTAAAATATTTGGCAAAATATTAAACACAGGATTATTTAATTTAGCATTTAACGCATTTCCTATTTCAGAATTTGGTAAAGAAAGATTATATTCTGTCGCTACGGCAAGAAAAGGTGCAGCTGATGCACTTGACCCAGCCAGAGATACTGCCTGGTTAACTCAGCTCATGCAGGTTGTTAGAAACATATCTGCAGATCCAATTACTCTTGGTGTTATTAATTCTTATTTTCCTAGTCTTGTTACATTTTTATTTGACGCTATTGCAATAACTGCTGATTATTCAAGTGGCGGTGAAGTTAATGGGGAATCTGAAGATAGCATAAATAATATGAAAGACTTTATAGCAAGTCTTGAAAAAGCTTTTGGTCGAGGATTAAACGATTCAAATCAAACATTTAAAGAAGCCGTATTTACAATGGCATTTAATTTTGAAAATACGGCAAAGAGAATGAAAAAAGTATTAGACAATTCTCCGTACAGAGAAAACACTCAACCTACTTCTCCGGATGTTTTTCATCTGCGAATTGGTGCAGCTAATTTCTTTGTTCCACCATTGTCAATAGATGTTAATACTTCGTTTAAAACTGGCAGTTTAATGGGTGGAGCTCTGAGGCAAAAAAATACTCCAAAGTTTAATTCTGGTTATAAAGAAAGCTCTATTAGAATGAGATTATTCTTTCCTAACTATGAGGAAATTTGGGGCATATCAATAGATGATGCTTCAAAGATAGTCGTTGGAAATAATTACGAAATTGATTTTAAGTCCGATGGATCAAGTGATCAAAAGATAGATAAGTTTTTATCATCACTTCGTGGACTAGTAGCTGCATTTAAATACTCGCCATTCCTACCTGTTAGAAACCACTATCTTAATACAGTACATGGAATCACTGCTGTGGCTTTATCGAGCATGTCTATATCAACTGTTCCGAATTTTCCATTTGCCCTAGCGGTTGATATAGAACTTTTAAATTTTAATCATAAACCATTACTGCCTATGATTAACGACTTTAACCAGGCAATACACTGGGGTAAGTATAGACAGTTTATGGGCAAGGCAGCTGGCGCTCTGCATAATTATGTTAATGGAAGCTTCTTAATGAAGACAATTGATGAAAAAGTTCCAGAAAAAACAATTGATACTGGTACAGTAACCGTAGGAACTGGGACCTACGAAACAAGTCCATACGGTGCATCATTGCAAAAAACACTGCTAGAAAAACAATCATCATATTATGATGATATATTAAAAACAAATATAGTATCAGAATGGAATGATGGAAGGAATATTAGCTTCTATGTTCCAGCAGAAACTCAAACAAAAATATTTTTACCAGATGCCACTTCATGGAGAAACGATGAAGAAAGGCTAATGAGTGATCAAAGTCAAGATTTTTGGGGAAAAATTTTAAATGGTTTTGGGGTAGACATAAACGAATCAGCTGGGTATGGATTAAATTTAAGTGGTGTATATAATGTATCTAAAAATACTGGAATTAATCCTAATATAAAATATCATTTATCAACAATAATGGATATTCTTACCGCTGGATTAAACGACGATTCATATCGCAAAAAAGTTTATAGCTATGTAGCAACATTATTCGTCAAAGAAAATTCATTAGATAGCGCACAACAAGCTTATATTCTCAATATTGATAGTACAAATGTTCCACCAGAAACAGGTGTAGTGACGTACACATTTAACTCTATCGACTATGAAGAAAAAACACTTCAGCAAATGAAGAATTATTTAAAGAACATTGCTAAAAGTTCTAAGAATCTTTTGGATCAACAAACTAAAGCATTAGCAGATAGTCAAGCAAGAAAAGCTGGCATCAAGGTTCCTGACACCGTAGCAGAAGGGTCTACTTCTTATAAGAATATATATAATAAAATAAGGAGTCAAATTAAAGATGGATTTAACTTAACTCTTTATGAAAGATTTTTTAAGAGCGCACCAATAGAAGAGCTTCTTGAAGCAGCGCGAGCAAAGCAAGGATCATTTTCGTTTAGAGAATGGGAAGTCCCTATGCTTAAGATAGATCTTGATCCAACTGCAGCAATAGTGACTGGAGTTTCACTAACTCTTGGTAATAACATCGCTAAATTGCAATTGCAAATGCAAGATGAACCAACCTATCAGCATATAGGTGGCAAAGATACTTACATTAATATTTCAATGAGAATTATTGGAGAAAAAGAACTAGCAAAACTAAAGAGAATATTTGATCACGTCAATGCTTTGGCAAGGTTGGAGCATTCAACTGGCGTTCTTGGTTATATTGGGATTAAAAATATAGTTACCGCATTATCAGGCGTCAAATATGTATTGCCATCAAACTTTTCTGTCAATACAATTCCGGGTTTTCCTCATGTGTATGATGTAAATATAAGTTTAATTGATTTTGACATTTTTCAACAAGCAAGAGAAAGATTAGATTCAAATCAACAAAGGGAATTAATAGAGCATTTTTCTACTAAAAAGAATCCATTCCTTAGAATTAAACAAATGTGGGGATTATTTAATGCGTATCCAGATCTTCCTCTTGAAATAAAAAATGACAAAAATGAAGTCGTAGGACATCTTGATCCAGACTTCTATTTTAGAAGTTTTGAAATGTTTGATAGAGATATAATAAATAATATATCAACTGCTCCAAAACAATTAGATATCCCTGGCACAAATGATAATGTAGGCACAAAAATAACCAAAGAAATGCACGTTCATGTAGCAAATGAAATAACTAAATTCCTAAGAATTTATCCATCTGCCAATGCAGCTAACGGTATTTTTCAAGAAACTAGAAAAGAAATATTGAATGATGTAATTTATTATCTTGAAAAAACTGATATGAGTTTTGAACAATTTATTTCTATTTTTGAAAAAGTAATTGATAATCCAAGTTATTTTAAAATAGGTAATTCAAATGAAAGAAGTAAAATTGGCTCACTTAAGAAAAATTTAATTACAGATTATATAGAATATAAAAAACCAGAAGATCCTAATTCTGAAGATGGATTCTTAAACAAGGTATCCTCCGCTCCATATCAGGTAGGAGATATTAGTTCTACTAGTTCTGAACTTTTGTCAGAAATAAAAGCAACTTTAGCTGGAAAACATAGTTTGAAAGCCGAAGAATTAGTAAGCTTTGATCCAGATGAATTAGAGTTTCATCATATTATTACAACTTATCCAATTAAAGATAAAGATGAACCAAATAAAATACCAGCAATATTACAGACTGCTCTTGGTTCTAACCTTGGATATCTTGATATGGAAAAAGACGGAAGATTCTATCTTACATTAGATGGAGTTAATGTAAAGAAAACTGAAGAAGGCGCAAAGCTAGAACCAAGAGGGATATCTGATAAACATTCAGACCCATCATATTCTGCTACTCAAGCATCGATATCTGGCTCAACTGCCTACGCAAATTATCAACAGCCATATTCGCATGGAGCTGGAACAGTTCCAGAAACAATGAATAGCTCCAAGCCAGTAGACACGGTTGAATCTCACTGGGAAAAAATGCTTGTTGATACATCTTATAGGGACGTGTCAGGCAGAATGCTTAGAGCATTCCCAACGTACATGTTGTGGTTAATTGATGAGGGTGGATACTTTTCAGGTGTTAAAGTTTTCGATAATTTTTATGGATTGCAATCAATAATAGATTTTTCTATTATACAGTCAGAAGATCTTCTTGGTGACACATTGGTATTTAGAGTGTCAAATCTTTATTCAAAACTTTCCAAAAAAGAATCCGCCTCGTTCTTTTCGGTAGACTCAGAATATTCACAAGATAATCCAAGTTTAACAGATGGTCTTTCAAGCATAATAGATGTTACCTTAAATAAAGCTAGAAATGTATTAGCTCATATGAAAAATGAGTATGTTGTTGATATAGAAAATATAAGATTAAAACCAGGTGTTAGAGTCCACTTAAGAGGTGGTTACGGAGCAAATCCTAATTCACTTCAAACATTGTTTAATGGTGTTATTAGTCAGGTAGAGCTTGGCGAAATTGTAACTGTAACGGCACAATCAGACGCGATAGAATTAGGCGCAGTTGTAAATTCAACAAATAAAAAAGGTGACAGTGGAAAAATAGATGGAGGAATAAATACTGGTCTTTGGATGTCAGAGCCAAGAGACTTGATGGTTAGGCTTTTGTCTATGGGAGCTTCTAGATTTAGAGAAGGAATAGCTTACGCTAACAGGGGATTGGTTTTCTCTGAAAATAAATTTGGAATAAGACACTTTGGTTCAATCGTTTACGAACCTCTTACGGTTGATGAAGAAAGAAAACATCAAGCAAGAATAGATGCTCTTTCTGATACCTATAATGCAGTCGGCTCGGGTAATGCTAGTGGTCTTGGAAAATCTGCATTAGATGTAGCTGTTGGAACAAATGAGTTTAGAAATCCAGTATTTTCTTTAATGAATCAACTATGGGCAAATTTTTCTCAAGCGAGAGATTTTGAGATATTTAAGAGAAATATTTATCCAGGAAATGGAACTGGAATAGCACAATTCCTTGGTGGAGACTTAGGCGACGGTTGGACATCTGTTTCTTCAATAACACCAGATGATCGACCAAACGAAAGAATTGAATATTTATCCAGATTAACAGATAGAAGCTGGAATGGGCTTGTTCAAAAATATGCAGAAGGAGACGTTGACGCTAAAGTAGCAGTTGAGGGCGAAACCGCACAAGGAGAACTAAGAGATAGGTCTGGATCAGCAGCAGCGGGTTCATCGATTGCGATAAGTGGTTTAATCGGCATATCCGCAGTTGTTGGTGGTCCAGTTGGAGTTGTTGGCGCAACAGTTGGTGCAGGTCTTCTTGGAGTTCTTACTACAAGAGGTGGTAACAATATTTTCAACATGCTCGGCCTAACGTCTACCCTAGATGACGACATGCCTGGTTTTGATGAAGTTTCATTTAGAGCTCAAACATATATGAGGTCTGTATGGGATTTATTCCAAACATGCGCAAGACTGCTTCCAAACTATATAGTTGCAGTAAGGCCATTTGAAGATAGGTCAACTGTGTTCTACGGTAAACCGCATTGGCTCTATACTTCAGGTGTAGTTCCAGTGACTACTGGGTATCCGGGTGATGAAAAAATGGCCGAGCTTGGCATTAATATGGGCCCTAAGGTTGCCGACCCAGATTTTGAGTTGAGTAGAATAATAACTGAAATAAATAAAAACTCAAGTTCTTATTCAGACGCAGATGCTTTTTACAGAGGTACAGAGCCAACAGACACAATTGCTCAATTCGCTTCTCTTCAAAAAAATGCACAAGGTTATTATGCAGCCTCTGCAGACTTGAGGGGGCAATTAATTAATTTTAATTCAAATAAATCAAAAGTTAAAATTAACTCAAAAGGAATAACAACTGCAAAACTTCCAAAAACAAAAGGTGTAGTTACAATGGGATTTCACCTCCCAGTTGCAAATGTTATATCTGGCAAAGCCGTTACTAATTCAGTTTCAAAAGTTGTACACCCATCAGATCCACATAGTGAAATACCACAACTTCCTTCTAGATTTAGATTTCCATTATTTACAAATAGAGCTGATATAAATGGTGAGTATAGATTAGAAAACTTTGCATTTCAAAAAGGACAAATTAAAGGTTATTCTAAAGTTAACAGAGTTATCAGTGATTTAGGAAATTCTAACGCTGATGCAGGAACTACTGGTTCAATTGGTGTTGGCACAGGACAGGCTCTAGTGGATTTGGTTAAAGGAATATTCGCAGACGATCAAAGTCAAGTTGCATCTTACACAAATGAAGAAGTATATGATAACTATCTACAGAGTGTTTCATCTGTATATGGGGATGCGTTTGTTGAACTTTTAGTCCCAGATAATAATAATGTCCTTGATAGAGGACTTCGAGTAGACGATATAGCAGATGTTACTATAAACTCATATGATTTTAGTGGACCAATTGAAATTGGGTCAGAATCTATTATGATCTCAATGCCGTTGCCATCCAAAAGAAATACATTAGAGATAGATTTTTCTGAGTGGGGAATGCCAAAAAACTCTGAAGAAGAACAATTCTATATTGCAATGAGATGGCCATATAAGCCAAATGCAAGTGAAACAGAAATAGCAAGATTTGCAAAAAAATATTTTAATTCAGAAACAAATGAATTAATTGGAAACGTTGAAGAGTATAAAAATTCTCACATATTAGTTTATAATCCAGATACAAACAGTGGCGTTGTTTGCAAGCCAGCATATTTTTTATGGGGAGAAACTAAGTCTAATTTTCTTTCTGATGGAACCTCTACCGTTAGTAGCGAATATAATTTAGATATATCTGAAAGAACAATAGATGCGGTTGTTTCTCCAGACGCAGCTTACTTTCTTGGAATAATTTCTGGTGACGATGTAATTTTTTCTGATGGTAGAAAAAAAGTATTTAATAAAGGAAAAGGATATAGTGACCTACCAATTCCAAGAGAGTGTTATTTTGCGTTTGTTCCAGATACAGTATCACTAGGTGTTGCAACTAGTGCGTTTATCCCAGGTAAAAAATTTGCGCTATTAGATGATTCAGGCAAAGAACTTGAAGATTTTTTAATTGGTTTTGGAGAATTTCATTCAGAAGAAGGTAATCTAACCGCTAAACCAACAGCAAAGTTAGCCTCTGGATACAGAGGTGCTGGAGCAAATCCTGGTGGAGTACAAGGATTTGTTCCAGATAGAGCAGATGACTATGAAAAGTACAGGAATAATCTTACGGAATATTATCCTGTAGCTAAGCTAGCAGAGACTTCTGATTTCAGGTATGCAGGAAATTATACAGATTACTATAAAAATATATTTACTGATATTAGCACTGTAACTAGCAGAGATAAAGGTTATGATATTTTAGATGATGAGGTAGCAACAACTGGTGATCCACTTAGCAATAAGGGAAGAAACCAATTTAAAACAGTCTTTAGTATGGTTGATTCAATATCAATTGAGGCAAGAAAATACTATGATGAAGCATATGATCTAAACGTTTCTGTAATTGCTGGAGATGGCAGAAGTTTAAGTACGGCTCAAGATATATGGGATCAATTTAGATTTGGATATCATACCTATAGTTCTGTTAAGACAATATTTTTTAATACATTTGGTTTTGATCCTGAAAGTCAAGAAGATTTTTCTGAAGATATAATGAATATATTAATTAATGGCGACGCATCAAAGGGTATATTCAAAAAATATAAAGAAACGTTAGGAACGGCAACAGACGAATTTGCAATATTATTTGGTAATGAAGAAGCTTCATCGCGACAAGCAGCTATAGAATTTGCAAGAAAGAATTTTATAGATGCACCCATTGCAGAAAGTGGCTTAATTGAATATTATGATTTAATGACTTTAGATAAAATAAAAGCTTTTAAAGAAAACTTTTTCTTAGATAATACTGAAGTTTTACAAGAACTTAGTGGGCAAACTGGAGATTTAATTAAAAATCCTCAACAATTATTTCTTGTTATGGTTGGTTTATTTAGGCAAGCTATGTGGGCAGATCCATACGCAAGAGCTTGGCTTGTTCTTAAACCATCCAGGAAAATAGGAATTGGATTTGGCACTGCAAGTGGTAAAGATCAATGGGACTTTAAACCCGTGGATAAAATATTTGCTGCGTTTATTAACCCAAATAATACTTACTCAAAAGATAAAAAGAAATTTTTACAATTACTTTACAACAACAAAGGTGAAGGCAGTACATCTTCAAATTTCTTTACAAGAGCGACTAGTGGAATAGATAATTTTTGGGATAGAAATATAGGACCTATATTTTCCGCAATGGGTACAGCTTTATCTGGGCTAGTTAATATGTTTAAGCTCAATATGCTTCAGACTGGATATGGATTATCTCAAATAGGTTCTTTGTCAAAACAAGCAAATATTTTAAATAAAGCTCTGAATGATTCAATTTACTACCAGTTAGGTAGGCCAGGATCTCTTTTGAGAGCAGTTGATAATCCATTCACAAGAGAGTATGGAGAGCCAGTAATAGAAATTAGAGAGCCATTCCAAAGAGTACATTATCTAAGTTCTTTTAGCCATATTCTTTCAAATCAAATTCAAGAAACAACGACAAATGTATCCACCGTAGTTACAGCTGTATCTGATGGAAAATATCCAGTTACAGTAGCTCTTGACAAAGGTGCACCAGCAGAAAGGCAAATGGAGTCAACTGTAGAAACAGGAATATATTTTGATAATGTTGTTGGAAGTGGTTTCTTTGGATTCCTTCACCCATTGCTACATCCTTTTGAAACTGGGAGAGGAATATCAAAAAATTTAACTGGAGCCCCTGATGAACTCTCAGCTAAGAGAGTTGCACTATCTCATCTTAAAGAAAATATTAAAGATATATATGGTGGAGAGTTATTAATTATAGGAAATCCCGACATAAGACCGCATGATATAGTTTATCTTGCTGACGTATACGAAAGAATGTACGGCTTATTCGAAGTAGAACAAGTCATACATCACTTTACTTCTGAACTTGGTTTTGTAACTTCAATAACCCCAAATGCACTTGTAACCGTAAATGATCCAGCAAAGTGGTTTATGACATCATGGATTCATTCATGGATGAACATGCAGGCAATAAGAAATGATACTAGATTATTCTTAGATGCAGTGAGGGCAGATAACTCAGGAATAACTCTTGGCGGCGATATATCAGTTGACAGACTTGCTGAAAATTTAAGTCCACAAATGATGGGAGGAATACAGTATACACATGGTTCTTCCGCCCTTATCAAAGATGTGGTTGCTAGTTTAACCCATAGCAGCTTTGATTCAAGTACAACATTTACAGACGCAATCAGGAAACAGGCCGGGATTAACGGCAACAATGGCACTGTGTCAGGTGGTACGGCAGCAACGGCAATAACTGGAGTTGTAGGTGGCTCAGCAGCAGTAGGGGCTGTTGGTGGTTCAGCAATGCTTGGGTTAGCAGCACTTCCAATATTTGGGCAGCTTGCATGGAAAGGCTGGCAGTGGGTCAGAGATAATTTATTAGATCAACACGGATGCTATGTACAGTATTTGAATAAAAATGGTCAACCTATGGACGCAGGCCTCTCATATAATCAAGGAATGGTGGTTGGAAGATATCATTCTAAGGCACTGTTGCCCGGGATGCTAGGCTTAAGGAGAAAAACTCGCACAGCAGACGGATATGCCTATGTTAGAAGTGATGATATATTTAAGAGTCTTGGGTGGCAAGAAACAGAAATAAAAGAATTAGTTAGATATATAAGTTACGAGAATGCTTTAGTTCATGCACAAGTGCTCAATCTATCAGGTCTTGGTCCAGAAAAAACTACATTTGAACCTTTCTTTAAAATACTTTGTAAGTTAGACACTACGAAGGGAATGGAAAATACCGGAGTAGAAGACGCCGATACAATACATGTTATAGATATATTGAGTGGTGCAAAATTTAAAGTTCGTTTTGACGGAATCAACGCTCCAGAAAAATCTGTAGTAAGCTCAGCTTATCCAAAAGAACTTGTAAATCCCTCAGTTCCAACAGAAGCTGAAATTATTAGTAAGTCGTCTCCTGGATTTAAGAGCACTCAGTTTGTCATTAATGCATTGAAAAATAAAACATTTTTATTAAGGGTTAAAAAATCAAGAGAGAACGGCGGACTTGCCAGTGAATCTGATATAGAAAATTTTGAACCTGGCGCTGGATTTAATAGGGAAACAAATTATCTACAAGATATATATGAAAGAACACTTGCTACAGTTTTCTATAACGTCTCTGAAGAAAAGTTAATTAGCTTTAAAGACTTTATATTTAATTTATTTGTTTCTAATAATTTTGATAAATCAAAAATAGAAAAAGCTTTTAAAAATAGCTTTTCTAATTCAGTTATATATACAAAATATCAAGATATTTTTAATTCTATTTATTCTTCCACCGTAGTAGATCATATATCAAACTATTTAATTGGTAATACTGAAATATCAAATCAAGAATTAAGAAAATTATTCTGTGCAATGGTAGAAATGAAGAGATTAGAACAAATTTATAAATCCGCATCAAGATGGCCGATGGTGCTTTGGGATGAGTACTATGATGATGGGACTCCTTATACACTTAACTGGGAGTTGGTCGCAAACAACTTGGCTACTGTGTTCACAAATGATCTATTAACTGAATCAAATTCAGTTAACAAGGCAAAAGATTCTATTGGAATACCAACTGAGGTGAAATAATATGTCTTTCTTTAATATCAATTCTGAAAATTTAGCAGATTCAAAATCTTTTACAAAAGCTATAGTTGATAATATTGTTCCAAAAAATGGAATAGCTATTACCAAAACATCTTTAGCAGAGCGACGGATATGAAGGCCAAAGTTTAGTTTCTACAGACCTCATCTCTGCAGCTTCTGGCAAAGAGCTTTTTGGCAATGAAAACTATGCAAATATGTTTAGAGCAGATATGGCTAGGGAAAGCTTAAATGCTATTGCTACTAGCGCTTTTGAATATCAATTAACGAATAAAACACAAAATGCACCAGATGTAGTAAACAGCTTTTTAACTTCTGGTTCTTTTGGTAGAAAATATAATGATGGACTTATTAGTGATTTAGATTCTGCAATTAGATCAAAGTATGGCACTGGTGTAACTTCAGGCGTATATGACATAAATGGAAATGGTCATACATCTGTGAATTATGGTGGATCACCACTAGTTGGTTCTGGGGTAATGCCAATAGCAAAATTGTCACTGTTAACTGATTCTCAAAAATCTTGGTACTCAGAAAGAGCAGCTGTACTAGATGCAAAACTTGGCACATCAATCAAATCTGGTTTTTCATTTGATATTGATAATTCAAGAACAAATGCTCAGTATGACACCTCGAGCATAGTTCCTGGTGCAATAGATGCAATTGATAGAAAAATAGCAGCAGATATAATATCTGCATCGCAAGAAAAAGCTTTTGTTTCCGCTTCATTAACAGAGTTTTTACTTGCCTTATTGTCTGATACTTTTGGGCCAGCATTAAAAATTACCGGTATACTGGGTTTGCAAAGACAAAATGATACACCAAAAAGCGATGGAACAGAAGCTAATGCAATAACCGATCATGCCTTCGGTAGAGCTTTTGATTTTAGTTATATACAAAAAGTTTCTGGGCCAAAATTAGATTCAATTAGTACGGCTAAAGGTCATATCGAGCAGTTAACAATTTTATTAGAAAAAATGAATGCGATGCCAACGTATTTAATCCCTGATTATATAGCAGTTTCATCAAAGTATGTTGACAAATCTTATGATACATATGATAGCAAAACAAATCAATTATGGGCCAAGTATCCAAATTTAAAATATTTAAAATTAAAAAGAGATACTTCTGGAGTTCATGATAATCATATACACATTAGCTTTTCTCCCGCAAGAGGTGGAATGTATGCTGGGCCTGGTGGGATGTTGTTTAACGCAGCTTCAGCTGCTGGAGTATCTTCTGCCGTACAAGCTGGAGTAAATAAAGTTTTATATAAAATTTCTCCGTATGGAGCAATGCCAACAAATATTTTACAAAAAGATTTTACAGGAAATAAAGAATCAGTTAAACCAGATGAATTATTTTTAGCATTAACACAAGCTGGATATTTTTCAGATGAAACTGCAGCTATATTTGTTGCTTTAGCTAACAGAGAATCATTAAGAAAAGTTTATATAGTTGATTCAATAGGAGCTCTTGGACCTTGGCAAATCTCCGCTGGAAAATCAGATGGTGGAAATATTCCTGTTTATATAAAACTGCCACAGCCAGAATTAATTAATCCATTTAGCAAAATGGCATATGTTAATTGGCAAAAAGAAAACTTAACAAATGATCAAATTTGGGAAAAGATTAAACAACAAGGAAAAACACAAGATAAAGGTATAGGAAATTATGATACCAGATTGTGGAATTTAACCAATCAAGTATGGATATTAAGATCTAAGATTGGAAGAGGAGATAAAAAATCAGTAGTTAACGATCTTCCCGTCTTTGCTTGGGGTGATTATGGCGGACCCTATGCACCTAAGTATGGATGGGTTTCTTCAACTAGTGGATCATTTTGTAGGTTTGCAGATGCATTGGAAGTTTATCAGAAAATGACTGGTAAAACAGCAGCAGATTTGAAAGAGTTCTTGATGACTCAAACTCCAGCTAATTCAAGAACACTAAAAAAAGATATTTGGGTAGCAAATAACGGTAAAACAATTTTGGAAAATTGGATTGACGGAGTCAATTATCCAAAAATAAATCTAGGTTAAGGAAAATAATGGCAATAAATTATCCAAAATTTGACAATAAGATTCAATCTAAAATTGATAACTCAAGAATGCGCCAGTCAAAAACAAGGCCTGGCGTAATAATGAAATTTGATCCAGTAACTAATTCAGCTGATGTAATAATAGATGATCAGTATTCTGGGGAAATAGGAAACATTGTATCTGGAGTCCCATGCCCCACATTGCCAGGAATTCAAACGGTTGCCCCAAGTCCTGGCACACGTTGCTTAGTGGGCTTTAGGGATGACAATGAAAGATTCGCATATATAATTAGTCTATTTGAAGAAGGAACATTGGACTCAAATTACATGTATAATTATACGGTGAATACCGGTATACCAAAGTTTATGTCGAGGTAAAAATGGCCACTAGCTATCCAGGTGATATAGAACCAGAAAAAAATTTTCCAGTATCTGATGAATTAAAAAGAAGAAATGAATTCTCAAAAAGAGAAGTTGGATTAAATCATCCAGATAATAGTTCATTTATTAGATTGAATGACGATGGAGACATAGAAATATTTGCGGCTCCCGGTGTAGGCATGATCATAAGCGGGGCTAGTAAAACAATATCACTATTTGCAGATAAGATTAGATTCTTTTGTTCTGAAAATGGATTAAGATGGAATAATTTTAATTTTAATTATTCAGCTATAGATTATTCCCAACCAACATTGGTCCAGATAGATCATAAATCAATTCACAATGCACAAAACGATGCTCATCATTATTTAGGTAAGATTAAAGATATAGAAGAATCAGAAAAAGAAAAGATCGTTACTATACAAAGTGATTATGGTTTTGTCTCAAAAGAGCCACAAATTAATCAAAACTATAGTTCTCAAATTTCTACAGAAGGCTTATCTGAAGATCAAATTTTATTAGTGCAAAATATATTAACTGAGCATACCCCAGAGTATATAGACTATATGGTTAGTTTAATTAAAGATGGTCATACATTTGCTCAGGCAAAAGACAAGGCGGATGAAATAAAGAATGTCTGATTTATACTTTACAATGGATGGCGATATATTAGTTACTGGAAATAAAGATATCGCTATTACTACATCTTCGGCTCAAGATGATGTACAACAAGTCTATCTTAGGCTTATGACTGAGCCTGGTGATTTTTATATTTATCCTGCCTTAGGAACTGATTTATCTGTACTATATGGCATGCCACAATCCGAAGAAACTGGAGAAATGGGAAAGAGATTAATAAGGGCTGCCCTAGAAAGAGAAGATGTTTTTAGGGGGAGAAGCATTATTATAGATGCAATACCTACAGGTCCAGACTCAATTAGATTTGATGTTCATATAATATCAGATAAGACAGATCCCATTGTCCTTTCTGTAACACAAAGCCTAGGAGCATAAATGCCTATTTATGGAGAAAAAGAAAAATCAGAAATATTAGTTAGTGTATTAAATTCACTAGAACTCAATGCTGGTATTTCTGCTGCCTATCCCGGGTCTATTGCTAGGGCTTTTGCTGAAGCTTTTAGTGCAGAAATAGCAGATTTATATTCATCTTTAAACTTTAGCCTTAAACAGGGAGCTCTTTCTACTGCAAGTGGAAGAAATTTAGATTTAATTGGTGAGCTTTATGGAGTTGTGAGAAAGCAAATATCTGACGCCGCTGCTCTTGAAAGACAATCTTTTAACATAGAATTTTTTATAGAAACTCCATACAGTCAAAATATAACAATTCCTGGTGGAACATATCTCTACACGGATGTAGATAGCTATGCAATTAGACAGTATAGATTTAAATTAAATGGTGATATTACCATAGTTGCTGGAACGACTAGGGCATATGGTTTGGCAATTCCGGATTTTAATGAAAATACATATGTTGCCCCAACAGGTTCTATAACTAAACATAACTTTATAGCACCACCAGGTGTAGTGGCATATTGTAGTAATACAAAAGAAATATATTCAGCAATTAATTCTGAGTCAGATGATAATTTTAGAAGAAGAATAGTATCATCTATTAAGACAAGATCGGCAGGCACGACAGAGTCTGTTAGGTTTGCTGTTCTTTCAGTCAAAGGCGTAAGAGATGTTAGAATAAGAGAAAGCGCCTATGGCGTAGGATCTTGTGATGTGATTGTAGTTCCAGAATCTTTGTCTGGAATTAAAAGAATGCCAGACACAATACTGTCTGCCATAGCATCTGTTAAGCCAGCTGGTGTAAGATTTAATGTTAGAATAGCTGAACAAATACCAGTAGATGTTCAGGTCAGTGTCACTGTAGCTTCTGCAGCAAATGATACAATAGAAGCAGGAATAAAGAATCAAGTTGCGCTCTTTATTAAGAGATATTTAAATTCTCTTACAATAGGAGATACTGTTTCAGTTTCTGAAATAGAAAGACAAATTAGACTATCTTCCGACTTTGTAAGATATGCTACTATTAATTCTTTAAGTGCAAACGGTGAATCTATACCGGTAAAAGATTTTACTCCTTCAAGTGACAAAGTTTACCCAACTGCTGGAAGTGTGAGCGTATTATCTGTTATAATGGGTCAATCAAATTATTAACACTGAAAAGCTACAGGTCTTTGATATATGAAAAATTTTGTTATAACAAATAAGTATATAGTACGTGCCCCAAACATTGGACAAGCAAAGAATATTGTTTTTGAGGGTACTGGAAACGGTGACTTATTGGGCGATTCACTACACGCAATTGAAATAAGTGATGATGAAATTACTGATTTTATTAACGATAAAGACTCAATGTATACCCAGTCTTCTGTCGTTACTGTAGAAGATCCTTCCATTTATGAAGATGAAGAATATGATTCCACTGATTCAGTTTCAGCTATATCTGATTCACGAAATGAATTCCTAAGATCAGAGAATAAAAAACTCGCTAAGAGAGTTGAAACCCTAAAGAATGTTCAGGATGAAGTTGTCAAAGCCGCCTATGCAGCCGCCTATGATGCATTTTCCAGCTTGGAATTTCCAAAGACAAAAGCTCCTTCATTTAAAAAGATTAAAGATAAACTTCCAGAAACCGCTGTTGCAGTATTTGCTGACTGGCAGTTAGGTAAAATTACACCGACCTATGATTCATCAGTTCTAGAATCTAGAATTGAAGAATATACAGATAAGTTATTAGAGATTACCGAGATTCAAAGAATGGATCATAACGTAAATGATCTTCATGTTTGGCTTTTAGGTGATATTGTAGAGGGAGAAGAAATTTTTCCAGGCCAAAGCCACCTCATAGATTCGGGTCTATATAGACAAGTAGGAGTTAACGGCCCAAGAATTTTAAGCAGATTCTTGACTACGGCATTAGAAAACTTTGAACATGTGCACGTAACTGCTGTTATAGGTAATCATGGAGCAGTGGGTGGAAGAGCAAGAAAGCAGCATGATCCAGAAACAAACATGGACAGACTTCTTTATAAGATTGTTGAGCTCATGTTTTCAAATGAAGACAGAATCACTTTTAATATCCCAGATGGCAAGGGTGAAAGAAATTGGTATGCAGTAGATAATATAGGAAGCTATAGTTCTCTACTAATTCATGGCGACCAACTGCCTGCACCAACGTCATACTATGGTTACTATAAAAAGGTAATGGGATGGAAAGATGGTGCTATTCCAGAGCATTTTGATGATGTATTCATGGGTCACTACCATCAGCAATTTAAGATGACTATTGGAAGTACTTTATTAAGAATTTCTGGTTCTCCAGAAAGCAATAATACATACGCTCAAGAATATTTCTCTTCAATGAGCAGACCATGTCAACACCTCATGTATGTACATCCAGAGAATGGAATTACTTCCGAGTATTCTATTTGGCTAGACTAATTAAAAAGGATCAGTAATGAAAAATTATCTCTTGGGTCTTCGCAGTGGAGATTTCAACAAGGTTGGTAATATTTGGACTACTGATCCTATTTATTTATATAATAATAAATTTTATAAAAATTATTCGTATAAGAGATCCCCTACTGGATTAAATCTAATAGGGGACTATACGTTTGTTGGCACTGAAGTATCCTCTCCATCTTATGCTGGATCACCAAACCCCGCTCATGACACCAATGCTGTATACGTAACAAACTACGGTGAAGTCGTATACGAGTCAGCTACACCCGATTTGCTGAGGTTTATAGATACAACATCTAGAATTGATATTGTTTCCTACAAGCATGCGTTTACAAATTTAACGCGGAAGCGAAGTACCAACTTTTAATCTTCAGATGTATGAGTCAGATAATGAATCTGGCCCATGGATGAAGTCAGAAATTACAATAGATTCTTCTTCTATATTTTTGACTAATTCAAAAAAATATATAAAAATACAATTAGAAATATTTTCTGAAGCAGAAGATGTAACCGCGTTTGGTTTATTATTGTTTATCAACGTATTGATACACGATGTAGATACTCCTGTAATATCAGATTCAGCAAGAAGCATACTTTCTAAATTCCCAACATGGACTTCATTATATGAAGACTCGATAGAAGCAGCAACGCCATCCTTCAAGATTGCAGAGTCTGTTGGTGGAAAATTTATTTCTTCTTTAGTTGGAGAATATTTAGATAATTTTGAATCGGAATTAAATTTACAGGATATTAATTCTTTTATATCAACAGCAGATGAAGACGTTGTTGATTGGATTTATCTCACTTATGCCGTTCCATCCGCAGCACTTTCTGTGTCCGGCGATTCTATAGAGTTAGCAAGATCTGGTTCTTTAGAAAATTTTTATGAATCAAGAAAAACAGATTATATTTATTATCACAATCTTATAGATAATCAAATAATTACTTTAAGAAAATTTGATAATTTATCAATAGATGGGACTACATATGATCAAGACCCAATATTATTCTTTAATATATTTGATGAATTTGGATCAAGAGTTGGGCTAAAAAGATTATACTTAGAAAATAATTCTAATTACAAAAAGAGAATCTTAGATGTATATCAAAACCCTCCATCAGTAGATTTGAATGGGTTAAAATTAACCCTTAGAAGAGAATTAGATATCTGGAGAGCATATGGAGCTACTCCAAATTCAACTTACCTAGGCGCAACTCCTGAAATATTAGAGATATCTGACATTGAATCGTCAACACCATATTTTAACTTTGACGGAAATCCATCAAAAGATTTTAATTCTTTTGTAAGATATATAAACGAAACATATCCTTCCAACTTAGGCTATGCAAACTGGGATGAGGGAATTTGGGACTACGCTGGTTTAGCTGGCGAGGGAATGTCACATATTCCATTCATATATGATACAGCTACCCCATTAGGGCAATATTTTCAACCTGGATTTGGCGATTTTGAAGACGGCAAACTTCTAATTACATCTGATGATTTTGCAACAGTATCTTTTGATGGTTATTTCCAGGCAGATGGATTTAGAATGTCATCAGATAAAGATCATTATAATCCAATAGAAATAGATTTTGAATATTATGGAAGCTATTCACTCAATACTGCTAATCCAGATGTAAGTAATCCGAATTCAGCAACTCCGTATAATGCTGGTGTTTCCGTTGTTTACGAAGTACACATGCCAGCGCATAATCAATATGCAACTCCATCTGTATTTTACACAAACATGTCTTATCTTGACAGGGATGATTTTTTTGTTAAGAACTATTACCTGCAGTCAAGCGATGCAAGTCCTGAATATAACCTAATACAGGTTGTAAACTCAGATGGACTAACAAATGACAATCTTTCTTTTAGAGAAAAAACATATGATTATTTGTATGTAAATGATCAAGCTACACCAAATACAAATTCAATTGATATTTCTAAAGCTTCTCAAATTAGAATAGTTGCAAAATCAAAATGGAATGAATCAACAGATTCATATGTTACCAATTCATATGCAGCTTATAGAATTGCTTTCAACGAAGATGGAAGAGGATACTGGGTTAATCCAACAGCCGGTTCATACATTTCTTTGGCAACGCCAAACATAAATTATTTAAATTCAAACTTTAAAATAGGATCTACTGTATACGGAACACAAAATATTACAGGAATAACGGACATAATAGAAGGAAGAATGGTCGTTAATTCATTTAACGATCCATCAATAGTCGATGACGTACTAATAACAAAGAATGAAATAAAAGCACCTTTAATCTTTCCAATTGGTTCAACTCCACAAAATATTTATTTTAGTAGTAAAAAAATAAATCCAGAACCTCTTTATAATACATTTCAAACTCTTGAACTAAAACCCCCAAAGCATGGTGGTACATCATATAATCATATTGATGATGTAGAATATTTTATACCAGCTTCTCCTAATATTGTATTGAATATTTATAACGAACAATTTGATTCTTTAGAAGAAAATATATATTCTCCAGTTTCTTCAAGCTATTTTGAGACAGCAACAATCAACTATACAACAGGTTCTGAAACACTTATCATAACAAATGGATTAGCATCAACTCCGTACTACCCATTTAAATCTTCGGTATGGGAGCAACTGCCAGAGCCTTTATCAAGCACACCTATGATATATGGCTACCTAGATAGATATGGGAATGCTTATAAAAATGGTGAAACACTAGAAGATTCTGGTAGAACAACCAATGCTAGCCAGGTTGATTCTTTTGTATCTAAATATAACTTGTCTAGATTATCTTTTGGTTTAGGCCAAGAGAGTAATGATACCTATGTGATAACTTCAATTGAAGCAGTCAGTTCGAATGAAGACGTAATACTTAGTGTTCCAAATAAACAAGTTAGTTCAAGTGGTTTTGCGCCCAATTCGGCAGTTAATTTCATAGAAGAAATATACAATGAAGAAACAGGTGAATACGAGTATAGTGAATTAACAGTAAATGCACAAGCTGCAGACTATTATGACAATAAAAATATTAGTCTTTTAGATACAAAACAACCAGATATAAATGTTGGTTGGTTAGATTTGCCCAATAATGAATATTACATATATTCAGCACCAATAATCGAAGCTTATAGTGGACAGTTATTCGAACTTCAGCTAACAAATACACCAAGACAGGGTGCTCCAGTCATAGTTAATTTATATAGTGGAGGGTCAACAATTCAATATGATGAATTGGTATTTAATGATTCGGCAACTCCTGGTAACGTAACATTTTATAATGAAGAAACAGTAATTGCATCCGATAACTCAGCCGTATATTTGGCTTATCCAAGTGTATCCAATATTACACTTAAAGACACATATAGTGGAAACGCATTAGTCGAATCTATTTTAAATCCAGGATTTTATACTTGGACTTCAGTCGATCAAAATGGGGATTACACATTAAGTGAAGACGAAAATACTGAATATTATATATTTAATTCTGAAGTTGAAAATAAATTTGTAATATTAAATAGCGAAACTTATGAAAGCGGAGTGGTTTCGGGTAGGGAATATCTTGCAACTTACACTGTCAACAATGCTTATTACATTGATAGAAATTATTATGATTCCACTTTAGATGATTATTTTGGAAAAATATATTTCTCTTCGACTCCAGGAATTACCTCTTCATATGAAATAATATATGAAACTTCAAAGTATAAATCAAGCACTCCTTCTGGTCTTTATTTGAATCCACTATATAATCCAATAGATGAGGGATTTGTATTCGTATCTGATTCCGATTATGCTTTTGATACAGCAGGAGTATGGATATCGCCGCAAAAGATATTTGATGCTTCTGATGATATCATATATGTATCAATCGTTTCATATGATACTAATGGAAACCCAAAACCTTATCAAACTTTTAGAATTTATGGCAGTGAAATAACAGCAGAAAATGAATATCTAACAACAAATCAAAATGGTTTTGCAACTACAAGCTTCAGATATTCCGGTGTAATACCTGCCGTTAATACTGAAATAGAAATATTTGTTTCTGGCATTTCATACCCATCCGCAAATGCACATGAAAACAGTTCGTCTGGTTCGTTTAGTGATTCATACACAATAGACCTCGCATTGAGCAATGCTTATACATATGAATTTAAAGCTGCTCCAGACAAGATGAATATTAAAGCTGATGGAATGGGCGATGTATATATTAAGGGGTATGTAAGGCAGGGTAACATTCCACCTTCAAGCACCCCAGCAATATATTGGAGAAAAGCCAGAACTGCCTACGCGTCTTTGGAAGAAATAAATTATTCAACAAATTCAAGTACACCTGGTAGATATGGAACATCTGGCCTTGTGTATGCAGATGAATACGGAAACTTTAATATTGGTCCATTCTATGCACAGGATAGGACAAAGCCTGGCTATTGGTTTGTTACCCTGGATACAGAATTAGCTTCCACTCCTTCCGCAACTCCTGTTACTATATATGGTGACATAGTTTATTGGTATGAAAATTACGACAATTTACATTATTCAAATGAGATTGTCCCGCTCCCAGAATCCTATACAGCAATACCAGGTTCTGGTTCGGAGATACTTGCTAAGTCTAGTTTTACCTATAGACATTATGACATGGAGTTTGATGATCAATCTGCGGCAACTATAAATTGGGTACCACCAAGATGGTTCCCAGTAAGTAGATATGATCAATATCAAATGGGATTTTTTGGATCAACACCAAATACTATTTCGGAATATCAAGACCTAAATTCAGATTATGAGGATAGCTAATGAAGCTATTTAAAAATACAACAGATAGTCAAAAAGAAAATGCAATAAAGGTTGGATTATCTGTCCCCGATGATGCAGCAAACATTGCGTACTTTGTAAATGAACAATTATCTCCTAAAAATAATTTAACTGTAATAGATTTATCAAGTTCTATACCTGAAAATAAAATTTCTTTAGACAGAGGTGTAAAGACTTATTATGCAAACGAGCTTGGAATTTTAGAGGACCAAAATGGAAATACAATATTTCCAAGTCAAGATGTTTCAATAAGCGATTCTTTTTTATTAAAAGATTATCAAACGGAAATGCTAAAAGTATCTGAAATAAATTCAGATGAATTTTTTCATTATTATTATGTTAGTAGATTTTTTGTATCTGCTCCCTCAAACTATAGCACCTATGGTCTGTCTGAATATATACCACAATCTTTTTATGGATATTTAAATATAAAAGTTTTGAATTCGCAAAATCAAGATCATATAGATATAAATACTGGTAGAAAAAAATATAAAATACTACTTGATCCGTTTATAACAGAAAATAATTATCAAGATACAGAAATTCCATATAGGATAATTATAGGATTAGATTCTTCTGACCCCATTAATCTTAAGTTAGTTTATGACAAAATTGAATGCGATTCAAATGGAAAAGCAACTTCACAATACCTGAGGTACTCAGAGTCAATTAATGCTATTGAGTATTTTAAGATTATTCCAGAAGAAAGTTTTGTTATAGATAATAATTATGATAAAAAAGTATTTTCTGTAAAAAAGTTTAATAAAAAATATTCAGATATATTTAATGTAAATATTAATTCAACTGGATATCAAGTTTTTGTTCCAAAAAGAGCAATATCTGATAATAGAACTTATGAAGTTTTTAACTGGAGATTAATAGCAAGATCAAAACAATCAGTTAACTTAGAGTTAATTGATTATTTCTCTGACCTAGAAACAACTACTGGGATAAAACAAAAGACAGTAAATGTTGGAGTCTTATATGACTCATTAGACACTCAATCATTGGAGATTATTAAGCCATATGTATTTTATAGACTTGAAAAATCTCCGTTTAATTTCTCTAAGTTTCAATTTAAAAATCCAATAAGTGAAGCTGATAATAATTTAGATAAAACTAAAGCAAATTATTGGATGATTGATCTTCAATCAATTGATTCATTAGAAGATTTTGATATATTAACATTTTGCCCAACAACGAAACTCTCAGAAAAAGCTAATATTTTAATAAATAATTATGTAAAGATACATAATGGAACACTACTTGTTGATGGTTCACTCTATCCAGCAGAAGAACCATTTCTGAGTGCAGAAATAAGCATAAATGCATTTAATGCAACAGTAGTTCCAACATACTATGGGTATCAAACGTCATCAAAAATTCTTGATGAAACAAAAAATGGTGGATGGAATATAGATTCCAGCATATTTGAAAACGAAGACTATGGAATCTTTGGCCTCAAAAAAAGTGCGTATAGAACAATGTCTGGAGTTAATTCCTCTAAGAGCTTTTTAAATATAGGTATGAGTTCATCTTCAAATAGTTCTGTTGGAGCACTTTTTGAATATCCAAATGTTGGTGATGCAGTTGCGCAAGGAAATATAATATTTACTTCTTTTTCATTTTTAGAATACTGCAATTCTGTATACAGTATTGCTGCAAGGTCAACTGTTCTTAATGTTAATAATCAAGATTCTGTTTTTGAAGAAAACGATACCAGTTTAATTTCTGCAGTTGTAGAAGGTCCCTTTAAGTTATTCTACAATTCTGTTTCCTATGCTTTATATTCTAGGTCTTACGCGTCAAGGGTTATAGATACAAGATCTTCTTTATTCAATTTTGTTGGAGAGTGGAATTCATCTTGGGTTATGGATCAAAATGCACTTCTCGCTGAAGAAAAAGAACAGCTATTTGTGAATATTACAGTTGGAGCAAATGAAACTAGGTATGCAAAAAATATAATTCCATCCACTCTTAATGTGGGTGGATACTATCTGCGCAGTTTAACTGAAGCACTTCCGACTTATCAAAGAGATAAGATTTCTTTTATAGATTTAGATTCTGTAGATTTTTTTATAGAAGTAACAAATCCAGATGTCACAATAGCAAATTCAACTATCGTTGCTTCTCCTATAGAAGAAAATATAGCAAGTTCTTATACTTTATATAAAGTCTCATCTTTGAATGATTTTGTTTATGCATATACAGAAACAATATCTCCAACAATAAATATACCAGACGGATTTGGTCCGTATGTTGTAAAGGAGATTCCAAGTCTAAGAAGTTCAAATTCAAAATTACTTAATAACAATATTGATCCAACAAACTATTTTGTTGCGTATCCATTTGAATTAGAAACAGCATATTCTTATCAAACTGCAACAGATAAACCTCTTGGTTTTAGTGGGACGTATTCGTCAGATATAAGAATACACTATCAGGGCCAGGGCCAATTGCAATTGAAAAGAGCAGTTGGAACCGTAATTAGAAATTATACTGTTATACAAAGAGGGGAACCAACATTAATTGATGCTGGCGGCACAATACCTGGCCAAGCTCAAAACGATGTCCCCTGCATAAATCTTACTTCTGGAAGAGATTCTGTTTTTGCTGCTTCAGATCTTGTTTGGAGAAATTTTGATTATACATGGGATATAGATAATGGTAATGTACCTAGCACTTGGGTAGTTGGTACAACAGGTGAATATGTAAAATATATTAAGTCAATGTTGAAGGCTGGAGGATTTTACGGAGGTGCAATAAATACTAACTATGACCAAGCAGCCTCTACGGCGGTCACTGCATTTCAAAATAGAATGAAAACAACTGGAATAAAATTTGATGGAATTGTTGACGGAAAAGTGGACAGTCAAACAAAGTCTTTATTTGTTAGTGCTATTTCACTTGGTATAATCAATCCAGAAACAGCAAGGACTATCTGCACCACGAATGGAGTTTTAAAGTACTACGATGCTGCGTTGTCTCAGGGTGATATAAGTGAAATAAATTCTGGTGGAAAATACAGAAGAATTAGCTATTCAGGCGGAGGGCTCGGACTTCAAGTAACGGTAATTCAAGATGTAATATTTTTTACTATACCAGATGGGGCAGAAACAGTAAAAAATGTTAAAATTAATTTTGGGACTCTTGAAAATTGGCGCAATGTAACAGTAGTATCTTATGGTTTTGCTCCAGTCAATCATGCAGCAAATAATATATCTTTTGCAAACACCACAAATAACAGCGCATATAAGGGTTATACAGTAAATAGAAAACCAGATACTTCTGGAACCGTCACTCTATCAATGCATGACCTACCGGTCTCACAATGTAAGTATGGTTATATTTATTTTAAGACTAATGCAGTCATAAATCAAAGTAAATATGGAAACGCAGAAGGTTATCAAATTAGAAGTATAAAATGTGATATAGTTGGAAATGCAACTACATCAGAACCTGTCTACGGTGACCCAGAAGAAATTCCAGTTTCGGTATCAGAAACCTACAATGCATTTCCTAGTTTAACTAAACCAGAAGTTGAAGATATAGCAAACTATTGGGTTGAAAATAATCCAAAGGTTTTTTATGAAGGCACTAGCTTAAAGTCAAATCAATCTGGGTATTTAATTTATACTGTTGATACCGAAAAGTATTATTCTTGGAATGGATCATCATGGTCAGAAATCGCATTTGCAGAGACTACTGAAAAAAATATTAAGTTTGATACAACAGTGGTAACAAAAACTGTAGATGCTTACGTTAACGCAACAACCTCGGAAAAGTTTTCTAATTTATCAGCCCTTAAAGATCATACAGTAAAATATGATACCAATACAATTAAAACAATTTCATTAAACTTTAATTCTATAGTATATAGTTATTTAAATAAATCATATACAGATGGATTTGTTAGTACAACAGGTCAATATAACCGGACTTTCTGATAATAATTTTGAATTTGCGTCAGGTGTCGTATTCGATTTTACTAAACCGCTTTATGTTGATTTAAATGGTTCAAATTCTGTTTCTATCACTTCTCTTGTTTCAGAAACTGGATCAAATGTATCTTCACCATCATCTGTATTGACTATAAAATATTTAGAAACAAATCCGGTTTCCGAAAATGCCACAAGGGTAACGCTGGAGACTTCAGCTACGTACTATTCTGGGTCAAATGTGATTAGCACTCCATTAACGTATGTCGGTGACTATGTGATGAAAAATCTAAACAATGTAATAATTCCAAAAAAAGAATCAATAACAACTTTAGATGGAACACTTTTACTTTGTAGTGAATCTGGAAAACCAGTAGGTATCCCAACTGGAATAGAAATATCCAGTTACTTTAGCTCTACGGCAACAGAGCAAGAAAAAGATGCAAGACTTGGTTTTGTTTATATTAAGAATAGAATACCAGAACAAAATGGATTCATATTTGGGTTCTATGATTTCGCTGAAAAAGAATTTTTAGGTGACACGGTTTCTTATGTAGATATGATTGCTAGGGGAATTAATAATATATTTATCGCAGTTTCCGCTTATGACTCAGATGGTAACACTCAAAATATAATAGATTATATAGGGCCAAAAGTTAGCACAAAATTTATACCAACCGATATTCCAATTAAAAAAATATGTCCAGTTTATTCTGTAAAATATAATTCTGGCACAGCAATAAAAATTGGAAATATGACTTCTTATGTAGACAAGAAACAGGCTTGGCCATTGGTTATAACATCTGGTTCTTTTACTAGAACAATTGTAATACCACAATCGATTTACAATGACTGGAAATCAGACTATGCAAACCAGACTGTTACCGCAACTTATGACACAACAATAGCAAAAGGTATTAATTGGTCAAGCATTTTTGGTAGAGGGTATTATGATGTTAAAAATGAAAAACCAATATTGATTTCTGATAAACAAATAAAATTAAGACAAACGCCTTTAGTTGTTTGGCCAGAACCAAGTAGTTATACAAAGGCAGTATCCCCATTGTTTAAGCCTCAGATAGAAGTTTATACAAGAGAAACACCATTGGCAGCTTGGGAAAAGTTAGCATCTTCTGAAATAAGAGATTATAACTGCAATTCTGGTGTCATAGAATTTAATGATAGAGTAATTCCTTCTGATGAAAACTTGATAAAAGTAGATTACGTAATAAAGAATTCTGATCTAATGATATATCAGTCAAATGGAAACGCAGTTCCGCTTAATCCTTTCTTAAATTCTAAAAATATTAGATTTAATAAACCACTTTACATATATATAGTTCCTACAAAAATAAATAAAATATCAACATACTCATCTGAAGCAGCAGAGTACATACCGCTAGAAGAATATATACCAAGCTATCCATATAATTTTACTTACAATTCTGAAATATTTAATGAATATTCTCCAAAGTATGATCCATTTGCGTTACCAATTGGGATTATTTACTTTACTAATAATCCTAATAAGCAGCAAACAGAAATATATGATACAAGATTAAGAGGTGGAGGGATAGCCGCTGAGTATCAATTTATAGAAATAGATTCAGAAATAGATAATCTTCTTTCAAATTGGGATGTATATCCAATCCATGGAACCTCTTATCCAAGGGGTGGATTTGTTATAGTTAGAATACCAGATGAAGTTAAAGATAACTTTAAGAATATTGAAGAGATATATGATATAATTCGTAGGAACCTAACTGCTGGTGTTTCTTTCCAGGTACAAAATTTAGACGGAGAGCTCTGGGAAATATAATGTTAAAGCAACTTCCAAATGTAATCAGTAGTTTTTCAAACAGTTCTCAGACCACTGTATCCTCTTTGATAAGACAAATGAAGATAGATAAATCAGATGTTTCTAGTTTGGTTTCAAAGCTTTCTCAGATAAGAGTAGATACAAGTTATTCTCCATCAATATTTAGTCAATTTAGTTCTTTGAATAGAGAATTTTTTATTGACATATTTAGAGATGCAGATATAAGAATAAGAAGTTATTACTCATCCGCCAACACCGTTGGCCTGATGCTTAATTCAATGATAGATATTTTTTATTCTGAAATTGAAAAAGTAGAAAAAGATTTAGATACATTACAGATATTTATAGATAATTATGAATTTATAGCTGGTAAAGATGATTTATATAATTCAAATTATGTAGAAAAATTTGATAATTACTTAAATGATTATAGAACAGATGGCTATCTATTTGATTTGATTGATAGAGATGGTTCTTACTTTGATGAAAATGGCAATGGTTTTGTTGATACAAAAGCCGGTGTATTTAAAATTGGCACAAGTGTCACGACTAAGAACGCATTAGATTTCATAGATGATATAAACATTAAAAGTAACTACGATAATTATAAATCAAGTGACAGCGGATTCTACGCAACATTAAATGATAATAGATCAGACTCTTGGAATGTTACTATAAAGTCTCCAGTAATCTTAACTTCAAAGATAGATGATATTAAGAAATATATATCATATGATACATCTTATATAAATGGAGCACAAAATATTGTTGAAATGTCATTTGCATTTCCTCAATTAATTGATACAATTTACATAACACCAGGTCATGGCAATGGTTTGCAATTGTTGCAAGCGGTATTGTTTTCAGACATAACAGAAAGTTATGTATATAAAGATTACGAAACAATCCTTCAAGAGGCAACAGATTCTAATCAAACTATTGAATCCTTTTTTGAAACAAGTACTGGTGATCCTACATCTCTTACAACAACAGTGCCTGTATTAACCGAACCAAAATCTTTAGATTCTATTACTGAAATTTCATTTCCAAGAAGAAATGTTAGTAAAGTTATATTGATATTTAATCAGCCAGTATATTCTAAAAATGAAAATACAACATCATCCAGCGAACTCAATGCTAAAGCTGTGTATGATATAGGTAGAGAAATTAGAGAAATTAGAAGATCAAACACCGACAAGTTACAAGACTTAGTATACAATTTATTTTTAAGAAATAATTCTATTAAAGATTTATTTAAAAATAGATATATGAACGATAGCTATTATTCCTATAAGTACCCGGTTGCTAATAAAACATTTGTAAATAAAATAGGTAGAGATAATTTCTCGGAAGAGAATATTCAATCTAATTTAATAGATAAAAAATGGAGTACAATTTTATCTAATTTATTCCAAAACTTTTTCATTCATATGATTAAAGATAATGGAGAAATTTTTGATAGTTCAACATTCATTGAGGCTGGGTCTGTATTTGATGATAGATATGATTTTAGAACTCCCGGAATGCTTCCACAAAAAGATTCCAATAATATGTATTTAGGAAAAACAAAAGAACTATTTGCGGAAACAGTTTCAAGATCAAATCATTCTATATTTAAAGACCTATTTATTTTAGAAAAAATAGATCAATATGAATATAGTTTTTCTATTAAATCAATAGAATTTGCGGCAGTAGAAAAAATAGACTCAAATAAAGCTTGTTTTGTCAGCAAAAAAATTCCATTTAATGGGTATCCTTTAGCATTAAAAGCTTCTTTAGTTAAGAGTAAAAACTTAATAGACTTTAATAGATTTAATTTTGATCTTAAAGAACCTATATCTTATGAAATTTCTATTTCTAATACAGAAATACCTGTATCAGAAAATGATTGGTTGCCAATATTGGAGTATGGAAAAGATAATATAGATTCAGAAGTTTTATTCTTTGATACTCAATCACTTTCCGCATCTACAAGATTTTATTTTAATAGAGAAACTTTTGTTTTATATAAAGATGGTTACATAGTTTCTCCAGATCAATATTCTCTTAAAGAAAATTCAATTATTCTTAATGTATTAGATATTAATTCTATTTATGTATGCAAATATAAAACAGATTTAACTCTTTTTAACTATGATAATATTGATTTTATCAAGAGTAAATTATTTCAAGAATCAACTAAATCTTATTTTGATGACCAAGGTCAGGGTGAAAGATTCTCCACAACAGACTATACAGGAAGAGTAACTCTATCGAATCTTCCTTATGTTAATACTGTATATAGCGAAGGTGCCAGTTATAATTCAGCATATGGCACGATATTTTCATCGGATTATCAAGGTTATAGTCCAATAAAAGTTCTTTTATCCGATGGATCTTATGCAATTAACCTAACAAATTATACTACAAGTAAAGATCTTCCATCTTTTCCAGACAGTTCAAGAATATATTTCATACAAAATGGTAAAGAAATAGTATTTAATCAAGTTTTGTCTGATTCATTTTCTGTTATTTATGAGTATGTTTCTAATTCTACAAGATTTAGAATAATTATTAGAAAAAATATATCAAACATTCTATACCAAGCATCCGTAGACGCGGTCATGATAAAAGCAAAGACAAAAAATTATGATCCATATTACGATAAATTAACTAAAGCACTAGTAACAGGTTAATCATGGCACAATTATCACCATCAACATCAATCTTTGATCAAGTCGCAACATCACTTTCTTCTATAGCAGAAAAGTTAAAGAGCGGAAAATACATTACTAAACAGGATTTAATATCTGACTTTAATCAGGCGTTAACTGAAGCTTATCAAAATATAGATTCATTTAATACGAAGTTAGATTTGTTTGCAAAAGGCGAACCACCTACATCAACAAAGATGAACAAATTTGTTAACTCATTAAAAAATGATATAAATATATCTGCTAAGCAATTAGATTATCTAACGGCAAAAACTATAAGTATATTTAATTTGTTTACTTCTGAAATAGAAAATGAAAAAAAATATTCTCAAAGAATATTTTCAAAAACAAAGATACTTCAGATGTATTCCGCTAGTCCAGCAGAAGACATAGTATATATTGGCGATTCATTTGATAATCAAGATTATATGGACTTTTCTAGAATGAAAGTAAATGAAAATCCTATGATTCTAAACGGTGCTGGAACTATTCAAGCATCAAAAACCACCAATTGGAATCCTTCAAGGATAATAATGAATAACTCCAATGGATTTATGGGTAATAATCACATTGTGATAAAGAGCAAAGATGAATTAGACCAAATTAATTACGAATATGCATTCAAAAACAGTCCTTCAATCTCTAATCCATTAAATATTATAGATAAAAATCCATTAACATATTTTGAATATGAAGCTTTAAATATTGATAAAGCTAAATATCAATCTATATTTGATTTTATTCCATCAGATAATGAATTTTCATATATAGTTGATTCAGAAGAACTTTCATCTGCGCCTAAGCGTAGCTTAATTAATTGGTCTAATCATAATCTACAAAAACCCCTATTGTTAGATTTTACTATTGAAGGAAATGGGCCAGCAATGGCTAACTCAGTAAAGATATCTCCATATTTTGGATACACAAAAATAGTAAAAGTATCCAATATTTATGTAACTAATGATATGGGAGAAACGGAAGATGTTGTTAAGGAATCTTTTTATATAGGTTTATCCCCAGAAAGCTTAACCAAAGAAGCTTACTCAAAGTATTATTTTGATTCAGCAGTTGTTAAATTTTCTGACAGAAAAGTATTAAAGGTTAGAGTTGTTCTTGAGCAACCATACTTTAATGAGGAAGAAATAATGCATACATACTGGGCTACAGATTATAGTCAATCTACATCTGATAATAGTCCGTTCTTTGGGTCTGTAAGATTCAATCCAGATTCTTTAAGTAAAGATATTTATCAGGAAATAAACTATAACAAAGATGCTATTATACCGCCGTTAAGTAATCCAAATATCTTTAAAAAAAATAACGTTACCAGCAAACAGGTAACTGTATCTGTAAAGAAAAAAATTACAGATACTAATAAGGCTGAATCTGTACAAACATTTAGCGTGCCCCTTAAGCTAAAAAGGGATATAATTAAATGTAAGAGAATGTCAATTGGTTTGAGGGATGTTTCTATTGAGCATATTGAATATTTAGACTCAGCAGAGATTGTATCCTTACCTTATAAATTTGATTATCCAGTAGAATCTGTAATGCTAGGTATAGACAGTGATTTAAGTAGCGTTTCTTCAGCTACTCAGCTTATATCCTCTTATATTTCTGTTGATGATGGAAATAACTGGATAGATATAAGTTCAAGTCAGTTTGGATTTAACTCAGCTTCTTCGTCAGCAAATCCCGAAGTGCTAGTGTTCAATCAAAATGTTCCACCAGGATATAAGTTGCCTGGAGTAGGTTATCAAAATTATCCAAAAGTTCCTTCTGAAATTAGAAGCATCTTAGTTAAAATAAAAATGCTAAAAGATCCAAATACAAACGTTGTTCCAACTGTGTATTCATACACATTGGCCGCAAAGGTTAAAAAAATATGAACATTTCAACAGTACAGAAAAGAAGATTTTTAAATAATATATATAAATTGATATATTCTTCTGGACAAAAACCTTCTGAACAAGAGGTTAGAAAAGCATTTAATGAGTACTTCAGTATAAATCAACCAGGGTATCCAATTAGAGTAGACTACGATCTTCTTAGAGCATCAAATAAAACAGATGTTGATTTATTAAATCAAATAATGGCAAATACAATCTATAATGTTGACGTATTGTATGACACAATATTAGATAATAATGAAGAATTATTTTCTATTGTTACATCACTTAATAAGAAATTAGAAAATTTAAAAAAGAAAAGATTACAACTAGAATCAAAAATAGATGATCTTATATTTATGAATAATAATTCTGATGGATATTTTTATTCATTTACAGAAAACTTTATATCAGCAGATAATTTAGATTTGTCATTAACCGACTCTGCTTTTTTTGATCCTAAACTTAGGAATGTAACTATTAGCAAATTAAAATCTGAACAATTTAATGTTATGACAATTGATAATCTTAATGGAAATAATGTTGATTTTACAGTAACAGCAAATGGTCAGCAGTTGAGCGAAACAATTGATAAAACAAATTTTAATAATATATTTGATGGTCTAACTGACACATATTGGGATCACTCAGTATCGCTGCAAAACCCTCAGCCCGTTTCGATAACAATAAGCATACCCGTAAATAGAACTTCAGTCCTCTCAAAGGTGGATGGAATACTGTTTACTTCATCCCCGGTAAACATTATGATGAGAGCTATATATTCTGATCCAGAGAGACCAATTGAAATAAGAACTAAAACATCGAGATCAGACTACGACGCTTTTTCCTTTTCAATTCCAGCAGGTTCTTACTCAACTATAGAAATAGTTTTATTTAAAAATGAACCAGACTATATAGATCAAAATAGTTCTAATCCATATATTTATAAATTTGGTTTAAGAGAAATGGTAATTGGTTCAAAGTACTACGCCAAGTCTGGAATATTAGTGTCTGCTCCGATATCAATTCCTACAAAGACTAACTCAAATCTAGTGATAGATGCTGTATCAATGGAAGTTAAAGAGCAAATTGTTCCTGGAACATCGGTTAATTATTATGTAGCTGCCAATAACCCACTGGCACAAAAGATTAATGACTATAATTGGATTCCAGTCTCACCAAAAGGTTCAGAGAGTTCTGGGTATAATCCAATTGTTTATCTGGATGGATCGACAAGAAATACGGTGTATATATCAAACTCTCCAGAGGATGACGAACTTGCCTACATACCACTTAATTCTTCAACAGCAAATGCAAATGAGTTAAATCCAAATACTAGAATATATTCTGGAAAAAATGTTTACAGAATTGCTCCACTTAGTTCTGAGGAAAACTATTTAAATCCAATTTTTTTAAGCGGTATAGACTGTTTAAAACACAATTATATAATTTATACTGGTTCCTCTACCTTAGATGGAAGGTATAAAGATCTTCAATATTGGTCAGATACCCTCAGCAATAAGCCAGCATCACTTCTATCGAATACGCTAGTGGAGCAAATTGGGTCCATAAATCCAGGAATAAACTCCTATAGTTCTGGATATATAGAAACTTCAGTTTTAAGACAAAGTCCTATAAATGTTATACATACCGTATCAAAGTCTGATCCTAATTTTAATTTGGCAATATATTTAAATGGCATTCTGATAGCAGACATCCCGAAGGGAACGAGCAGTAAAGTTATTGAATGGGAGTTTAAATCAGGAATTAACAAAGTAGTAGTAACTTACGATAAGACAGTATCTGGACAAGTTTCTTTTAATTTAATAGAGGGTTTGTCATTGTCTAGATACGGATTGGTATTTGTTGACTATTTTAATTATTTAGATCCATTTGAATTTCAGAATAAAGTAAATGAAGATAGCTATTACTTTACGATAGATACAATTTTTGGAAGAAAAGAAATACTATCTTCAAAACAATTAAACGGAAAATCAAACTTTATTTATACATCCAATAATCCATTGGCAGTTAATGCCGTAAGATTTAGGGTTGATTTAAATAGATATGAAGACCCATTGGCATCACCAATGGTTGAGTCTGTAAGAATTAAGTTTAAGCACAGGGATGCATAAAGCCAGTGTTTCTGGTACTAATTAGTTAGGAAGAATTAAATGCCAATAACTTATACAAAACAATCTCACACCAAAAGACTTATAGAACCTTTCTTTTCTAGATTTAGACAAAAATATAGAGCAACTAGAAATAGCAAAAGAGAGAATTTAGAAATGAATTCTTTGATTGTTGATTTTAATAGAATTAATAATCAATTAGACTCCATTAATTTAACATGCGATAATTATTCCGCAAGTATTAATGGTAAAATATCTTCATTAATTGAAGCAGAAGTTTTAGTTGATGGTGTTGATGTTCAAATTGATGGTGTTAGTGCATCTATAGTCGATGAAATAACATCTGGTGTATCAGGTATAGATATAAATGATATTGTAAAGATTACAGGAAAGTTATCTAGACTTCAAAATAAAGTAAAATTTTTAGAAAACAGGATTTAATATGGCAGATTCAATCAATACCCAAAAAAGAGACGCTCATTACAGGGGCCCAGTAGACAGCGCTGAGTACAATACTAGAATTGAAGAAAACTATAGAGATCTTTTATATCTGTATAATAAATCAAATATTCTTGATCAAAAACTTTCTCAAGCATTTGAAAGAGTCTTAAAAGACCAGGCGTATTTAGTTAACGCTGTTGACGATCTTGTTGATAGAGTCGAGGCTTTAGAAAATGAAACAAATACACTATCAATATATTCTTTTTCACAACTTGATTATGTTAATTTTATTGGAACAAGTTTTGCGGTTTCAACAACAGACCTTCTTAGCTTAGATCCATATTATAATGCTATAACACTTCCGAAGGTTAGTGGATCTTCAAATTCAAAATTAAAGTTTCATACATCGGGAACTTCTTCAACTCAAGTTCTTCCGGATTTCTTCAAAACATATATACAAAATGATTATGTTGGTGTAGATACGGCTGGAGCAGTTATTAATACAACGCCAACATTCCATGCGGTTATAGATGATCCGAATAAGATTTGGAAGCGCAATGTGATTACCCAGTCAACTTCGGTATCTGGGGCTCAAATGATGTTCTATGTAAAGATTCCATCTGAATTTACTGGATCAACAAAAACAAATTGCATTAAGTTTAATCCATTCCCCGTATACTCAGTTGATATATCAGCAATAGAATATACAACAAAGCTAAATCCAACTTTAACAGAATCAGATTCCTGGATACCGCTAAACTCCTCAGCTCTCTATAATGGAGTTAGCACAGCAATAGGAAAGGTGCCACCTGGTGGATGGCTTATATCTGGATCTGATAAAATCTATAACTCTGGCCCACTCTGCTTTTATTTTCCGGATAAAGAAATTACGGCAATCAGAATCAAGATGGTGCAGAGAAGCTACATGGAAGAAGGCGGTAATTACATATATACGTACGGCCTTTCGGATCTTGATGTAAGATACGATAAATTCCTTCCATCTGGCAAAACAATAATTAAATTTACCCCACCAGACGGATCTTTAATTAATAATATAATTAGTGTAGATCCGGTGATTTATAATGTTCCACTAAGTCAGATGTCAAATGCGTTTAGCTATAGGGTTATATATGATGACGCTGGAAACTACGGCCTTACAAACCCTGGGGCATCTACGAGCGTCTGGATAGAGGTTACTTTAAATATGCTAGAAGATAAGACGGCACCAGTGCTTTCTGACCTAAGAATTCAATATGATTAATGGTTAAAAACCAAAAATCATTTTACTATAGATAGCGTAAACCGCATTATACAATAAGGAGAAATCTGATATGGCAACCTTTTACGTAGGTCCAAGACCAGTATTGAAGGGTCGTTCAACTGCCGATATGATTAACGTATTCAAGGGTACGGCTGGCACATATTCATTTTACCCACTATTTGCTAAGGGTCTTTTGGATGGTGCTCCAGACAGTCATCATGTCCCAGGCACTGGTCGTCACCCAGGAAGTGTTCTTTTATCGCAACTTTTTACTGGTTCAACACTCTATGCTGGAACAACTCCATTAGCAGGAACTTTTGCAGATGGAGTTGGCTACGAAGGCGCTCGTTATAAGCCATTTGAATTTAAGGGTTTGGTCGGTGCAGCAGCGTTTCCTTCTGGCTTTGGTCACGCTGACAGAGTAAGTGATTACAGCTATAACAACTATATATTTGACGGTGTTACATCTTCGAATATATTTACTGGAACTGGTCATGGCCCAAGAACAGAAGCACAAGGTGCGCCATCATCGTTTGGTGTTTTCAGACCAAACGAAGTTCATGGTGTAGCAAGCGCAACAGTGTTTACTTCTGGCTATGGTCAAGCAAACACTGCATCTGACTATGGTAGAAACAAAGTATTGGAGTACAAAGGTTTAGCTTCAACAAAAGCCTTGTAAGTATCACTAACAAAATATATTCTGTGCTATACTAATAGCACGGTGACAACAGTCCCGTCTGATATCAGACGGGATTGTCGTTTATATAGATCATTTTTATAGGTTTTGAGTATTTTATTGAGGATTATAAATGTCTTTAGAGGCTCTTGAAAAGGTAATAAAAGAAGATACGATACCGTTCGAGGTTGCAGAAAAGTATTTAAACCTATTTCTTGGCAAGTCAGATTGGGATAACCACCTAAAAAGACTTTGGACAATATCTGCTTCTAAAAACTCCACAGAAGAACAAAGAAAAAACTTTGTGAAAAAAGCCATAAGCTGCGCAATAATGCTTCCTCTGCTAGAGGGCACTACTATACCTAGTCCTCCAGACAAACTCTTGTTTTGGTGTACAGCTTGGACTCAGTTTAATGAAAAAGATTGGTTTAAATTATTCCAAGAAAATATAGAAGAAGATATAAAAATTACAAAAGATAGAAATGCAATTATTATGTTAGGCGTTGTAGATCCAATAGATGTTTCTCCTTTAACTAGGCAGGCATTTAACTGGTTGTATAATAGGGCAAAAGAAGTTTCTGATTTAAATGAAGAGAATACAAAAGAACTAGAGGCAAAGTTTTTCAATCTAGTGAAGGCATATGGTGGGGCAGTGATATGTAATATGTTTGTTAAACACAAAAATAATATTAGTAAAGTATTTAACTGGAGAAGTGGTTATTTCTTTGAGAAAGAAATACATAAAGTATATAAGATCGATGAAATAATTAAGATAAAAAATACAGAACTACAAAAGCTTAATCAAAAATACGTAAAAAAAATAACACTTAATAAATAGGAGATATGATGTCAACAGAAATCGAAAATGGTAATCCAGATCTAGCATACGCAGCTTCAAAACAGGCATCAATGTTTTCTTTTAGGTTAACAGATGACTTTGTCACCAGCTATAAAGATAAGGTAGTTCCATTTGGATATAGAGACGCTGCTGGAAATTCGGTTGGAGAAATAACTTTCTTGCGCACATATTCTAGATTAAAAGATGATGGAACAAAAGAATCATGGACTGACGTTTGTGAAAGAGTAATCAATGGAATGTACTCGTTGCAAAAAGACCACTGCAAAAAGAATCGTCTCCCATGGAATGACGCAAAGGCTCAGGCTTCAGCAAAAGAAGCATTTGATAGATTGTTTAATTTAAAGTGGACTCCACCTGGACGTGGGCTTTGGGCAATGGGCACTAACATTGTTAATGTGCAGAAGAATTCGGCAGCGCTTCAAAACTGTGCATTTGTATCTACAGCAGAAATGAATAAGTTTAATCCAGCTAAGCCATTTGCATTCTTAATGGAAGCATCAATGCTGGGTGTTGGAGTTGGTTTCGATGATAAGGGTGCAGACAAGGATTTTACTATCTTTGAACCTAAAAAATCAGATACAAACATTCCAATTATAATAGCTGATACAAGAGAGGGTTGGGTTGAGTCAACCGCCCTACTACTAAATTCATACTTAAAACCAGATCAAGAGTCAGTAGAATTTGACTACACATTAATTCGCCCAGCTGGAACTCCAATTAAAACATTCGGTGGCGTAGCTGCAGGTCATGAGCCATTGGAAAAATTACATAATCATATAAGAAAGATGTTTACTGGACGTAAGGGCGATAAGTTAACGCGTGTAGATATAGCGGATATTGGGAACGTTATTGGGGTATGCGTGGTATCCGGAAACGTTCGTCGTTCAGCAGAGTTATTGATAGGTCGTTTGGATGATCAGGATTTCTTAAATCTCAAAAATTCAGAACGCTTTCCTGAGCGTAACTCATATGATTCATCTGCTCCAGGTTGGGGCTGGATGTCCAACAACTCAGTCGAAACAGCAGTCGGTGCAGACCTCTCTTCTATAGTTGAGGGTATATCTTTGAATGGTGAACCAGGTGTTATTTGGATGGACATGTCTCGTAAGTATGGAAGACTTGCAGATCCAGCAAACAATAAAGATCACAGAGTTGCTGGCTACAATCCATGTGCGGAGCAATCCCTAGAGTCATACGAGTGCTGCACACTAGTAGAAACATACCTCAATCGTCACGATAGCTTGGAAGATTATAAGCGTACCCTAAAGTTTGCGTACCTGTATGCTAAAACGGTTACACTACTCCCTACTCACTGGGAAGAAACAAATGCAATTATGCAACGTAACCGTCGCATCGGTGCTTCAATGTCAGGGGTTGCAAACTTTGCCGATAGAGTAGGCGTGCCAGCTTTACGCGATTGGATGGATCAAGGTTATAAGACTATTCAGCGTTACGACAATGTTTATTCTGAGTGGCTTGGAATTCGTGAGTCAATTAAGATGACAACAATTAAGCCATCTGGAACTGTTTCAATCCTTGCTGGAGAATCACCAGGAGTCCACTGGACACCAGGTGGAAAGTTCTTCAATAGAACAATACGTTTCTCAAATGACGACCCAATGTTGCCATTATTTAAAATGGCAAACTATAGAGTTGAGCCAGCTTCTGAATCTCCGGACACTACGTCTGTAGTGTATTTCCCAATTAAGTCAGATGCTGCAAGAGCAGAGCGTGATGTAACAATATTTGAAAAGATGTCTTTAGCTGCAACAGCTCAAAGATACTGGTCGGATAATTCTGTATCTGTTACAATATCCTTTGACAAGGATACTGAAGCCCAGCATGTTGGTACCGTGTTACACATGTATGATGGTCAATTAAAGACTGTATCATTCCTACCTAGCGGAAATGACACGTATCCCCAAATGCCTTATACTCAGATAACAGAAGAAGAGTATGTAGATGCTGGTGTAAAGCTATTCCCAATAGATCTTACTGGTGTATACGCAGGAATGGCATCAGATGCAATTGGCGAAAGATACTGCACAACAGATTCTTGTGAAATTAAGTTCATAAAGGATAACTCAAAAGCCAATTAAATGATATAATATATCCTATGGAAGATACTAATAATATAGGAAAATCCATAGCTGTTTTAAATAATGGCTATGTTAGATTAGTTGATGTTATGGGTTCGGATCTTTCTGTTGCAAATGCGGCTAGAGCTTCGTTTGCAAAAGAAAGTTCCCAAATGTCAACCGACGACGCTAGATTGATAACTTTTCTTGCGAGAGAAAATCATATGTCGCCGTTTAGACACGCCTTTGCCACCTTTGAATTTAAGGCTCCACTCCTCGTTGCCAGACAGCACTGGAAGTATGTCGTAGGCGCTGATCACACTATGGACTCTTGGAATGAATCGTCTCGTAGATACGTTACGATGGATCCGGAATTTTATATTCCAAAATCTAGTGAATGGAGACTTGCTCCAGACAATAAGAAGCAGGGTTCTGGTGGCCCCATAGACCCTTGGACGGGTTCTATTTTGACCGAAGAGCTAAAGAAGTATGTAGAGCAGGGAGAGGCCTTGTACACGATGGCAATGGGCAATGGAGTCGCCCCAGAGCAGGCTCGCTTGTTCCTGGCAGCCTATGGAATGCACGTTGTATATAGGTGGTCTTGCAGTCTGCAGTCGATTGCTCTGTTCCTAAATCAAAGATTAGCAGAAGATGCTCAACATGAGATAACTGACTACGCAAAAGCGGTACAGGAATTAATAAATCCCCACTTCCCGATCTCACTATCATGCTTAGTGAGTAGCTATGTATAAAGATTTATTGCTATCAGTGTTATTGACAATTTGTTTTAACTGGACAATAGCCATGCAGATACTTAACCAGACATCTAAAGATAAAAGAACTAGAATATTTTCTGTGGCACTTGCTTTAGTCACTCCATTTATATTCGGTTTAATTATATTTTCATTGTTATGAAACAATTTTCTAAAAAAGATATTCAATTCATGAGACTATGTTTTGAGGCATCAAAGATTTTTTCCACGTGCGGAAAAAAACAGTACGCTGCCCTGCTAGTAGATGATATGAATCATATTGTTGGCTTTGGCTACAATGGAGGACCAAGAAATACAGTCCACTGCAAAGATGGTGGATGTAAAAGATTCTTAGAAAATTCTCAAAGTGGTTCAGTATACGACAACTGCATAGCAATTCATGCAGAAGCAAATGCACTTCTTCATTCTGATTATAATTCAAAGCCAACAAAGCTTTATGTGAATGGACCACCCTGCTTCAACTGTGCTAAGCTTATATGTAATAGCACATTAAAGACGGTCTATTATTCGGAGGACTCAGATTATAAAAACTGGGAAGAAGTAAAGTCTTTTATTAATAATGCAAATATAGAAACTATAAAGGTAGATACGAGTGCCAGCATCTAAATTAAATTATGTTGTAGTATACAAAAACCATAGTCAAGTATATGGTTGTTCATCTCCAAAGATAGCAATTGAATCTCCGGCTCCAGATGGCTTAACACAAGAGGATAAAAATATATTCTTTGTTACATTTGAACCAGATACTGATAATATATGTCTTCACAAATATGAGCATGACGCTATTGGCGGCTTTGATTTGGATGATAAAAGTAAGTAGGAATTATGGCTAAGAAAATAAATGAAAAGAAAAAAGTAAATATTAAGCTTGAATCAGGTCAAACATATCTAATAACATCAATAGATGAGATGTTGCAAATAGCAAATTCCCTGATACACTTAGCGTCGTCTGCAAAGGATGAAAAAGAAAGATCAAATATTCTTCATCTAAGCGAAGAAGCAATAAAGGCCATAAATGAAAATCAATTCATTAGTAAAGTAACCCACGAGGAAGATGATAGCTGGTAAAAATGATTGACCTATGTGTAGTCAACTATAATACAAAAGATTTACTTAAGCGCTTTTTGGATTCGCTTCATAGTGATGTAAATGAACAAAATAAGATATGGAATCTTTACATATCAGATAATGGATCTTCTGACGGCAGCTGGTCTTGGATAGAACAAAATAGAAGTTCATATCAGATTACTGCAGGGTGGAACAATGACAATATTGGTTACTCCGCAGCATGCAATGGCATGGCTAGTTATTCGTCCGGAGACATACTTTGCTTGTTGAACGCAGATGTTTGGCTAACAACTAATGATCTAGTTAAAGTTCAAAACATATTTGATAGCAACCCTGATATCCACATACTTGGACCAAAGCAGAGAGATGAAAATGGTTTCATCACACATGCTGGAATTGTAGGAACTAATACCGCTCCAGCACATAGGGGTTGGAGACAGCATGATCCTAATGATGTCTTATTTAAGGATAGAATAGAATGTGTGACAGTTTCTGGCTCAGCATATTTTATTAGAAGATCTGTATGGGAAGCTTTAAGATATGATTCTGAGTACGCAAAAATGTATCCAGGAGCGTTAGGTGCTTTCCTACCAACTCCTCACTATTATGAAGAGACTTGGTGCTCATACTTTGCTCGTCACCGCGGATATAAAGTGGTATATGATGGTAGTGTATCAATTGGCCATAGCTGGCATGCCTCTTCCCCAAAACCAGGTAAAGGTTTTAGTTATGCAGATAGTCAATTTAAAATAAGCCAAGAAATATTTCGCAAAGCATGTGATCAATTAGGAATAGAAAGAGATTAATATGTCAGATCAATTTAATGTTTACTTATATAACGCAGAAGTTATTAAGGTTGTAGATGGTGATACCTTTAAGATTAATATAGACTTAGGTTTTGAAGTTAATATAGGACCAAAGAGCGTAAGACTTTATGGAGTAAATACACCAGAAAGTCGCACTACAAATCTTGAAGAAAAAAAGATGGGGCTTGCAGCAAAAGAATTTACTGATCAGTGGATTAAGAAAGCTAATAATAAAGTCAAGATCGAAACTATCTTAGATAAAAACGAGAAGTATGGTAGAATTCTTGCTAGAGTATGGAACGAAGCTGGCGAATGTCTTAATACAGAAATTGTTAAGGCTGGATTAGCTAGAGAATACTTTGGTGTAGGCGACAAAACTTTTAACGAATTCAAGAAGGCATAATGCAAACATTTTTACCATACGCAGATCTACAAGAATCAGTTCGGGTATTAGATTACCGTAGACTCGGAAAGCAAAGAGTAGAAACTTTTCAAGTATTAAATATATTACTTGATCGCACACCCACTAAAGGTTGGCGCAACCATCCAGTTACATTGATGTGGTCTGGATATGAAACAGCTCTGCAGTTATATCAAAACTATACGATTCAAGAATGGGTCAATAGAGGGTACAAGAATACAATGCAGTATGAGGAAGTAGATCTTGATTCACTAATTATGCCATCGTGGTTTGGTTTAGAGGAATTTCATCGTTCACATAGGTCTAATTTACTTCGTAAGGACTATGAATATTATTCTCAATATTTTGATGAAGATCCAACACTAGAATATTATTGGCCAACGGAGAAGTGTAGTGCAGTACTTGGGTGATGGCATTTATTGTCTTGAAGATTTTTTTCCTTTACACAAAAAATTAAAAGAACAAGTAATATCAGAATGCAAAGTAGCCGAATTTACGGATTATGAAAATAATAAAATACCAGTTGATACAGTAAATAAATCTGGTTATTTTTTAATAAAAAAAGAATCTTATTTATATGATTTAATCTTAGAATTAAACTTAAGCATTGAATCAAAAATTGAATCATTTTTTAATAAAAAATTTATAAGTCAATGGAAAAATACAGAAAATATTGGAGTTATATCACGCTATGCAATCGGTGGTTCGCTACCAGATCACGCAGATAGGGTTCATTTAACCGGTGAATATTATTCTTATTCATGTGTTTATTATATAAATGAAAACTATAAAGGTGGTAGACTTTTTTTCCCAGAAAAAAACATAGGAATAAATCCAAAAGAAAATTCTATAGTTTTTCTACCTTCACATCTAATACATAGATCAGAAGAGATAACAGATGGCGAAAAAATAGTTTCCGCAACTTTTTTTAAGGAGACAAACAATGCAGACTAGAGTATTTTTATCCGGTGCCATAGAAGACGTTCAGTCAGATTTTAAATATAGTTGGAGAGATGAAGCTACATCCCTTTTAGACAATAGGGGATTTAAGGCTGTCAACCCACTAGACTATGCTTTGGAAGAAGAAAATTGTGAGCCAAAAGAAATAGTGGATAAAAATCTTTTTCTACAAAAAAGCTGTGATATTATTTTGGTAGAATACAGATTGTTATATAGGGCATATATAGGTACAGATTTTGAAATGACTTGGGCTCATTTAAATAATCAACCAATAATTGTTTGGGCTCATCAAGATCTACAGCATAGAATTTATCTTAAGTTTCTTGCCACAAAACTTGCAGACACACTAGAGGAAGCTGTAGAATATATTTGCAATACATATCCATCAAATAAATAGCCGAAAGGAAAACTAATGGCTGAAAATAAGTTCAAGTACTTCACAATTACTACAACCTCAATTGTCAAGGCACCTACTGTAGCTGAGGCACAGAAGATTGCATCGAGCAATTCGCGCAAGGTATCTGGAACTCGTGGAGAGCTCTTGTTCAAGGATGTTGATGTTCAGCGCATCACAGCTATTGAAGCAAGAGAACAAATCGAAGGTTAATTATTATTGGATCGGGGTGGTGGCGTGATAGCTACCACCCCTTTAATTAAGGACAAAAATGTCTAATCAAAAAATCATTGCCCAAATAGTTGGAAGAAATGAAGAAGATAGGTTTTTAAAAAGCGTTTTAAGTAGACTATCAACTCAGGTTGATGAAATTGTTTTTACTGACGACTGCTCCGAAGACAATACCGCAAAGATAGCTGCAGATTACGCTCATGTATATAAAACATCTGAGCCAACGTTTGCTGTGCATGAGGGAAGACTAAGAACAACTGCTTGGTCTAACTTAGAAAAGCATGCTAATCCAGGAGATTGGATCATTGCTATAGATTGCGATGAAATGTTATATAGTTTGAGCAATATAGATTCTCCAGACGTAAGAACAGTATTAAATTCTTCGGAAAAAGATGTTGTAAATGTGAGATTTTATCACATGTGGAACGAAACCGCATATAGAGTAGATAAGCTTTGGGCACCAAACAACAGCTCAAGAATATTTAGGTTTATATCTGGTGGTCAATTTGCTGACAGAGCTTTGGCGTGTGGATCTGAGCCAACATATGTGTCTGAATGGATCAAGAGAAGAAACTTTTGGGTAAATTCTGGTCTAGTAATGCAACATCTTGGTTACATTTTTGACCAAGATAAGCAAAAGAAATATGAAAGATACTCCCAAATAGATGGTGGAAAGTATCATAATTTATCTCACATTAATTCTATATTAGATGAATCTCCAGTATTAATTAACTGGGGAAACTTTGGACTTTAAGGAATATCTATGAAAAACGTAAACAAATCCCTTATTCAATTAACAAGTTTGATGAACAGCAATCAAAAATTTGCCTTTATTAACATATCAAAATCTTCAATTATAGGATTAAATAAAAAGAGCGAAAAGTCTTTTGCTCCAAATATCTCTAAAGAAATAATTAATTCTATTAATATCTCTGGAAATAGAGTTATGAAAAATGTTTCCTATGATTTAATGAAAGAAATATCTGAAGGAAAGCATTCGGCAATCGGATTAAATAAGGAAACATACTATCATTCTCCAAATGTTTTTGAGTACTACTTCGAAAACAATAAGGATGTATTTGATTCTATTGTTTCTTTCTACATTAGAAATACTCCATCAGTAGTCGTTTCTCTGCATGATCAAAAAAGAGTTTCAAATGTTCTTGGATTAAAAGATAATGTTATTAATATTTCATATGGCAATATGTATAAGAAACATGAAGAAATCTTTAATGATATAGCAAAGTTAAATAACAAAGTTCAATACTGCCTGTTGGACTGCAGCTCATTAGGGCTTGCTCTATCTCATAAGATATGGAACGAATTAAATATGTCTATTATAGACCTAGGCAAAACATTAAACTTTATCAAGGACAACAACCAAAACTCGGCAGCTATAACAGCAGCACATGCCTAACAGTTTCCAGGATAGAGAAGAAGTAGAACACTTAACCGATCTATTATTTGATACATCCATGTCCTTGGCTGAGATAGCCAAGGAACTTGGGTGGACTATAAACAAGTTAAACAAAGAAATAAATAGACTTGGTTTGAGTTGGTTAAAGAACTCTAAGAAAAAAATGTCTAGAGGACAAACCGCTCTAACTGCAATCATGCAGAAGCTTCTTCCTGGAGAAAAAATAGTTAACGAGTTTCACATTGGTGATCGACTTAAGTTAGATGTTTACTGTCCAAAATATCAGATAGCTGCTGAATATCATGGGAGACAACATTTTTTTTATACTCAAAGATTTTTTGATTCAAAGTATGAATTCGAAGAAGCTCTTGAGAGAGACAATAAAAAAATGGAGTTGTGCAAGCAAAATGGTATAGCTCTTATTGTTTTTAGGTATAATGATAAGTTGACAGAAGAGTCAGTCTTTGAAAGAATGATGGAAGCCATTAGGCATAGTCCATATATTCCCAAGGATAAACCCAAAAAAAATGTTGTAGATACAACAGCTTATAAGATGGTTAAGAAGAAAAATTCTGAGTATAGAAAAAAAGCATACAGATTGGCAAAAGAAAAAAGAAATGACAGTGGAAACAACAAACGAAATAAATAAAGATTCTGTACCTTTAGAGTATCAGATATTTGCTCTCTCCATTAGGGAAGAGGGTGCTATTTCGTATTTCTATGACAATCTTCCAGAAGAAATTGTTGGAACTATTCATGGAGAAAAAGGAATCAATGAATTTTATGTTGCCCTTTTATCTTTTTATAAGGCAACTAACTTAAAAGTTGTTGACCCAATAGCCTTTAAGTCTTGGCTGCAAAGTGATTCAGATATTTATGAAGCCTTAGGTGGCAACGCTGGCGTCACAATAATGTTGGACATACTAAATACTTTAGATCTATCTAGTCCAGACGCTATAGCGGAATTGGTTAAGCATAAGGCAAACAAAAGAAAACAGATTAATTATCTGCAGGAACTTCAAAACATTCTCACGCAAAAAGGCCTTAAAACAGAAGAGGATATTGCGCGTGTTCAGACTCTTACTTCTGAGATTAGAGAACTTGAAAATCAAATTAAGTATAATCCCCTAGATAAAGTAACAACTGGACTTCAAATTATAGAAAGAGTTGATTCACTTCTAGACATTCCCAATTTCTTACCAACACAATTCAAAGCGCTGAATAGAGCTATGGGTTACACTAATAGCGGTGGCTTCTTTAGGGGCGCAGTGCATGCTATCATCGCAGCTTCAGGCAAGGGAAAGAGCACCTTCGCTAAATGCCTAGCAAACAATTGGTTAGATAACGGTTATAGAGTTCTCTATGTAAACTTTGAAGAGGCAATTGGTCACTGGGAAAGAATTCTTATGACCCAGATAATTGAAAAGAATGTATACTCAGAGTCCTCAAAGTGGTCTGAAGAAGAAAAGTCTAAATACCTAGAAATATTTAAAGCAAAACTATCTAGCTGGGGAGATAGATTGATGGTTAGACACGACCCAGACACTCCATATTTTGAAGACTTAGAGTTTTGGTTGAGAGACATAATAGGTCAGAATTCTATGATGCCAGATGTTGTGATTATAGATACGATACAATCAATGTTTACCAGAGGCAAGGGTAAGCCAAGATGGGGTGAGTTTGAAGAAATGATGGTTCGCCTAGAGAAGCTTGCTAGAGATATGAACTGTGCTTTAATTATTACAGCACAAGAAAACGCAAACCGAATGAAAGAAAAGCGTGAGGTGGTTCAGCAGTCAGATACTGGTGGATCATTAACCATTCAGCAGAAGTGTGCAGTAACTATATTTTTAACGGAAAAAAGACTAGCAACTGATGATGATACAGAAGATGAAAACATTATGCAATTACAGATACCAAAGAATAGAATTACTGGTTCGTCATTCTTGTATGATCCACCGCTAGTAAAGTATATTGATTATAAAAAAACATATGAAGAATATGAGCCAGTAACTGATGACTCCTATACTTCATCCGACTCACTGCTAGACGAACTATTAAGCGGTAAGGATTTTCACTAATGACAAATATTACAGTAAATGGCCTAAAAGATTTTCAGATATGCGAAAGACTATATGACTATAGGCATGTCGAAAAGATGCCAGAAAAGATATACTCAAGAGATATCTATACAGATAAATTTGAAAACACTATAAAGAATATTATTTATTTCTTTTTTTTTAAAAAACAATCTGGAATTGTACCGTCCTATTCAGCACTGCTGAATAGGTGGGAGAAGATGTGGTTTCCAAAGGACACAACTTCATATGACATCGTTACGGAGCAGCATGAAACTGTATACGGAAATATAGCCAGCCTTACATCAAAAGCAGCAGCGTCTCTGCTGATGTTCTACGAAACTTATAGCGACTCAGCTTATATCCCAATAGCTATTGCTGAAGATTTCTTAGTGCCAGGAAAAAATGGTCAGAATATATCTGATACTTTTGATGTTATCTTGTATAAGGATAAAATTTTTCATGTTATCAAGCTAATGTTTAATTATAAACAAAGCAATAGAGATCAATACAAGATTGATTTTGCCACCCTATATAAGGGGTTTGAAACGAGACACCCAGAAAGAATGTCTGAAGCAAAGTTTGGAATGATAGATATGATGAGTCAGAACTTAAACTTTTCTGAATTTCTTGTATCAGATTCTGATATCAATAACTTAGAATTGTGGTATGACAAGCTACATGGTACTGAAATATTTGCCCCAAAAAGAGGGCTGATACCCTATTGTAAAAAATGTCCTTTTGACGACCCATGCTCAAAATGGACCGGATGGAAAAAGGATAATCAATAATGAGTAAATCAATACTAGATGATATTTTAGTAAATCAAAAAGAAAACAGTCCGTTATCATCTGAAGATGAGATGTTGGCTCCTCTTTTAGATGAAATTAATTTAATCAATGATGAAAGCGTAAAATCTTTTGTTAGATCTATTTTAATAAAAGCTGATTTCTTTTGGAAAATACCATCAAGCTTTAGTGGAAAATATCACCCAGCAGATGAGCATGGTGAAGGTGGTAACGCTTTACACACAAAGAGAGTAGTAAGAATAGCAAATGTGCTTTGTGAATCATATAATCTTTCTCTTGAAGAAAGAGACATAGTTATATCAGCAAGCCTACTGCATGACGTCTGTAAGGGTATAAAAAATAAAGATACAGATACATTTGAATATGATCCTATGCATCCATATACTGTTGGAAAGTTTGTTTCAAACTGCCAGAAAAGCGACAAGCAGTTTGCTTCAGAGCTAGAGTCTTCTACATTGTATTTGTCTGAAGATATTGTTCAATCAATATTAAGATTGGTTAGATGCCACCTGGGTCCGTGGTCGCCAGTTCCTGAGACGTATCCAATAACTTATCTAGATTATATTGTTCATATTGCGGACAACGTTGCCTCTAAGATACATAGTATAATAGAGGATAGCGATTTGATAAATCCAGTATGGAGAAAAGATGGAACCAGAACAAAGAATTAAGAGAAGAAACCATCTTCTAAATCATTTAGAGTATCTTATATCAGAGTCTGTTTACTACAGAACCAACAGCAGCTTGATGAGAAACAAAAATAAGATAGTAATTTGTAATATAAATAATAAAGAAAATAAAAAAAAGATATTATGAAAATCCCAAATGACCCAACAAAGTATTTAAGCTCATGGAATCTAGTTGAAACCGCAAAGCATGTTCCCTCCTTGTCTAGAATTATTAGAGATAAGGATGGGGACAATCCTAGGTTTACTTCTATATATGACATGGAAGAATACTGCAACAAATACGATAACACTGGTATATATACGTCTATTTGGCACTATAACTCTACCGATATTAATGAAGCAATAAGGCTTGGTTCGCTGTATTTCGACCTAGACAATCCCGATCCAGATAAGTCTTGGGAAGAATGTAAAAAATTATATAATTATTTAGAAAAAAATATACCAGAAAAATCTTTATTGGTATATTTCACTGGTAAAAAGGGATTCCATATTGAGTGCGAATCAATAGCACTAGGCATAAATCCGTCTAACGCACTGCCAAACATCTTTAGGTATATTGCAACTAAGATTAAATCAACTTTAAATATAGAATCAATAGACTTTAGCGTGTATGACGCAAGAAGAATGTGGAGATACCCCGGTTCTAAACATCAAGAGACTGGTCTATATAAAAATCTAATACCAAAAGATATATTATTTTCTAATCTAGATGATATTAAATCATACTGTAATACCAAAGCAGATAACACTGTTCAAGATCAGGAATTTAACTTAAAAGCCAATGAATGGTTTAGGCAGTTTACATATGACATGGAAATTGACAAGCAAAGATCAAAAGATTTTTTAGATTACTTTAATAAAAAAGGCTCTTCTGCTTTCAAAACTCTAACAGAAACAGAAAGAGTATTTACAGAAAAAGAATTACTGGAACACTGTCCAGCAATCGGTAGACATATAGAAAATGCAAAAAAGAATCGCAAGCTTGATCATGAATCAAGACTATTCTTATGTTCTATTCTAACTTATAATGAAGAATCAATTAAGTTCCTATATAGCATACTAAGTTTATGTGATGATTTTAATTATGAAAAATCAACAAGTCACATAAATGACTGGATAAGAAGAAGACAATTGGGAATCGGCGGTAGACCATATACATGCGAAAGAGCTAATTCCTCTGGCGTAGGATGCGGAGATTGTCACTTAGAAAAGAAAAAGAAATGGATTACAATAGGAAATAAATTCGTTGAAGGGACAGAGGTCTCTAACCCATCTCCAATAAGATTTGCATATAAAAACAAAAAGGAAAACAAGAAATGAATAACAATATTAGTGATCCAGATGATGTTATTGGAACTTGTTCGGAGTGCAAGTCCGATCAACCAATGCATTACATGTACAATAGTCCATTTGCTCAGGCTGGCAAGACTGTTCCATGTAAATACTGTGGCGGAATTGTCATAATAACCTATAGAGAAACTAGGGATCAGGCTTTAGATAACTCTGATACTGAGAGAGGCCTGTAGTTTGAAAAATTGGACCAACCTACATAACCATACTGTTTTCTCCATGCTAGACGGGCATGGGAGTGTAGAGGAGTACCTGGAGAGAGCTAAGTCATTAGGTATGACAGGGATAGCTACTACAGATCATGGCAATATTCACTCATGGCTAGACTTCTATGATGCAGGGAAAGCCGTAGGGGTTAAGCCAATATTGGGATCTGAGTTTTATCAGGCTAGAAAAACTAGATTTGATAGAGATGAAGAGGAAAGATCTGGCCCATCCAAGAACGAGTGGGAGCAGAGAGGTCCATACCACATTACAATCCTTGCCAAGAATAATATTGGCTATCACAATATAATTAAGATGTCGTCTAAAGCCTTTACTGAAGGCTACTACGTAAAGCCTAGAGTTGATCATGATTTAATATCACAGCATTCAGACGGCATAATAGTACTGTCTGGCTGTCTCAACGGGGAAGTGTCTCAAGCCCTGCTTAGAAACGATTACAACACCGCATTAAAGCATGCTGCTGCGATGCAAGACATAGTCGGAAAAGAAAACTATTTTATAGAAATACAGAATCATGGCATAGAAGAACAGTTGAGCGTGATACCTGGCCTTATAAAGATAGCGAATACTATAGGTGCCAAGGTTGTTCCTTCGGGCGACTGCCACTATGTACATCAACACGACGCTCAGTCACATGACATAATGCTATGTGTTGCTACCAACAGCAATATTCATACTCCAAATAGATTTTCTTTTTCTGGAGACAAGTTTTATTTGCAGTCCTACGATGAAATGTCTTCAATTTTTTCTGAAGAATATCTAAAGAATACAATGCATGTAAATGACATGGTCGATGTTGATCTTAAATTTGGAGACATACACTTCCCTGAATTCCCAATACCAACTAAAGAAAAATCAATAGACTACTTTGAGAGATTAGCATGGGATGGATTAAGAAAAAAGTATGGAGAAGATCTACCTCAAAATATAATTGATAGAGCAAACCATGAGATAAGAGTGGTAAAGGAAATGGGTTTCCCAGAGTACTTCCTGGTTGTATCTGACCTAGTTAGATGGGCAAAAGGAAACAACATAAGAGTAGGCTGGGGAAGAGGGTCTGCAGCTGGTAGCGTATTGTCTTATGCGTTTGATATTACAAATCTAGATCCAATTAGATTTGGTTTAATGTTTGAAAGATTCTTGGTGGAGGGCAGAAAATCAATGCCCGATATTGACTTAGACTTTGATGATCGATATAGAGATCAGGTAATAGAATATGCCAGAAATAAATATGGCGAAGACAGAGTTGCCCATATATGCACGTTCAATAGAACTGGAGCTCGTCAATCTTTGCGCGACGCAGCAAGAGCTCTTGGTTATGACTTCGTAACTGGAGATAAGATTTCCAAGTTAGTTCCTCCACCAATTCTTGGTGTATCAAAAAACTTAGAAGAATGCATGTTGTCGGAAGAGTTTAAAAATGAATACAACTCAAGTCAAGAATCAAAGAAGATTGTAGACACAGCTCTTGGCTTAGAGGGTTTGGTTAGACAGACTGGCATCCACGCTGCTGGCGTTGTAATATCAAAGGGTCCACTCGTTGATTATCTACCAATCATGAGAAAAGGTGTAGACAATCCAATCGTTACACAATGGGACATGGGAAGAGTTGAGCAGTGTGGACTATTAAAGATTGACTTCTTGGGTCTAAGAAACCTAGGGGTGATAGATTCATGTGTTAAGTTGATAGAAAAAACAAAAGGAATTTCATTAGATATAGAAAAAATTCCTTTAGATGATACAAAAACATTTGAAGAACTATGCAAAGGAAACTGTATCGGTGTCTTCCAGTTAGAGTCCGCTGGCATGAGACAGCTGATGATACAACTTCAGCCTCAAAACATAGAAGATATAATGGCTTTAATATCATTGTATAGACCAGGCCCAATGGGATCAGGAATGGATAAGCTCTACATAGATAGAAAGCATGGTAGATCTAAGATTTCATATGATCATCCAAAACTAGAAAACGTTCTTCGACCTTCGCTTGGCATCATGCTGTACCAAGAGGATGTTCTCGGAGTCGCCAGAGAATTAGCTGGCTTTAGTTCCGCTGAAGCCGATGACCTACGCAAGGTTATTGGTAAGAAGTTAATGGATAAAATAGCTTTATTCAGAAAGAAGTTTGTTGACGGATGTGTAGCTACTTCTGGAATAACGGAAGATAAAGCTAATAAGATTTACTCCGACATTGAATACTTCGGTGGTTATGGATTTAACAGAGCACACGCTGCTAGCTATGCAATGATCTCTTACACTACTGCATATCTAAAATCCAATTACATGGTTGAATATATGGCCGCACTAATGAGTTCTGTTGTAGGAAATAAAGATAAACAGGCTCTATATCTTTCCGACTGCAGAAAGCTAGGCATTGACGTTCTTCCTCCTTCAATAAACAAATCTGGAATCGATTTCGAAGTTGCAAATGATTCCTCAATTGTTTTTGGCTTGTCAGCTATAGATGGAATAGGATTAACAATTGCAGAAAGCATAGTCGAAGCAAGAGATCCTAAAGAGCCATATGTAAATATTTATGACTTCTATAGGAGATGTGATCCGGTTACATTGAAGAAGTCAACACTAGAACACCTCGCTGCTGCAGGTGCGTTAGATGAACTGATTGACGATAATGACATAGAAATAAGCAGAAGAATAGAGTTAGAGATTCTTGAAAAAGAAAAAGCTGAACTTGGAATGTATATCACTAATCACCCTGTAATGGGAATCTGGGATGTAATTAGTAATCAAATTACAAGTGAAATAATTGACCTTGGTTTATATGATTCTGGCACTCCAGTTAAGATTGGTGGAATAATTAATTCTGTTAAAAAGATGACCACCAAAAAGGGTGATAAGATGTTCAAGTTAGACCTTGAAGACATCTCGTCGAACGTGGAAGTCATCGTTTTTCCAAGAGCAGCAAAAGAAATATCTAATGAATATTTTAATGTGGGAGATATATTAATTATAAGTGGAAATCTTAATAAAGAAAATGATGAAGAAAATTCTATTACAAAAATATTTTATAATTCTTCAGAAAAAATTGATCAAAAGATTTTTACAGGTGGAAAACCTATAATATTTGTTCCCAAAAACAACATTAGCAAGGTGACACTAGATAGCATATATGATATAATATCTAATAATAAAGGCAACAGACCTGTCTTTCTAGAAATGTCAGACAATAAGCACAAGTTTATTTATAAATTTGATACATTAGCATCAACAAAAATAGTACCGATAGTAGAAAAAATATTAGAATTGGAGATACAACAATGACACTTCCTGGATCGTATCAGAACCCATCGACAAAACCATGCTGGGTATACTGCTCGTCGTGCAGCAGATGTCAAGATAAGGGTAGATACACAAAGTGCAATGGTTGCAGTGGGCGATATGACCCAGCTGGAAAGATCGACGTTCACAATGAAGATTTCTGCGACTGTAGAAATGGCATTCTCAGATGGAGAACCCAAGAAGGTAAGTTGTTGATGACAAGATTTAAAACTAATCCATTTAAGGGCACTGTAAAGTATGAAAAGAAATCCGAAGACGAAAGAGATTGGGATTCTTACGTGGCTGATATGCAAGAAAAAATGGATGACCCTAACTTCAACCCAATAACAATATACGAGGATTAATATGTCTAATAAAAAAGAAGTCGGCAGAATGCTACTAGGAGATATTCAATTAATTGAATACGAATATGAAGATCAAAGCGATGCTTCATTCTTTATTCAATCTGGAGTAGTTGGTTTTCATGCAACAAAACAGGAGTTGAATGAAATATATAGTTTATTGAATTACTATTTCAATATGGATTCAATAAACAATACAGTGATTTCGGTTGAGTAGGAGAGTAGTATGTCTTGGCCATATATAGAGGGTGATTTCATGGAGATAGGAAATTCCGGATGGGTCGCCATTGGAGAGAACCTGTACAAGAATATGGTTAATAACCATACGATAGATAAAGATGGCATAGAGTATGATGCCCAAGGTAATATTGTTTATGATCCACGTGAAGAATTAAATGACAATAGCAATTAAAAAATTAGAAGATTTAGATCCACTACAAAGATTATCCTTAACAGAATTTTCTTATTCAAGGATAGATACCTATAAGCAGTGTGCAGCTAAGTATTTTTATTCTTATATTCTGAAAGAACCAAGACTATTTGGCGAAGCTGCAGTGCTTCGGAAACATAGTCCATACAGTTTTAGAAAATGTTATAAGTAATGATTCTCCTTTAGATTATTCTGAAATAGAAACTGAATATCAAAAGAGCAAAGAATCACACGACCCGGATCAGAAAATTTCTGAACAACTTATTACAGTTGGAAAAGAAATACTTGATGAATTTTATGATCAAAATATAAATACAGAATTTAACGTATACGATAAAGAGTATGGGTTTAAATTTGTATTAGGTAATCATTTAATAATTGGCTTTATAGACAGAATAGATGTCGTTGGCGATGAAGTCAGAATCGTAGATTATAAAACAGGAAAGTGGGAAGTGTCTCAAAAGAGCATCCCGAATAACCTTCAGCTTGGAATATACGCTATAGCAGCATCAGAACTATTCCCGGACAAAACAATTACGGCTGAACTTTATTATTTAAGATCTGGAAAGCATAAGAGCCACACCTATACAAAGGATGATCTCGAAAGACTTAAGCAGGATGTTATAGATGCTATAAACGAGATCATTAATGACAACTCATTTGCTGCCACGGCAAACTCTAGGGCATGTAGCTATTGTGACCACGCAAAAAGTGGGGCATGTGGCACTGGAGTCTTTAGAAATAAGAAGGCAGCTGGGGCATAAAAAAACCCCCGCATTTCTGCGGGGGAATTTTTAATATTATATTAATTAGAAGTTTGAATCTGATTCAAAGACCAGGTCATTAACTTCAAGGCCCTCAAACTGAGTAACCAGCTTGGTTGCTGTTGTGTTGTCGTAACCAGCCTCCTGGAGACTATCGATTACATTGTGGTTGATTGCTTGCTTTATGCTGCTGAACAGCTCTGTTTTTGTTGTCATGGTTTCCATTGTATCTTCCTATACTTTCCGCCGCAACCCTTGCGGCATATTTTTTTGTATTTTTATCTTTTATAAAGTATAATGTTTTTTAAGACTTATATTATGCTATCAACAAGATAGAGGTTACTACATGAAAACTGAGATTGTCAACTCGAAGACATTTTTTTCTAAGAGATCTTCAAAGAAATCTCCAAACTTTTCTCCCGCAAAAGCAGGAAAACTATTAGAGGTAGAGCAGGATCCAAAGAAAGCTGGCAGCAGAGGTAATGCGTACAAGCATACTAAGACGGGATTTAGAACAGATATACAACTTAATGTAAGGTCTAATTGGGAAGCTAATTTTGTAAGAGTACTTAATGGGTATGATATCAAATTTGAATTTGAACCAACAGTATTTTCTTTTCCAATCAAAAGGGGAACAAAGGGTTATACGCCAGATTTTTTTATTAATAAAACTGGAGAATGGGTTGAGATAAAAGGATACCTAGATACAAAAAGTAAAGTTAAACTAAAAAGATTTAAAAGGTATTACCCAAAAGAATTTGAAAAACTAATATGCATCATCAGTAAGTACTCAAAAGATGCTCGTGAATTTATGGAAGAATTAGAGGTTCCAGTAGTGATATATTATGAAGATATAAGAACAGAATATAGTTCCCTGATTTTAAATTGGGAAGGAAAATAATTAATGGCAGCTTATAAGGAACAATATTATAATCTTGCAGAATCAGAGATGCAAGATCTTATAGCAAAAGCCAAGAAGGAAGATCCAAAGGCGCAAGAAGAATTACTAAAAGTATTTAATAACTTTTTAACCAAATATGTTTCACTTCTTTATCATTGCAGGTATAATCTTGATGACTATGACATTCGAAGGTTTATAAGTTTATTTGTTAAAAATTCTTTTGTCAGGTTTGCATTGATGAAGAATAAATTAAATAAACCAAACTATAAACACGTTCAAGAAGTCATGAGCCGGAATACAGTACATGGCCAAAAGATATGGTGACGAAGAAGACATCAGGCAAACTATAAACATGACGTTCTTTCAGTGCATAAAAAGGTATGAGAGAAAAGACTCAGCTAAAGGGCCAATACCTTTTAGCGGATTTCTATACAGCTACTTTTTCTATCTGCTAAAAAAGAACGTAGATACATTTTTAATAGATCAATTAGGAAGAAAAACATTCCCACTGATTACAGATGATTCATACGGAGATGAGGAAGAAGAACAACAACCGGGCTTCAGGCCAGAACCTATTGAATATACGCTAGAACAATTTATAGCCACTGATGAATTAAATGAAATGTGGGTTCTTGGAGAAAAAAATATTCCTCCATTCGATCAACTTACCGTTCAAGAGCGACAGCTGATAAAATGGAGATTCGTAGATGGCAAGAAGTCAAGTGAAATTTCTCAAAAAATAAATGAACACCCAAACACAGTAAGAGAACACTTGTCTAAAATAAAAGAAAAAGTAACACAGCTTATAATAGAACACGACATGCAAGAACTAATAAAAGAATTGAAACTAAAAAAGGAAGATAAATGAACCTTCAGAATATAGAAAAGCTACAACAGCTTCTCTCTGATTTTTTAAACCCTCAAATACAAGAGGTCATAAACTCTTATGTAGAAAAGGGCAAAGACAATTTATACTTTATAGAAATACCCGAGGTAGATGTTGTTGACCTCGGCTTAGATAAGCTTGCATCTTTAGTCGCTAGAACATCAAATGTCTATGGACGAGCAGCAAGATTTGCTGGAATGGCAAGAGCAAACTATAAGTTAATAGAAGGAAAATATAAAAAGGTTTATAAGTCTTCTAGAGTCGGCAAGAACGAAGCTGAAAGAGAAGCAGCTGCCATGGAAGCTGCCGAGGCAGAATACTCAGCCCTAGTAACCTGTGAAGCAATTGTTAACTTAGCAGAGTCGTTGGAAAGTTCAGCAAGAATAGCGTCTGAGTCAGCAAGAAAACTTATGGATAAAGTCCAGTCAATGCAGATAGCTTCAAGCAGAGAATCAAAAGGTTATTATTTAGAAGAAGACTTCAAAACATACTAAAGGACAATCATGTTTATTGGGCATTATAAAAATGTAAATAAGGTAGACGAATTTTATTCTGAAAAGAGAGAAGGATTAAATTTTCCCACTCAAGTTCAGTATAAGGGTAGTAGATATCTACTCGTCAATACCTACATTGCCAACTCTAAAAGCCAAGAAGAAAATATAAAAAAGAGAGCAGCGGAGTTAAATATCTTAGTGGATATTAAAATAGATTAATGAATATAGAAGTTTTTTGCGATGGAGCCTCAAGAGGGCAGGGTCAAAAAAAGAGAGGCGAAGCTGCTTGCGCAACTGTTGTATATAAGAACAGAAAAAAAGTTGCACAGTTTGCTAGAGGTCTTGGATCTAGAACCAATAATGAGGCTGAGTACGAAGCAGTTATAGCAGCTTTATTAATATGTGCTTTATCTGATTTTATTGATCCAATTATTTATACTGATTCTGCGGTTGTTGCTAATCAAGTTAATGGAGTTTGGAAGTGTAAGAGTCCAGCTCTGCTACCCCTGCTTATGACAATTGAGGAAATAAAATCAGAGTATAGATTTAGACTTATACAGGTTCCAAGAAATTTAGTTTGGGAGCCAGACTATTTAGCAAATACTTTTCTAGATCAATTAGAACAAAAACAAAAAGAACTGTGATATAATCTATGACTATGGAAAAATTTAGAGATAATCAACCAATAATAATAGGTTTAGCTGGTAAAGCTGGCAGTGGAAAAACATCTGTTGCTGAATCGATTATTCCAAAGGGTTCTTTGGAGACATCTAAGTTTGGTTACAGATGGGATCATTTATTTTTTGCACTACCATTGTATGAAATGGCTTCCATTAAAAAGAATATAATGGGAGCAAATGAGAAGTCTAGAAAACTATTTGCTTTACACTCAACACTGTATGATCTGTACGGTGGTTCAGCATTGGGAAATATGCCAACCTATGATAAGTTTATTGAAATGGTTAGAGAAATTGAAGCTCTACCAATTGAACCAGAGGGCATAAAGCCACGAACATTCCTGCAAAAAGCTGGAGATATATGCAGACAGGATTATCCAGAGTGTTTTGCGCACTGGGCTATAATTAAAAGCAATAGACTATATAATCAGTTTTGTAATGAGAATGATGATATGGATAATTCAAAGATGGCAATAATTATTTCTGATGTTAGATACCCAAATGAAGCAGCTGCGATACAAAAACAACCTAACGGAATAGTGATTTGTTTTGATGCTTCTGATGAAACATTAAACAATAGATTACTCAAAAGAGATGGGCAACTCCCAACAAAAGTTCAATCAGAACATGCTTCTGAGAACGGAATAGAAGCGGTAAAAGAAATGGCAGATGTCATTATCAATACTGATAATATGTCTCTTCAAGATCAAACATTAAATACATTAATAGCACTAGGAATGGAAGTAAAAATCAATGCCTAAAATAAGTAAAAGCGCTTTTGAACAGTCAACAGATTCACCATTGGATTCAATGATTAATGCTAATCCAGGAATAAGCATTACAACATCTCCAGTCTTGGTCTGTGGTGTAAACAGAAAAATAAACATTGGAAATTTTGAAAACATAGATGTTTATGCTGGAATAAGCCTTCCGTTGGCTGACGTATCACTTGAGGATAAAGAAGCCCTTCAGGCCGCCATAGAAAGTGCGGCAGCTTACGGATTCTCAATAGTCTCAAAAGAGACTGGAGACAGATATATTTTAATTAAAGAGTCCCAACAGGGCAAATAGCTAAAACATATATTTGCAAGTTACTATTATAAATAATATAATATTACTATTAATTATCCAAAATTAAAATACAAACAGAGGTTGAAAATGTTTAAAAGCATAATTGAAAAACTATTCAAAAAAGCAAAAGATGTTAAAGTAGGAAACGTTGCTCTTGATAAAAAAGTGGACGATCACCTAGCTTCCTGGGAAAAAAAGGCTACAGTTGTAGCAACTGAAGTAGATGAAGCGATTAAAGAAATTTCTTCAGAAGTTTCTGAGGCAAAGAGAGAAATCAAAAAGGCTACAAAGAAGCCTTCGGCAAAAGCTCCTAGTCAGTCAGCAGGCGCAAAAAAGGGTCGCCCTAAAAAGGATACTAAATAATCAAATGTCTTTGGCTAAGTTTAGGTTGGTCTCAAAGGGTAATACTGCTCCAGTAAAAACTTTGGGCAAACCGCCACAACCACAGACCACACCTAAACCTAAGCCAGAGGACAAAAAATAATGGCAATGAAACAGAATATATATATTAGTGGACCTAGAATGGGAACTAATAATTGGATGTATGGAATAGAATTAAAGAACGCCCCAAAACCATATAAATCCACAAAGCCAAATGGTAAGGCTAAAAAACCTAAGAAAAAATAATGACACCAGCCTCACCGAATAATATCATTATTCATAAAAGCTTGTATTCTCAAGAAGATCTAAAAAAAATGCTATCTTTTTGTGAGGGTGCAAGCACATGGTCTAGTAGTACTTTTTACAGAAATGGAAAAGTAGAAAATTACCCAGATCTAAAAACAACCTTTAATGATGCTATTCCAGAAATATTCAGTCTATTTACGAATGCTTTATCTTTAATTAAAGATAAAATAGAATGGTCATATGGAGCTAGGGTGATACCAAAAAAATATGAGGCCATAAGAAAATGGTCTCCAAATGAGCATCAAGATGTTCATGCGGATAACGAACTTGCAAGTGGAAGATTTCTAAGCCTGCAGTATATTACCGATGAAGATCAAGAGATTGACGAATCTGAGCACGCCCTACCAAATGATTTCGTTGATTATTCTTCTGTATTTTATATTAACGATAACTATACGGGTGGAGAGTTATTTTTTCCGGAGTATGATATAACAATTAAGCCAAAGGCTGGAGACTTTATTACCTGGCCAAGCAATGCAAAGTATCTACATGGGGTAACCAGTGTTGTAGATGGCTATAGGTACACCATCCCTAGTATGTGGTATGGCGAGAAAGCCGTATTGCTTAATGCTATTAAAAGTTTTAAATATACTAGACGTATTTCCGAGGAAAATTATAGTAATAAATTTGTAAAAACATCGATACTATAATATAATATACGTTATTAAAATTAAAAATAATAAATTGTTTAAGGTGGATGATAATGGCTAAATCACCAGCATGGCAGCGCAAAGAAGGTAAAAACCCCAAGGGAGGTTTGAACGCTAAAGGTCGTGCATCCTACAAGGCACAGACTGGTGGGACTTTAAAGCCTCCAGTTTCAGCTAAGCAAGCAAAGAAATCTCCTAAGTCAGCTGCACGACGTAAATCATTTTGTGCGCGAATGGGCGGTATGCCAGGTCCTATGAAAGACTCTAAAGGACGACCAACACGCAAAGCACTTGCATTACGTAAGTGGGATTGTTAATATCTTTATATTATCAAAAGGGTAATATATTCTATAAAATAGGAGAAAATAATGGCAATGATGAAGAAAGAAAAAAAGATGGCGAAGAAAGCTCCTGCTAAAAAGGCAGCAGCAAAAATGGACGGCATGACAGCTGCTCAGAAGAAGCTTCCACCATTTATTCAAGCAGCAATTGCTAAGAAGAAAAAGAAGAAGTAACTGTGGCGAAGAAGAAGTCTCTTTTCCAAAAGAAAGTTACTAAAGTTATGGACGAATATGGAAAAGGGACTCTTCATTCTGGCAAAAAAGGTCCTGTAGTAAAAGATAGAAAACAAGCTATCGCAATAGCAATCTCTGTTGCGGGCAAAAGAAAAAAATCTAAAAAGAAATAGGAGCACGTATGGCAAAGCTAGCTTGGGATTATATAGTTCCAGTAGTACTTCCAAAAGACCTAAAGGGAATTGAACCAGGAAAGCTTCCTGCCAACCTTTTGAAGGCTGTCCCCGGTGGTGGAAAGATGCATTGGATTGCCGCAGCTGCATGGACCGCAATGGTTGAGAAGGCAAAGGCCGAAGGCGTTGAACTTAAGCCGACTTCAGCAGGTGATACATATCGCGATTACGAAAGCCAGAAAAAAGGATTCCTTACACGCTATCAACTCGAAGAAGTTGCTGGAACCAGCACTAAAACATTTGAGGGAAAAACTTGGTACCTTAAAAAAGGAATGGCGATGTTGGCCACACCTGGTAAGTCACAGCATAACCTCGGCTTGGCTGTTGACGTTCATTCGGCTTCAGAGCCAAAGCGTCTCAATTGGTTGATTGCAAATGTTAAAGAGTTTGGTTTCTCGTGGGAAGTAGTGCCAAGCGAACCATGGCACCTGCGCTATGTAAACGGCGACAACGTCCCTGCATCGGTAAAAGCATGGATGGATGCTAATGGAGTGGCTGCTCCGGCAGCTGGAGCACCAGTTGCAGCACCTGCAGCAGGTGGAAACAACGTAAAAGAAATACAAGAAGCCCTTAAGAAAAAGGGAGTCTACGCTGGACCAATCAATGGCGAAATGGACGCAGCAACAAAAGAAGCTATTAAGAAATTTAAGGTAGCAAATAAGTTACCAGCCGACTCAGTTCCAGGACCTAGGGTTATGGAACTCTTGGGTATTAAAGCATAATGCCATGGAACAGATTACTGTTGCTCTCATTGGTGTTGTCGGTGCTGTTATTGTTACTCTTTTAGAAAAAGCTAGAAGAGAAAACAAAGAAGATCATGGTTATGTTCGAGAACATCTCGACAGAATTGAATACAAAATAGATACTCATGTAAGAGATCATGTTGTTGGTAGACTTACTGAAATTAAGAAAAAGAAAGAAATAAAAAATGGCAGCAAAAAAATCTAATAAAAAATGGATTCAAGGTGCGATTAAAAGACCTGGTGCCTTTACCGCAAAAGCAAAAAAAGCTGGCAAGTCTGTAGCTGGAATGGCAGCAGCCGTTTCTAAGAATCCAGAAAAGTATAGCCCGCTTACCCGTAAGCAAGCTTCGCTTGCTAAAACACTTAGAAAAATTAGTAAGAAGAAATAATATTATGACTACAAAATACTGTTGTGAAGACTGTCACGAAGCTGACGGCGCATGCACCTATTGTTTAGGTGTAGATAAAGTTTCTAATTCTAAAAAAGAATTAGCGACTCATCTTGGTTATCTTGCTCTTCATTTAATTCAAATGATTTTGATTATAGGATTGGTAAAATAATGGCCAAGCAAAACAAACCAACTAAACCAGCTTTGTGGTCTTCTGCAAAGTCTCAGGCCAAGGCAAAGTTTGATGTCTACCCGTCAGCATATGCAAATGCCTGGGCTGCAAAAAAATATAAGTCAATGGGTGGTGGTTGGAAAACTGTTTCTACCAAAAAGGCAAAGAAGAGTAAGTAATGCCAGGCCCTAAGGGAGTTGGATTAACTAAGTGGTTTGATCAAAAATGGGTAAACATTGGCGCTCCCAAAAAAAAGGGTAAATATCAACCGTGCGGTACATCAGGTGCTGGCGGATCTGGTTATGCAAAGTGCGTTCCAGTTGCAAAGGCTAGATCAATGTCCGCGGCTCAAAAGAAAAGTGCTGTTCAAAGAAAAAGAAGATCAGGAACTCCTGAAAAAGGAGTAAAGGGTCAAGCACCTAAGAATGTAAGTACTTTTAAGAAAAAGAAAAAGGTATAAGTAAATGCCATTACAACATCCTGCAATTCTTACTGTATCTCAAGTAGGTTAAGTATCTCTTTGTGATATAATAGAAAAATGGATAACGCAAACCCATTTGACGGCTTCATGCCAACTATAAGTAATATAGTTATATCAAAGCCAACTGCATCGATTACATCAAATGGCGACTTAGTTGATGTTCATTGCGTTACAATTAAAACACTTGAAAAAGAATATATATTTTCTATTTCTCCAAATGATTTAAGTAAATTATATTTTTTAATATTGAAAGTTTTGTCTGATCAGTAATGGGTATAATACTTTTTAAAAATCTTGATATTGGTTTTGTTCCGAAGACGCCGGCAACTCCATTTCCGAATTCAATTAAAGAGGCTTCTTCCGATAAGTCTTCTATAGTATTTTTGGAATACGCTCACAAATTTGGCTACCCTGTTTCCTATATGCAGGAACAAGAAGGTCAACTGGTACAGAATATACTTCCTGTACACAAAACTGAGACTCAACAAATATCTACGTCATCTAAAGTTGAACTAGCTCTACATACAGAGACTGCATTCCACCCATATAAACCAGATTATGTCTTATTGCTATGTTTGAGGGGCGATCCAAATGCAGTGACTACATATGCAAATGTAGATGACATTGTTAAAAAATTAGATCTATGGGTAATAGCAACCCTACAAAAGAAATGGTTCACAACCAATATAGATATATCTTTTAGAACAAAAGGGCAGAAGGATAAAAATATTCCTATTTCAGTTCTAGAAAAAACTGAAGATGGATATAATTTTATTTATGACTACACTTTTGTTAAGGCAAATGATGAACTAGGTAGAGCAGCATTGGATATGCTTCATAAAGCTGTACAAGAATGTATTCAGGAAATAGTTTTAGAAACTGGCGACTTATTAGTTATAGATAACAATAAAACAATTCATGGTCGCAAACCATTTCAAGCTAGATATGATGGCACTGATAGGTGGGTGCAAAGAATCTTAGTAAGAAAAGAACTTCCACCTAGTGACCAAATAAATAATCATATTATAACTACGGAGTTTTAATCTTGTTACAAAGAAACTTATATTCTTTTTGGGTTGGCACTAATAATCTAGTGATGAATGAAAATAGAATTAATGGATTGGAATCAATTAAAAATAATTCTAATGTTAATTATATTTTAGTCACAAATGAAAATTTACAAAAGTTCATACTAAATGAACACCCACTTCATCCCGGATTTAATTACTTGTCCGACGTTCACAAGGCAGACTATCTAAGAACTTACTTCATGCACCACCATGGTGGTGGGTATACTGATATCAAACCATGCTCATGGGATTGGAACCCATACTTTGATCAATTAGAATCTTCTGATGCATTTGGCATTGGTGCTCCAGAAGATGAAGGTGAACTAAGTGTTACTGTAAAACAAAGAGCTTGGCTTGGTCAACATTGGGAAAAATTAATGACTAATGATTTATATATATTCAAACCAAATACAGAGTTCACTACAAAATGGTATAATAAGTTACTTGAAGTAATGGATATAAAATTAAATAATTTACAAAAGTTTCCAGCAAAAAGCAGTAGAGAAGCAGCAGATACTATAGTCACTAGGTACCCGATAGATTGGGGTGAAATACTTCTTGAGATATTTCATCCACTGTGCTATGAGTACACAGATAAATTAATTAAAACAATGCCACTTCCAATAACAAAGGATTATAGATAAGATGGTTACAGATTGGTATGGCAATACAGTTATATGCACTGCAGTTACAGGTGGATATGACTACATGCCAGCTCAGCCTAAAATAGACGGTGTAGACTATGTGTATTTTACTGATGGGAAATCAACAGCACCAATTACTGGACCATGGATTCCAATTCTTCTTGGCGATGAGAATTTAGATAATAGAAGAAGATCTAAGAGACCAAAACTAAACCCACACTCCATACCAATGCTACTGAATTGGAAGTATATGATTTGGATAGATGGTGACATGGGTATTGATAGGCCAGAATTTGTTCCAGAGATTATGTCATATATGGAAAATGGATTTGTTGTCTCGCCTCATTTTGATGGAAGACACTGTGCTTATGGTGAAGCTACAATCCGTCCGCTTAAATATGCAAACGAGCCACTTGATGAGCAATGCGAATTTTATAGGTCAGAAGGTTTTCCAGAGCAGTATGGCCTTTATGAATGTGGAGTCTCTGCTAGAGATTTAAGTAATGAAAAGGTAAAAGAAGTTGGCGAGCTGTGGCACAAGCAGAACCTTGAATGGTCATACCAAGATCAAGTAAGCTTCCCGTATTGTTTATGGAAAACCGGTTACACTCCAGACAGACTCCCGCAAACATTTAGAAATTACAACTGGGTATGGATTAATGCCCACACAAGAGAGGATTAATTATGAGTAGTATAAAATTTAACCTTGGCGGAATTGGCAAGGGATCAGAATACAAGACAGTTAACCTAGCAGAAATTTGCGACATAGAAGCCAACATAATGGATCTCGATTCATTTTGTGACGATGGAACTGTGGATGAATTTTTCTTATCACATACCCTTGAGCACATATCTGTATTGCAGTATAAGTCTTTCTTGTTACACATGCTTAGAAAACTTAAGCTCGGTGGAACAATTAAGGTAATACAAACAGATGTTGGTAGAGTTATAAAATTGTGGGCTGATGGAAAGCTATCATTTAGGGCAATGAGAGCTCCGATATTTACTCCCGCTAGCAGATGCGACTCAAATATCTTACAGCAACATCAAAGCATGTGGTCACAAGAAGAATTGATTAAAGACTTTCAGGCAATCGGCATGCAAGCTACTGGTTTTGATGCTGGTTTTTGGCAATATGATATTGATGATGATATATTACCTGAAGAAACAAAAAAAGATTTTGGAAAAGATATTCCAAATCTAGGTGTGATAGCAACAAAAGTTTGATATAATACTCATACGGAAACCGACGCTCAGCGTATTAAAGATCCCCAACTTTTAATTAGGTTGGGGATTTTTTATTAGCTACACCTATTACTATTAGGTGTGACTAACTGAAGGGGATTTCGGTGAATATTTTTAGTAGGCTTCGCTACGCTTTTACGCGCAAAGGCGCATGGGTTTTTGTTCCTTTATTTATTGTTGCAGGTGTCGTTCCAGCTACGTCTGTTCAAGCAGCTTCTTTCCCTGATGCAGGATTTGAAGATGGAACATTTACGGGCTGGGATAAAGGCGCTCAGACAGGAACTCTGGGTAGTTCAATTACTGGACAAGGAACTGGTGTAACCATCTTTACTGGTTCACGAACGTTCAATCATGGCTCACACGGAGCAATGGGAAGCCCAACCAGCCCGTACTATGCTCCAGCAGTTACGGCTGGAAGCTGGACGTTCTCACCTAAAGATGCGGCCAAGGCGGTTCTCCTACAACCGAAAGGAGAACAGACATTCTCTCAGGCCACTGTAGCACTTGGATTAAGTGCTACAGATGTTGAAGGAATAGAAACTCTCCTCGTCTCACAGGCACAAGCATCTGGTTATGGTTCAGGAACACCGACAGATGCGGCATGGATTACTCGTGAAGTTGAACTAACTGCTGGTGAGACCTACACAATGGCATGGAACTACATAGGCACTGACTATGTTCCTTACAACGACGGTTCTATAACTTCGCTTGTGCCAGTAACTGTTACTGGTACCCCAGTCATAACGGTTAATAACTATGTTCAGCCCTATGCACTTCTTGGATTCACAAACCCAGGAACTGGTGACTATTCAACCAACTCATTTGGTTCAACTGGTTGGCAAACATCAACATATGAAGTTTCAATAACTGGAACATATAAGCTTGGATTTACATCATTTAATTTAGACGATCAAGGTTTGCCTCCAGCATTAATGGTTGACAGCGAGGCTGGTTCAACACAGAAATGCGTGTCAGGAACTTGCACTACATTCGGTGGAGTCGAGCCAAACAATGAAACTGCACCAACCGTTGCCCCTACTACTACAGCAGAGACAACTACCACTTCTACTACCAGTACAACTACTACGACTACTCTACCACCCGCACCTACATCATTAGTGGTTACAAGTCTTGATGATACGACCTCAAGTGGAACTCTGCGTTGGGCTATTACCGAAGCGAACGCAACGCTTGGGGGGATCTATGACTCAATCACCTTTGATGTAAACGGAACGATAACGCTTACAAGCGCTCTCCCTCAAGTCACCCAGAACCTTACTGTTACTGGGAACGGGAGAACACAGACAATCATTGACGGCAATAACTTGTATCGTCCATTCAATGTTGGCTCTGGCAAATCCCTAACTATTTCAGACATGACCCTCAAGCAAGGTCAAGCTACTAATGGTGGTCTGATATTTAATGGTTCAGGAACCGTAGTTGCTACAAACATACGTTTCACGGCGATGGCTGGCGGTTCTGCCGTATTCAATAACAACAATGGTTCAAGAGCAGTCTATACAAACTGCACCTTTGACTATCTGAACAACGGCATTGCTGGAGATTATGGTTCAACCCCACAACTTGCTGCTGGTGTGACAACTTGGGCAAACGAACAAGACTCTGTTTTTACAAATAGAACCTATGTGGATAATTGTATTTTTGATAACAACAATGCAGGTATTTATAACTATCGATTTACTCGAGTAAATAACTCAACATTCACGAACAACGGATATGCAGCAAATATTACTGGTTTGAATCGCTCGCAGGTATTGAACTCAACCTTTAGTGATAACAGTATTGCTATCTACCATAATGCTTGGATTCCTGCATCATTCAATATGGGAACCGATAACCGTTTGATTACTGGTAATACATTTACGAATAACGGCATGGCGATATATCTTGATGATGGCTACAATAACGGACAGAAAACACCTCGCTGGGCAACCGTAACCAATAACTCATTTGATGAAAACGGAGTATGGATTAATTATTATCTTTGGAATGGGACATCAAACGTCAGTGGAACTGTTGGGTTCAATGAGCCAACAGAACTTTTTGTGCATTCTGCAAATGTGAGTGTTGCCACTACTACAACCACGACTACGACGACTAGCACCACTACGACTACTAGTACAACTGTTCCAGAGACTACTTCTACAAATACGACAACAACAGAAGCACCGGCACCAGAGTCAACGACCACAGAGCCAGAGGCAGTAGTCGTCCCTGTAGAGCCTGAGCCAGAGACCACAGTGCCAGAAGACACCACACCAGCCACGGAAGAGACACTGCCTGAAGAAACAGAAACGCCAACGACAGAACCAGAGACAACGACGACAGAACCTGAAACAGAATCAACTGAACCTCCTGTAGATACTTTACCAGATGAAACAACTGATTTCACCGACGAAGAAATAATTAATATTATAGATAGCATAGATACAACTTCATCAGAAGAAGTCGCAGCAGTGTTAGATGATATTTTTGCTTCTGATATATCTGCTGAACAGTTGACTGAAGTTCTCGATGCTGTGTTTACGGCAGACGTAGAAGCAGAAGTCTTGGTGGCTGCACTTGATGCAGTGTTGTCAGCTGATATTTCGACAGAAGAATTTGCTGCGGTTCTCGATGCAGTATTCGATGAGCCATTATCCGATGAACAGTTCACTGCAGTTATAGATTCAGTTATCACAGAAGATATCACCGATGAACAATTCGCTGAAGTTTTAAATGTTCTAGAATCAGATACAGTTTCAGAAGAGCAGGTAGCTGAGGCCGTAGATGCAGTACTTGAAAACGGGGTAACTGAAGACCAGGCAACCGATCTTGCAAGTAGTTCTAAAGTTCTGGAAAGTATCGATACCGCCCAAGCTGAAGCAGTGTTCGAAACTATCCCTGTTGGAGACCTAACCCAGGCC